TCGTAGAATTACCAGCGGTGTAGGTATCGCTGTTGGAGAACACATTGCCACTGGTATTAAGCGTTCCGCTGGTCGTCGCATGACCCACGGTATAGGTATCGCTATGAGAGAATACATTTCCACTGGTCGTAGCATTACCAACGGTATAGGTATCGCTATTGGAGAATACATTTCCACTGGTATTAAGCGTTCCACTGGTCGTAGAATTACCAGCGGTGTAGGTATCGCTGTTGGAGAATACATTTCCACTGGTGTTAAGCGTTCCACTGGTCGTAGAATTACCAGCGGTGTAGGTATCGCTGTTGGAGAACACATTGCCACTGGTATTAAGCGTTCCACTGGTTGTAGCATTACCAACGGTATAGGTATCGTCCTTCACAAATACATTGTTGTCAAAAGTAGAGTTTCCACTAGCATTAAAGAGACCACTAACAGTGGCATCATTAGTTACTAATAAGTCATTACCAAGTGTTGCATGACCACTGACTTCTAAAAGACCGCTTGCCCCAATGCCCTCATCTGTTCTCCAAGAATCATTGGAATCTCTCCAAGTCCATTTTTTATCGTAATTTGTAGACTTGATAGCAATCCCAGCATCATCAAGTTGTGAATCTCCATAAAGAGCTGTTCCGCTCATAGAACCAAGTTCTAATTGCTTGTCCCAAATCGTAACGGTACTGCTATCAATATATGTCACATCACCTTGGATATCAAGATTACCACTAACAATGACATCACCACCCACAGATAAATCACTATGTAGAGCTGTCGTCCCGTCTACATCAAGTATGTTGTTGAGAGTCGTTGCTCCGTCCACATCAAGTGTGCTGTTAAGAGTGCTTACACCATCTACATTTAATGTAGAATCAAAATCAACAGCACCAGAGACCCCTAATGTACCACTCATTACAACTGGAGCGTTACTTGTAAAGTATGAATCTTCATTGAAAATAGATATACCACTTACATTTAATTTGCCACTTGTAGTAATATCATTAACGAAATATGCATCTCCCTTAAAGTTAGATATACCACTTACATTCAAATTTCCACTGACAGTAGTAGTATTAGCTACCAATAAATCATTACCGAATGATACGTGACCACTTACCTCTAAATGACCACTTGCACCCACACCCTCATCTGTTCTCCAAGAATCATTAGAATCATGCCAAGTCCATTTCTTATCGGAATTTGTAGACTTAATGACAATACCAGCGTCATCAAGTGCTGAATCTGCATAAAGGGCCGTTCCACTCATAGAAGCAAGTTCTAATTGCTTATCCCAAATTGTAACAGTACTACTATCAATATATGTTAGATCACCCTGAACATCAAGATTGCCACTGATAACGACATTACCACTAACATGAAGATGACCTTCAATATCAGCATCACTTTGAATATACATATTACCACTAATAGAAGCATCACCATCAACATCCAAAGTAAAACCTGGATCTGTTCTATTAATACCAATACGATTGTTACTTGCATCCCAGGTAAAGAAATGATCATGATCGAGAACACCACTCTCTTTATAGTAAGTGATATCTCCTTGATACGGTACATTCCCAACTGCGTCAACAAACTGTTCAGTATATAAATGCGATAAATCTGGGATATCTTCCGATGCTAAATATCTAAATGTCGGATAATCTGGACTGCAACCAGCACCAATACAGCCACTTGCTGGACCAGCAAAAACAGAACCTTTTACTTGAGTATTCAATAAAATTCTTTGGTCAACTAATCCACTTAAAGAAAATATGGCATTAGATCCAGTTGTAGGATCTAACTCATTCCTCATAAATGGTTCTAACTGAATACCACCTGAATACGCAGAAGTATGAGTTGGACTTACACCAGAGAAAATAATTCCAGACTCTGCAACAATAACCCCAGAAGATCTCATTAAAGATTTTTCAGGAGTACCACCAATATCAATAGAATATAAAGGGGCAGGTTGAACAATACCTATTCTGTTATTATTTTTATCAAATATAACATTAGAAGAATAATCGACTGTCTGCTGACTACCAAAAAATGCCATACCACTGACATCTGGCTGGGTGAACCCATCCATTCCACCAGCAGAGAATAAAGCAAATTCTCCAGGATAGCTTACAAATACTTCTTTGATGCCAGGATTAAAAATAACATTATTATTACTATTAGAACTATTGAAAGCAAATCTTGCGATAGAATCAGTACTACCATCATTTATATAGTAACCAGAACCAACCTCATAGTTTGTACCATCAGTAATCGCATAGAATATAGCATCTCCACTTGAGTAAACACCACTAAAAGAACCAAAGCCTGTAGCAGCACCATCCAACGAGAGATTGCCAGCTCCAGTAGAGTGACTAATTTCTTTTATTCTATCATGTAGAAAAACTGTATCTGGAAAAGCCATTTATCTTACCTTTATTATAATATATGATTAACCACCGTAACCGACTATAGTAGGAACAGCACCGGAAATCGCACTTGGTTCATATCCATAAGCTACAAAATCATTAATCTTACCATCGACATATTCACCAGCATCATTTTGAATTACAAAAGTACAGGTTCTTAATCCATCATTATCATCGTTGCCATGCCTAAGAACACAAGCTACAGTATTAACATCCATGTCTTCTTTAGAGCCTGAAGTGGTTGTTGCATTACTTGTACCAATGGCTACATAATGATTATTAGCGAAAACCCCAGAATTAAATGTAATAGTAAATTTACCAACAGCATTTTTTGCAATACCGCTAACATTATACCAAGAATTAATAACCGGGGAACTTGTACCAACTCCAGAGGCATCAAAATTCAACCATGCTTTAGCAGCAGAAAACCCGGTACTTATCTTAGAATTGTCATCAAAGACAAAATCACCAGACACTAAAATATCTACTTCATTATTTCCATTATCTAACGCTGCAAATTTAATTCCTCTACCATTGTCACCAGAAGCACCAACCCATTGATTGCCAAGAGCAAGATTTCCAGTCATTTGCCGATTAGCAGTAGTCCAACCGCCAATTGGTACATACTGTGTATGTGGATCACCAGTACTTAAACCAGTTAAATCGTTATGATCAATTTGGCCAGCACCAGGATATGCTTCTCGCTGTAATGTTCCTGGTGAATTTGGTGAATTAGGAAACAAAATTCCAGACTCCGCAATAACACGACCACCAACCCCTGGAGTCCCTAAATGTTTAAATCTCACATCATTAAAGAAAGGAAATTGAACATCTGTATCACCACTGGCTACAATACTGTTAATCGAGAATGCTATATCCTCCATATTACCACGAACATCTTCAGCAGATATCAAACCCGCATTATTGTTAGCTAATTGTTCGGCGATATTACCAAGTATAACGCCAGAAGTTCTCATTGTAGGTGCCATTATAACTCTCCCTTAAAAATTTCCACCAGATCTATGACCTAGATTATTATGTCTAACAAAATCAGAACCAGGACTGTAAGGCCCAAGGATTGCATGTCCAGCAACTGCATTACCAGCCCTGTATTCTAGTAAATTATGTTCATATTTTTCACACACATCTTTATATAAAATAATTAAGGTATTTGTAACACCTCTCAAATCAATTGAAGATGGACCATCCTTAATTGAAATAGCATTACCAGATTCACTTCTAATTTCACTTCCAATGATAATACACGCAGACCGCAATGATATCAAAGCAATAAATGCTGTATCTAATGTGTCAGCATCTGTTGGATCTGGTGATAATTTACATTGTTCTACATTTAATGTATAAGTGTTAGGAAAATCCACATTCATAGTTGTAAGCTGTGCAGCCACAAGAATAGTAGTTTCTATTCTTTCTGCTGAAAATTTATAGCTTGTAGCATCCACATCATTGATTAGATGCCTAACAATTGTGGACATTTGACCTTGCCAAGACATATTTTACTCCAAGTTACAGTACACTTTAAAAGTATGAATATCTGTATAATAAGTTCCACTGGGTATTGTAACTTTTCCTTGTAATTTATAACTACCAGCTTGATCTAAATCACCAGCAACTGTATTATAATACATAACACCAGATGCTTGACTACCACCTGAAATAAAAGATGTATCCCGGTATATAACAGAATCATCTGGTTTTCTAAAATTTAACTGCTTTAATGTAGAATCGCTCAGATCTACTGTTGAAGAGTCATCTTTAACAGTGACTAAAAAACGAGTACCAACATCGCCTACATGTATTTGACTAGCCATAATTACCTCAGCAAATCAATTGACTCAGAAGTATTTATTGTTAAAATAAATTCTATAATCATTAATTAAGATCCAAATTGACTTCTTTATGAGTTTGAATAGATAAAACTATTGAAAATACTTCACCATTATGTGTATTAAACATCTCTTTAGTGGATGCTATTGGTAATTCACTAAATGTTGTATCACCAAAATTCATTATATTTCCTATAATTGTGGATCTAAGATTGTAATACTTGTGGGAAGTGCATCTAATGCTGCTTTCTTAGCTACTTTAGCCTCATATGCATCTACATGCTCACTTAAAAAATCCCTAACTTTTCTATTAGCAAATACAGATTTACTTTCTGGATTACTAATAGTTCTTGAGTTCGATTCACTTTCTGGAAGAGATGCATTAAAACCAGGATTTGAAACTGTATCTGGCCTATTATAATTAGCAGATATAGCATCTAGTACTCTAGACACGTCTGCATCATTAATTTCTACGGAAAACTGTGCCATGACTAACCCCCAAAAATAAATCTAACAGATATTTATACACTTAAATTACTACAAATCCACAAATAAAGAAAACAGTTGCGGCTTAGAGGTAGATGCTTCAGATGGCGTATCACCTAGCAATAACCACGAATGAGCATACTGGGTTCCATTTGTAGAACTCCAAGTTTCCCTTATACCATCACCCTCTGCCGCTACGGTAGCTCTGCCCACCACAGTTTGAGCATGATTATAATTCACAATACTGTAAGCATTAGAAATATACCTATCAACATCTGTGGTGCTTTGGCCATTTTCATCCATCCAACCACCAGCATCCATATTGTCTTGTTCATCCCAAGTACCAATTGTGAACCTATTATGATCTGATGGTGTTTGAGAAGCGGTCTTCATCGCCCCCATACAAATTCCAGCTTTTGGAACAAATCCAGCATCTAAATCATTAGTTGTGTTGCTGGCGGGTTGTGTAGTTGTGACAACTTTAGCTGCCGGACCTTTGACCGCAACAATGCTGTAATATAGGGCGGTGGAAATCACAGAACTCCAATTGATAGTATAACCACTGCTATCTAAACTCTTTACTGTCGCCACATTAATATCAGCCCCCGTGCCTGCGGATTGAATTTGAATGAATTTTGCAGAATGTACTGATTTTGTAACGCTGGTAGCCACTCCATCTAAAGACACATTATAATTACATGCATCCGTAGTACCATCGCTAAACCCAAAGTTTTGGACTGAATGAATCGCTTCATTAGGTAGTCCCGTAGTATGTGCCTGCATAGCAAAAACCAATAAAAAGTCAGGCTCAAATCCGGGACCAGTATAACTAACATCTCCAGCACTAGTTGGAGACGAAATTACATCAATCGATACGTTTTCTACATCGTCGCCACCTAAAGCCATAAGCCAATAATTATAAGCATCATTAGCCGAATTACTCCAAGTATGACAAACTCTGGGAGCATTAGAATATGAACTTTGTACAGCCCTTTCGTAAGTCCCTCCATTAAGACCTAAAGGATGGGCAGTATAAGCAGTTTGGTGTGTACGATTGCAGATAGACGTACCTTGCCCATTCGCACTACCGTTACCAATCGCAACATTGTCAGTACCATCAGACCAACCAATACTGTTCTTCATATCGGTGTTTACCGCAGCAGCACTATTACCCATACCAAACAGTAAATGTGTCTTGGGAGCTTCCGAACCCCAAACAGACGAAGTAAGACTTACGCAATCTGTAGTATCTTCATCTGGAACAGTAAAACCTTTACTTTCCGCTATCAGAGCCATTAGGAAATCCCCATATCTGTATTAAATGATACTCTTGTGTCATACCCCAGTTCTGCCTTCATTAATGTTTGGGTAAAACTATTACGGGCCACGGCTTTTGCAATTGTAGTAGCTGTTGGTACATCTAAACCAATAGTAGCTAACGAAGTTGTCATCGCGGTGATATCGTCTACAACTTTGGTTTTAATCTGAGCGAATTCAACTTGATCACCAGCATCAAGATTAAATCTTTCAATAGCTTCAGCGTCTGTTATTTCACCAGACAAAATCTCGGCCACAGTAGTAATTGTGGGCCAAATTGGTAATTTTGGGACATCCGCCCCATCATCATTACGCCCTCTAAATCTATCATAAAGTGCCATCATATCCTCCTATTTTTCTATCTTTTTTAAATTCATGGCTGACAAGTAACTTTCTTCTGATTCTACTTTATCGCAAAAATAGGAGGGACATTTGTCTCTAATACGATACTCATACTCTAATCCTCTCCATTTATTAATATAAAAATCTGTATGACTACTAAAACAAAGACAATGTGTAGGATCACCAGCACCAGTTGAATTACACAGATACTGCAAACTATCTTCTACACCAAATCCTGAAATAATATGTCCTCTCATTGTATGACGACACATGGATTCAATAGTTATGCGGGCTTCTTGTATATCTTGCACCCGCACAGAACATACAACAAGAAATTTTTCCATCATTGGCATTTGTTTTATTCCCTTATATGTTTTGACCAATCACGAACCCATCATAATATCCGCCGCTAGTGCTTAAAAACCCAAGCACATCTGCTTTATTAGCAGTTGTAGTAAGAGTAGGAGCAGAACCGCCTTCTGCCCAATAGATAGTGCTAAACCATGTTACTGTACGACTACCAGAAGAATCTTGCTTAAGCCTCAACATAAACTTTTGACCCGAAGCTGCATTAGAGATAGCAATTATTCTATTGCCACCCAATGTGGCCATATGAGTATTAGCCTCATTCATATCAAATGTAATAGTTGCACCATCTGCTTCAGTGTTGATTATACTTTTAATAGCTTTATCAACGATCAAACCTTCAAGTGATCCACTACCACCTAAAGACGAAACATTAAATTCAGTTCCAATTAATGTTAGTCCACTACCACCAGTATAAGTTGTATTAGTATCTGAGGTAATGAATGTAGAATTAGCCCAGCCACTTACGGCAACTCCGCTGTTTATGATTGTTTCTGATGCCCAACCGCTAATCGCAGTATCAAGCGAAGACATAGTAGAATTAGCCCAGCCACTCACAGCAACACCACTATTAATGATGGTTTCGCTTGCCCAACCACTGATTGCAGTAGTATTAGATGTAGTATCAAATGTTTCGTTTGCCCAACCACTCACAGCAACACCACTATTAATTATTGTCTGTAATGCCCAGCCACTGACATTACTTACATGAGAACTTGTACTAAATGTACCATTAGCCCAACCACTAACTGCTACACCACTATTAATTATAGTTTCACTTGCCCAACCACTCACAGTAGTGTCTAATGCAGACATAGTCGAATTTGCCCAACCACTTACGGCAACTCCGCTATTAATTATAGTTTCTGACGCCCAACCACTAAGACTACCACCCGAAAGTTTTAACAGATTACCTCCAGCAACATACTCTGTATTTATACCACTGATACCACTAATAACTACAGTTTGAGTATTTGATATAATATCTGCGGCAACTGTACCATCACTAATAGACCAACTATAACTAGCACCAGCTCCAGCAATTGCTTCTGCATAACCACTAATCGAGGCAGTGTTTGCTTTAGTATCAAATGTGCTATTTGCCCAACCACTAACAGAATCAACATTAGTATTGGTACTAAATGTTGCGTTTGCCCAGCCACTTACGGCAACTCCGCTGTTTATGATTGTTTGTGTAGCCCAACCAGAAATGGCAACACCTGAAGCGGTATTGGCAGAAATATCTACATTATTAGAAGAAATATTCGCCGTATTGGTAGATATGTTTGTTGTGTTATTGGAAAGCCCATAAGCTGCCCATCCACTCACAGCGACACCGCTATTTGTAATTGTTTGTGCAGCCCAACCAGATATAGCAACACCTGAAGCACTATTTGTAGCAATATCGGTATCATTAAGAGTGATATTTGCTGTGTTTGCAGATATATTTGTTGTATTAGCAGAAATTCCATAAGCAGCCCAACCGCTTACAGCCACACCACTATTTGTAATCGTTTCAGATGCCCAGCCAGATATAGCAACACCACTAGCACTATTAGATAATATTTTATTGGAATCTGTAGAATGAAAAACAGTACCTACTAATTCTAAACCAGAACCGGCTGTATATGTAGTATTGGTATCACTAGTAATGAATGTCTCAGTAACCCAACCGCTTATAGCGGTATCTAATATAGACATTGTAGAGCCAGCCCAACCACTAACTGCTACACCACTATTAATTATTGTTTGAAAAGCCCATCCAGAAATAGCAACTCCAGACTGGCTATTAGCAAGAATCTGAGACGAGTAATCAATGGAACCTGGAAGAGTATTAATTCTATGCTCAAAATATCCAGAATCCGAAACTCCAGAAGCAGTATTATTTGCAATATCAGCACTGTAGTTAAATACTCCAGAAAACCCAGTAGTTTGAGCCGTACCGTCAGGAAAAATGATACCAGTAGTTAAACATATTTGACCAAATTTGCCACTACCATCAACATCAAGCTCATAAGCAGCATTATCTTTTCCAATGCCAAAATTTCCATCTTTATCGACAACAGATAATACACTACCAGCAGATGTTGTCCACTCTTGGATATTAGTAGCGAGAGCTGCCCCTCCATTAATCGTCAGAGCGGGGTAAGCCGTCGCAACAGAATCTATGTGTACGCCAGTAACAGTGCTTGATTTTAGAATAGTAGAATTTTTATGTTTTACGTTAAATCCAGTCGTATTTGAAATTGTCACATCATTATGTGAATTGGCAACAATGCCCATATCACCATCTACACCATAAATATAAGCATGGTTTGGAGCTTCAACCACAGAGTTTGGATTTGATTTTAAACCTAATGTCCAAGTAGGAGATGTGCCTCCATCTGTATGTAAAGCAAGAGTTCTATCATAAGTATCGTCAACATAGGCATGGAAAAAATTACCAGAAGAACTTCTCTGCATAGTAAATATATTATTGTTTTGATCATTAGGCTTGAATAGTAAATCACCACTGACTGTAAGCAAGCCACTCGTGTTTACATTACTAAGTTGTGCAAGACTAGTAACAGAAATATGCTCAAAAACTCCAGATGAAGTAAATTCAATGTTTCCATCAGCATCTAAATAAACTGCTCTATCTGCGGGATAAGTGCAAAAAACTCGTGACACACCATTAAGAGAAATAGCACTGTTGCTATCAGAACTTTTTAAAATAGTATCTCGTGATAATGTATTAGAAGATTGAGTATATGTTCCAATACCAACCTCCCAAGATGTATCATTTTCAATAGCATAATAAGTGGTGTTACCATCACCAATGCCACTTAAGAATGATTGAAAACCACCATACGTACCATTGAAAGTAATAGTACCAGTACCAGTAGTAACCGATGTTTCTTTTACTCTATCTGATATTACAAGAGCCATAATATTTTCCTATTATGAATGATATATGTTTTTTGCTTCATAAACAAAAGAATCTATAACTTCTTTTGGTAGCCTATGGAAATTATCATAAATTGGCTGTAAATCTAAACCAAGCTCGACAAATTCTAAGACATAATTTCTTGCTTTGTTTTCTAAAGTAAGGGGATAACTAACACCATCTGGACGAGTAAATCTATGAAGCCATCTTAAGAAAGGCAGACAGATTGCTTTGCGACCATAATTTCTGTATTTGGTATGAATATAAATTTCTTCTCCACCAAAACCTCTACAGTGCGGGTTAAACCCTAACCAAGTATCTTTTTTTGTTAAAAATAAACCTAAACCTTGACCAAAAATCTCAAATGGTGGATCATCTTTAAATCCAAGTTGATAATAGCCAAGATCTTTAAGTGTTTTTTCATTGCTAAAATAAGATATTTTGGGATATTCTTTATTACATTTTATACACTTTTCTAACGGAACTTGCGAGAGAAGATGAACATAGTCACAATTTCCAGAATCCCCCCTTTGTCTCAAAGAAAAGTTTTCACCGCATTGACAGGAAAATGTAGAACCCCATTTACCCCACATCTCTGCTCCCCAACCGTCATTATAATGTGTTGAATTGTTCTTGAGGTTATCATAAACAAGCGGCCCTGAATATAAATCTTTAGTATTTGGATTCTTATCTAAAAATCTAAATAACTTAGTTATTACATAAGTTGATGGACATAGTAAAACATGGCAATCCATAATTAATACAAAATCGCCACTTGCTTCTTCGACTATCTTATTTCTTGATACGGAAGTACCAACAGTAGAACTATGTCTAATATACTTACTATTAGGCACCTGGTTTCGTAAAAAACTACTTAATGCTTGACCATGCTTACTATGAGGATTATTGTCCACAACAAGAAATTCAATATTATTTAATATATCGTCTCTACCATTGAAAGATAACTCTTTCCTTATATCTTGGATTGTAAAATAAGCACCATGAAAATCATCGTGGTGTGCCATTCCTATTGTTAGTTTCATAAGTTTTGCCTACTTACTATCACAACAATTACAATAATCATATCCATCTGAAGTGTGCGTAACAGTAAAAGTTGGAGGATCTGTACATGTTCCATGATGATTGAATGTACTAAAAAGTTCTTTATCAGCTTGTGTACTACGTCTCCATTTAAAATTATTAAAACAGTCCATATGTACCTGTAAAATTTCCCACTTATGAGCATCTCCGTCTTCGGCAGGAGCTGGAACACCCCTTAAACATCTTGCTTTATAATAAAAATGATCTCCACACTCTAAAACTCCATCAAATTCATATATTTTATAAGCAGTAGTTTCTGTAACCGCTAAGGCAGTAATAGTAGTATTAAAATTGCACTTATTCGATTCAATGGTATTTAAATTCTGATAAAATACTGGACCACTAAAACTATCAGGACAGTCACAATTATTACAAGGATCGGGATAACATGCTACACCTTTCTGCCAAGTAAAACTCCCAAGTGCATCTGGAGCGTTACCTATTTCAGCACATTTAGCCTCCGTGACATATTGACATAGATTTGTCTGAGTATCGTTTGTATAACAACACGCTCCTTTAGGATCACTTGGATTTTCAGTCGTAGGATCAATAGTAGTCGAAGTAGTTGTTGTGGGAGGATTCGTAGTTGATGTAGGATTAGGATCAACACCCGGAGGTAATGATGTGGAAGTACTTGTAGTAGTAGGAAGAGCAGACAGACATGTAACATTAGTGCATAATTGACCAGAAGTGTAAACGGAATATGGTCTCGTTAAACAATCACCCTCATAAACCCAGTCTTCACAACCAAATGTAGGTTTACCCTCAAAACCAGTAAAAGACGTTCCAGTATCAGTTTCATTATAAACAAGAAATACATCTCCGTATTGATGAAAAGTACCAATACCATTTTCAAGTGTCGAAACATTATATGTAGCGGCAACTCTATAACCATTATCAGAAAATGCTGCTTGTGAACCTAAGCCAATACGATCATATGTGTCATTTTCGTGTTTAGCTATTATAGAAGTTCTATACCAAGTATAATCACTTGAGCAAGTATCATACTTGTATTCATATCTATATATCTTATCAATTGATACATAAGAATCAAAATTTTGAAACTTACTTCTGTGTGTAATTAATGAATTGCCAGATGAATCAAGTTGTATTGCAGAGTGAGAACTTGGAATACGAACACCTGAAACGCCTGAGACACTAATATCAACCCACGAATTAGGATATAAACAACTTCCCAGATTATTAGATCCAGACTCAAACACATGAAATAATCCAGAACCAAATATGTTTGGATCTGCAATGACAGCTAATCTATCACCTTTACCATTTAAAGAAACAGAATGACCAAATGAACTACCAGAAATACCAGAAACATCCGTATCTAAATTATTTCTAAAATATGACGAAGAAATAAACCCTGAGCCAGTTACTGAATCACCAGATGGTCTATCAGTGAATGTTATAAAAGCACCATTCTCTTGTCTTTGTGCTTGTCTATTAGGTGCTGTTCCAGATGCAATATCGGCATATGGCAATCCCACAACGAGTAAATCGCCACTATCATTTATATCAAAATTGAATGTTTGCCTAGTAAATAGGGGTGTAACCATTTTATTCCCTTACTTATTTGCTGCAGGATAGTCATAACTCATAAGTGTGCCACCCTTTATGACTTCGCCATTAGAAATTTCAGCCCAACCCTCTTCAAATTCAGAAGTACCGACAGAAGGTCCAATTGATTTGTATATACCGTCTGGATATTGAATTAATAAATCTGGATCTAAAAACCATTTCTGACCTGGAACAAAAAATGAATATTTTGTGCCCGCAGAATCAAAACCCTGCTTACGCAATGCTAAACAATATGCGGTTTTACTTTTCTTCTTGAGAGAAGTAGATAACTTAGTGTCAGATGAACTATTAAATACATCCGCATAAGGACCGTGCAAATGAGGATTGGCTAAAATGGTAACACTAGAATCAGTTCTTACTAAATCTAAAATATCAATTCCTAACTCATCTGAGGAGATAACTATTTTATCGCCACCTAAAGATATATTAGTTCCGTAATCACTAGTTCCATCCGTAATATATCCAGAATTTGTACCAGTCCTATTAACTGGATAATACCACTTGGGTAAAGAAACATCGGGTTGTATTAAATCAAAAACTTGAACAAAACTTTTACCAGTACTAGCATTTAAAGCACTAAACGCAATTCTAGTACCATCATTTGATATGGATACCGCATATCCTAATCGTCTGCCTGTATGACCCCCAATAAATACATCGCTTTTACTTGAATCAATATCAGATTGTACGGTAACCCATTTATTATTTTTATATATGAATGATTTAACATACCCACGATTGGCTTGAGGGACAATACCAGTACTAAAATTGGGTGCCCCAGCTATAAGATAGTTTCCATCATTGCCATTAATATCTACAGAAAATCCAAACAGATCTCCATCGCAGTCACCCTCAATAAAACTAGACTCATAAGGATAGTCTTCTAAAATTGATTTTTTAATTTCATACTGATCTGTAGTAGAATTGTATTTATAAATATAAACACGACCTTTTTCTGTCGTATGTGGCATACCAACTGCTATAGTTTCACCAAGATCATCTATTGCGACTGAATACCCAAATTTACCATTAGCTATTGGACCTTGAATTTCCTGAACAAGCTCCCAAGGGTCTGTAGCTGCTGTTTTATCTTTGTATCTATAGATTGCTATCATTCCAGCATCTGTGCCAGATTGGTCTACATATGGAGCACCAATAACTACAACTGGGCTATAAGATACAAGCGATGTTTCACTAGATTTACCAGTGGCTATAGCAACATCAAAACCAAACCGCCCAGCAGAATAAGAATAGTTTCCAATAATTTCTTGACCAAGGTGTGGCCAACTTTCATCTAAACCTTGTACAGATTTTTGGTAATGTATTTTTACATATCCTCTGTTGCTATTATACGCAGGAGCACCACCTATAATAAATTTGCCATCAGAAGATATGTCAGCAGAAAATCCAAACTTAGCAGATTCTGTTGGACCGTGAAAATCACTATTATTGGAATCTTGGTAAATTAATTCACCAAAAAAAGAATTAAGTATAGAATAAGAAGATCCAATTTTTTTTAATAGTTTGATTACACCGTCATTTGATCTGTGTATATAGGCATTTGCATGGGCTATAATAATATATTGATCATTAGAATCAATGGAGACATCGCTTGCAAAATTAGATCGTATAAGTTTGTACTCATTAGCTGGATCTGGATTGCCATCAATGATACTTTCAAAAGCTAAAGTATAATTATAGATACCCGAAGTAATTGGAGCAGGACAATAATCACCAGATGGGGCAACAGGATATTCAGATAAAGGCACGTCAAAAATACCATCAGTATATCTATCGCTATAATCTAATCTACCAACTTCTATTGTACTATAATAATTCCATTGAGTACCATCCCAATTATAAGCTTCTACACTTTGCTGACTATTAGGATCTGCTGGATTATTTTTTATAAATATGCGATCAGCCGATGAAGTCATCTTGATTTGATCACCAAAAGAACCTGGATTTCTAACTAATTCTCCATTGCCATTCGCATAAACATAAGAACTCATGGGTGAACTTATATAATTACCACGTCTTTTCCAGTTGGAATCTGAATCAGACCAATAATAAACACCAACATGATAATCATCATTTAAAGGTATGGGTGTCTCATCACAACTATTATAGTCTATATATTGGTTCTCTTTCCAGCAAACCGCAAACATATTACCACTTGTATTCATATCAACAGATACAATTTCTAAGTGATCAGTTAATGTCTCTGTCAAATAAGAACCACTGTTTATAGGTGTTCCAAGTATATCCCAAGAAGAAGCATTTTCTTGAAATACTTGTGCGTAAGTGCCACTCGGCCAATCAGAAGTAGAATTGGTTAAATGCCGAGAGAATACAACTCTGTTACCAGAACCATTAGTAGCAATATGATTATTAATGCTGGCAACAGGTAAACTATTTGCAATTTTTAAACCACTTGCCGTATTCGTCTCTGTAAGAATTGGGTAAACTGGTAATGAATTTGCACAAGGAGTAAGTAAATTATCATCAAATTTAGCAGCATAAGAACAACAAGCACCAGATGATAAAGGAAATGGAATAGGTATTGGCTGACGGATATAACCTACTAATAGTTCCATTTCAGAGATTCTGTAATCTTTATCTTCACCTGGTGTTCCGGGAGGATCAAAGTGGGTGACTTTAAGTAATGCATTATCCCAAGAAGTTTTATCAATATCTCCAGTTAAATTGAAATTAATTAATCTATTAGTAAAACTACCAAAAATATCTGTATCACCAGGAGGCTTTTGGCCTGAGTGTATAATCTCATTTGTTAAAGGAGTTGTTTCATCAATCTTAAAAAATTGATATTTTAAACCTTCATTCGGAACATCCAAGTCCGACTTCCCTTTATCTCTAATTCTTAAAGATCCAGAACTCAATATATCAAAATCAAATGGCATATCTTCAAAACCAAAAAATGCCGTTACAGTGCTTGGACCATCACCTTGCTGTGCCGCCCGCCGAATATAATCACTATCATCGGGAGTTAATACACCATTATTCATCGCAGCATATCGATGAGATGGTCCACCAACTATGACGAAATTAGTATCACCATCAGTATTGGGAGAAGTATTATGAGCAGTAGTACCATCAAAGTTTGGCACTAAAATACCAGTCTTCTCGGGACAATTACATAAGAAATGATCGAACTCAACTTCTTGAGTCCAAGTAACTTCTAAATATGCAGCATATATTCGAAACTCATCATCTTCAAGTTGGGGTGGAGAAACTAAGTTTATTGCCATATTAGAAACGGCAGAATCTCTTAATCCAGAACCTTCATATTCAGGGAATTTATATGCAGCCCAAGCACCATCATGAGCACCAGATGTAGCCATAGCGGGACCATATGCATCATGATACCACTGATTATCTAACTTTACACTTCCTGAAACCAGATGGTCTACCCCACTGCCACCACCTTTAAAAATACTAGTACTACCAGTACTACCAGTACTAATACCTGAAGAATAAGACCAAAGTGTGACACCACTAACAACCGCCCCTGGATTAGCTGGAATATCACTAACCCTATGAACTCCACTGGTGAATGCAGATTTTGCACCATCATTCAAACAATATTCAGTAGCAAAAGCCGATTCACTATCAGCATTAAATCCCTTAAACATGTTATCATCAATAGCACCAAATGGACAATCATCCATATTAGAGGTGATATTAGAGATGGGCCTGAGATGATACACCCCGGTAACAGTTGGCATAATTCGTCCTTATTATATTGAACCAGAACAAGCAACGTGTATCGGTCGATATTCACCATTAACCAGATAAGCTACAACAAATGAATCTTGATCTATAGCTAAAGTGGAATCTCTATTTACAACCCAAGTTTCTGAGCCAGTTGAGAAATCAGAATTTCTTTTTACAATTTTACCACTAACTGGTGCGGTATATTGAGTTGGTCCCAGGATTTGAGTGGTGGTGAATCCCTCTATCACTTGTGGATAATCAAGACTTTCAAAATTACCACTACAATCGATATGAGCAACTTTTGTGTCATTATGCCACCAAGTTTGAATATAATCTGTAGTGGAGTGTCCTGTGATTGTGTTGTCTTTTCTTACAGAGAGGACAGCATCAGGACCAATGACAGTATCTCCAATAGAAATTCTTCTTAGAGATGTATCTCCAGCGATTGTATTTTGAATATTCAGAAGATTAGAATAAGAACCTTTATTGTATAACAACCTTTGGTTATCTTGTAGATTTGCTACAATTTCAATATTACCAGCACTAGCATCGTTACTATCAACAGAACCTCTTAAAGCATTTTTACCAATACCAATAGATTCAGTATTTTCCGAATACGAACCAGCATTTTGCCCTATAAATATTGATCCATTAGCTCCTCTAGCATAATCACCAGCATTTGTGCCAATAAATAAACCATTGGAAATGTTATCCGCTTCTCGTCCAGCATTATATCCAATAAATGTAGATGCTGTATCTATAGATAAATTACTATTATTTGCTGAGGCACCATAACCAGCATTCGTACCAATCATAACAGAGTGCTTCCAGCCACTGGATAAATGGCCAACTCCAGGTCCAATGAACACACTACCGCTATTTTGAACTTGACTAATATTTTTCTCATCTTGAGGAGGAGCAAAGAAATGATTCTCATTGCCCACAACAGATGCGTAACCACTGCCAACAAAATCTGTAAGCTCAGTAAATGACATCCTTCCTAAAACATTGCCACCAAGTGCTGTACCACCATCAACATGCACAGGAACATAACTTTTTGTGCTTAATGTATTTACAGAAACATCAGATACATTTTGTAATTCTAAAATATCTAAATCAAATTTAACAGTATTAGCATTAGGATATGATGCAGATATACCAGAACCAGCACTAACATTTTGACCGATAAAGCTAGAAGCAGAAGTGCCATCAGAATAATTAATTTTACCTCTAAGATTTATATCTCCATTAATAGTAACCGTGGGATTTGCAGTAGAAGCATATGAAGCACTATTAGACATAGTACCATTTCTAAAGTCATTTTCTACTAAAACACCAGTTGTGTTATTAGAAGTGGTAAATACTAATCTATGAACAACACTAGCCACACTACTATTAAAGGTATCTTTTATTTCAGTATTAAGATAATCAACGGTACTTAATGTTTGTGGTTTGATATTATATTCAATAGATTTATCATTATCTTGTATAATAAAATCACCATTTGTTGTAATATTACCACTTGATGCAATATTACCACCCGCTACAATATTACCACCCGCTACAATATTACCATTTGTCACATAAAAATCTGCTTCATTAATAGTTAGACTCTTAGAACCTGTCAATTGACCTGAAATTAATGGGTCAGCACCATAGCCAATCAATAATTTATCAGACCAATCGGCTCCATTTGTCGCTACACTATTACCAATAATAATTGAATTATCTGCTGCAGTATCAATACTATTGAAATTATTATTACCAATAATGACATTGTTATAAGAAGAGCTGTTACCGCTATCGAGGTTGTGCTGACCAACTATGACATTGTTGTTCATACCTCCACTTTGATATCGCAGATTATCGTTACCAACAATAGTATTGAGATCACCAGTAGTCATTTTATTTAATGATCTATTACCAACAACAGTATTGCCAGAAGAAGAACTGATACTATTTAATGACTCGGAACCATAACCAGCATTATCTGGGTTATTTGAACTGACTGGAAGGCTATTAGGTGTACCAGAACCCGCAAAAGTATTTCTATATTCATCTGTAAATACAGTACTGGTGTTATCAATAATATTAGATACTAAGTCAAATTCATTTCCAGCATCATCCAAGAAAAACAATGCCTGAGTTTGACCTGTTCCAGATTTAGGTTTAACGTAAATTTTTCCATAATCAGCAGTATTTCCCGGATTTTTCTCTTGCTCTTTCATAGCAATTGTGCCGCTGGCACCAGAATCAAAATGATTGATTGTTAAAGGCTCAATTGGTGTGAATTTTCTAGTAGTTCCAACTATAGTGGAACCAATACCAACATAATTATTATTTGTGACAGACATAAAACCACTTGTAGTAGCAAAGTGATTAGAATCTGTAGCAATTGTTGAAAAATCAATATAATCTGTAGAAGTATCATAAGAGACACGTAAACCAGAAGCACCTTCGGGACCATTCCCAGTTAATTCAAAAATACTATCCTTACTTGTGTCGCCAGTACGAGTACCAATTCTAACAACAGTATTAGCTGCAAACGGACCATTATTGGCACCTTGAACATGCAGATGAGCTTGAGGCATTTCTGGGGCAGAACCTTCTGTTCTTTCATAATTAGAAATACCAACATACATACCAGACTTAGCAATAGTAATTGGTTCAAACACTCTGGTATGGTCATGCTCTCTATATTTGCCCCCTTCAGAACCAATTACAAATCTATCATAATCAGGATGACCAAAATTATATTGCCTTAAACTAAATCTGGATCTGTTAGTATCTGCAACAGCAGTAGTGAAATCTAAACCAACACGCACAGCATTAGATAAAGAGGTATTATCTAAAGAACCAGAATTAACACTGGCAATTGCTAAATCATATGTATTATCACCAGAAGCAGCAAAGAATGAAACATTTCCTCTACCAGGATAATTTCCAGAGGCATTGTTGACTTGACCAAAAGTCATATATGAACCAGACGCAATTGATAAACTTTTATCAGTTGCAATAATCAATCCATTGTATCCACTTTCATTAATAATACTTGTCTGATCTCTACCAAGCACTCTCTGTGTTCTTATGTGCATACCTTCCGCAACACTTAAACTAATGTTAGATTCAAAATGAGATCTAGAGAAAGAATTATCAGCTAACAATGCATCTGATTGTATTGAAACATCTGGCTGTTTATAAATAAGCCTATAATCACGAACATAATCAGAACCACTAGCATGTATTTCAAACCCAGCACCCTCAAGAGCGGCATCAGCTAAATAACCACACACAGCACTATTATGAAATCCATCTCCCTCATCGCATAACCCACTTGAGCCTAAGTGTAATGTTTTACATTCATATAAGCATTCACCTATCGTGTTATATGTAACATCGTTAGCGTAAAATTGCCCACTAATCGTAACATCATTAAAGTGTCCATCCCAAGGTAAAGAAGGATGACCTAAAGAATAAACGCCACTCTTAGACGGTACTATGTTTCCAGCTACAGTAATTAAACCGTGATCACCAGATGGGGCATTAGTGCCAAATCCAATATTTCCATTGCCGTCGAAATGCTGTCTAACAGTAAGATTGTATTGATCTGGAAAACCTGCTCCTTTAGGTGCATCACTAAAAATAGTAAGTGTTCCAGAATTAGGATAAGAAATACCACTAGAAATATAAGCCATTTTCCAATGTTTAGAGCCATGACCTAAGTTTGTAGAGGCATTTACAGATGGAGAGGCATCTCCAGCAACTTGAAAATTTCCAAAATCATGTAAACCATTTGTATTTACAGCTAAACGATTATTCTCTAAATTACCATACATTAAAGGAAGACGAGATGTTGTGTCAACTACACAATCTTCATCTTGCTCAATAGGAATGGCACCAACATAAAATTTATAACTGTCAGCTTCACCAATGTAATTACCAGCAGCATGACCTATTGCAATATTAAAACTTCCAGTTCTGCCTCTATGTAAAGTATAGTTACCAATACCTATATTGCCAGAACCTGTAGTATTACCACCAAGAGCACTGACTCCTACTCCAACATTATGATCTCCGTAAACATTACAACTAATTGATTGGGAACCAATAGCCGTATTATGAGTTCCGTCATAATTTCCATATAAGGCATTGTAACCAAAAACGGAATTATCTGAAGTTGACCTGCCAGCTAAATCTAACTTACCAAGAGCTTGTTCTCCGAGAATAGAAGTTCTGGTAGATTTTGTCCCCACGTTATCTGCATCAATACTATTTGATACGGTCATTAGATGAATAGAATCAGCTAAATTTGTTATAACTGTTCTAAGATCTAACGGAGAAATCTCTTGATTGGCATTATCTGGAAGATAATTAGTAAGGGAGTTAATGAACTCCTGTTTACTCAAAATCATTTATCTAGTCCTTACTTGAAGGAAACTTGTAAAGTACTTGTGCTAAATTTGACACTATCACCTGTATAAATAATTCTTGGATTATCAAGCTGTGCGTGCATTAACAAATTACCTTCTTGGTGGACTTGAGTATCAACTAAGGCTATGCCAGATACCCATCCCCAATCTTGTAAAGCTTGTTCAAACACAAAATCAACTCCATTTTTTATAACACCACTACCAGCGGAATGGTCAGCAGTATTATAACTCCACTTATCATTGCCACTAGTAGCTGGAGCATGTAAGCTAATACGAGCATATCCCGTTGAATTAACGCCGTCACCTGAAGATAATTCTTGAATTGTTACACCAGTATCTGAATCAACAATAACACCACTCGTCAACGCAACTGCAACATGTACTGGTTTAGCAAAAGTTTCACCCCTAAAAATATGGTGAAGCAAACCAGATTCTAAATAATCTGAAAGAGCAGCCATTATATTCTCCTTGTAGGAATTTCCTTGAAATAAAGAATTTATATCATATTATACACAAAAAAAAGCCATCCCCGCAAAGTACGAGGATGACTTATTATACTCACCGTTTTGACAATATTAGAAGGAGCCAAGGATAACACGACGGTTATCAAGGACACCAAATCCAATTTCAGCCCAACCGTAGAATCCAGCTCGCTGCTGTCTATGAAGAGTAGGATCTTCAAAGACTTGAAGAGTCTGACGAACAGGCATTACAAAGCTGTCATTAGATGACTGATCCAAACCAACGACCAGTTCAAGGTCAGCAGCCTGAACAGCACCACTTAAGCTACCTGTAAAGAATGTCTGATACTCTTGACCTTCACCAAGTTCATCAAGATCATGTAGATTAACACCAAATACACGGGTAATTGGAGCACCATCTTCAGAAGCACTGTAGATTTCACGCCGGGTAACTTCATCAATCTGATCAAGACCCCAGTTACGAATATCTTCCAGAGCTTCTGGAGAAACATACAGGTCTGTCAAACGACCGCGACCAGCAGAACCAGTGTTTCCGCCAGCATTACGACGCATAACAGTCTGCATCAAAGATACCAGTCTCTTAGAGAACATACCGGCAGTAGCATCACCATCGTATACGAGGATGTTTCTGTCAACACCAGCCGCAAGCATTGTGTGCCAACCATCATCGTTCATCTTCTTGGTAAAGCCCGCTTCCATAACCTGCATAGCACGAGCAGCGATATCCCAACGAGCTTCACGAGCATATCGAAGCAAGAAGTCGATAGAACTTGTGATACTGTAAGTTGGAATCGCAACATAGTCACCTTCTACGCTACGCTCAGGAACTCTACCATTACCTGGATTAGTGTAAGCAATATGCTCACCTTCAAGTCCAGGAGAGATAAGGTCGAGTGGATACTCAGTTGTTCCACCAGATTCTACTGTGGTTACTTCGAAAATATTCCCAAGAATATCGCCAGCCAAAACTCCCTTACGAAGAGGCAGTTCCAATGCTTTAGCAAATTCTCTTTGTGCTGCAATAGCGATGTTTTGATCACTATCGCCAGCTTTCCGAAGCAATGAAATAAATTCATCACTTGGTCTTTCAGTAAATGACATATTAAAATTCTCCTATTAGTTGGGGGCGATTATGCACCGTTGTTGAGTGGAAGATTGACCTGTAATTTAGCGTAGCCATCACTATCTTTATAAGACATCCAACGACCTACACATAAAGATCCAGAATTAGCTGCTGCTACTGGCTCTACAGTAATATTACCAGCACTTGCACTATCAGCATAGGCAAGCTTACCTGGAGCTGGAGTACCAGTGATATTGCTAGTAGTAACAGTACCACGAGTCATAATGGTAACCTTACCACCCTTCTGAATTTCGTCTTTATGCTGATTTAAATGAGTTCTCGTTAAATCTTTATTAACGACATCATTCATCAGAATACCAACCGGAATATCTGTTGATGCTGCAGTCGCATAAGCACACAAGTTAGCACCCTGGTCCATTGCTGCACCAGATGCACTATTATTTTCGATCACAGCCACACCCCCACGGGTTGCTGTGCCAGCGTTGTAGAAAAAGCTAATATCAGTAGCCTCTACACTTCTATCTGCTTTAAGAGCCATTTTTTTTCTCCTATAGGAAAAGAGGAATTACTTACTAAGAATTGAATTTGAGATGTAATCAGCAATACTTGCTCGTGTTGCTGCTATTTCATCTACTTCTTCTGTTTCAGCTTCTACCAGAGTTGCTTCTGATGTTTCGACTTCGTCGAAAATTTCAGTTACTTCTGCTTCTGCTTCTTCTGTAGCTTCTTCTTTAGAATCAGTTGCTACAATACTCTTTCGAGCATAAAGATTGACTACAGCATCAAATGCTTCGTCATCAAGAGAACCAAAAGAAGCAAGAGTAGCATCTAATTCATCTGCTGAAACACCAGCTTCAATTAAAGCAGCTTTTCTCTTTTCTTCTTTTTGCTTTTTCTTCATATCATACATTTCAGATTCAGCTTCTTGTAAATCCTTAGCTGATTTAGCAACAACTGCTTCTAATGCAGAAATTTTTACCTCAGCAGATTTTAAAGCTTCTTCTAAAGAAGCAATAGCTTCATCTGTCTCACTATTTGTTACAACAGTTTCTTCTGCAGCAGTTTCGATTACTTCTTCAGCTACTTCAGCTACTTCAGTAGCTTCCGTAGTAGAATCATCTGTTACCGCATCAGCTTCTACTGTTTCAACAACCTCTTCATTTAGTTCTTCAGCAACAACTGGTTCTTTAACCACTTGCTCCTCTTGAACCTGAGATTCAGACATATTAGTCTCCTTCATTGTTGAAAACCCATCAACACTAAAAGCAATACTTTTAGAGTTTAAAATTATACTCCTGGGGTTTGCTGGATTTGACACCAATCCTTTCCCAGAAAAAGAAATATCACGTAATGCACGTCCAACTTTATAACCTTCGTATTCACCAGTTCCACCATAAGCACGTAAATGCTTGGTTAAGAAAGATGAATCATCACTCCGAGTTACTAACTGTTGACTACCAGTTTTGTCAATAACCGCATAGTCGAAACCAGCAAATAAACATTCCATTGAAACAAACCACTTATCTTCATCAATTTCCGCAATGATATTATCCATTCGCTCTTTATTTTCTTCATTCATCCAACTATTATAAAGAACCGCACGAGTAATAATATCAAAATTAGCAGGGGTTTCTTCTTGATCGTCAGAAATTTTATTTCCTTCAGTATCAGTAACATAACTACCTATAATATGCCCAATGATATCATTTTCATCATGCATAAAATTAAATGGTTTGTCTTCTGGTGTATTTCTCGCAGCCCATGTGACATCTGCTAAAAATACATCATCATTTCTATTCCAATTAGTAGAAACTAACACTGATTCTAAGTAATAAAGATCGTGTTGCTTGTTTTCATCGGCTAAAAGTTTTTCTATCTCACTTTTTTCTATCTCAGAAGTAAATTCTTCTGCCTTGACAGTAAAAGGAGACAAATAAGCCACTGAAGCAGTACTCTGAACCTTATCAGAGATACCATCTTCAATTTCTTTTTGAAAAATTTGTATTTTATTCATAATTTTCACCTCGTATTAAATTATACACAAGATACATTAAAACATACATAAAACGGGTTTTAACTACCTAAAACATATTCTGTATAACTTGCTACTACTTGTTTTTTGTACTCATCCATAGACATATTTAAGATATTTATATCCTTGTTTACCATAATTGCGTTAAACTCTTTTGGGGTCTTTTTGTTTGATTTAACAATCTCACTAATATAGTTTGCATCTACATTTTCATACATAACTGGTAAATTTGTTAGTATATCTACCTTAAGGGTTTCTAAATAGCCAACTTCTGCTTTTGTTAGCTTTCTCATATTTTTCTTGTTGGAAACAGATAAAAATGCTTTGTTTGTGACATCAGATATTAAATCAAATGATTTATTAGCCCAGACAATTAAATCAGCAACACCAGGAGTGCTTTTAGGCTTTTCAACCCTTTTCTTTCTTGGTTCTTCATCTTTCTTAAATTTAGGTCTACCGTTTTCATTTTCTGGTAGATCATCTTTTTCAGTAGGAGGATGAAATGGACCAACCTTATCTGGAAGTTTATCTTTATCTCTATCTTTATTTTCTCTGCTTAATCTGACTTTTTCAACAGTAGGAATTTCTTTAAATCTATCAAGTATAGTCTCATGACTAATAATATTTCTATCAGCCAATTGAATCAATAGATTTTTTTCTGCTGCCTCATCTGATAGACTCAGTTGATCATAAACAATATGAGCAGCTTTCCTAAATCCCATAGCCCTCCGAACTAATTCTAACTCTTTAGTCCAAAACTTAGTTAATTGATCTCTACCATATTGTAATCTCTCAACTAATGTCTTTAGAGAAATGAAATTATTAGTAAATCCACCACCATTAGATGCCATACCAGTTAAAGTTGGAGGAACGCCAAGCCCCGCATAAATACTATTAAGAACTGATTGATATTTCTCAGAACCTAAGAATTTATAAACCTGACTGTTAGATTCAGTATATTTTAAGTCTGGACCCCAGACTAATTCCATTGTTCCACCACCAACATTACTTGCTAAAATATTTCTGAGCTTGTTAACTCCGTCTTTTGTTGGTAAGATTTTATGGTCAAGGCTTCCAAGCGTCCATAGTCTAATATTACTAATAGCACCATCAAGAGCGGATAAATCTGCAAGACGCATTTTTTCCAACATAATAATATCATCAAGAATAGCATAGGTAAGTGGATTAGCCCACTGCTGCCAATCATCTTTTTTATAATAGTAAACACTGAGTTTGTTTTCATCTAAAGGAATTGACCTTTCACCATTTTTAATCTTCATCTTTAACTCAGGAGGTAAAGTTTCTAATACCTTTGCTGGAATATTATCTTTTTGAAAATTGTCTACAAAAGACTTATTTGAAATTTCAAAATTTTTCCTGCCTAAAAATAGATTTAAATTACCATCCTTAACATTGATAGTTAAAGGATTAAAAAAATTATATCTCCAAGGAACGACATCCTCCTTAACAGATGGTAGCTTAACCGTTATATCACTACCCATAGATCTTATATATTTTACAATATCTTGACTAATTTTTGCATCACTACGATAAATAAATACATTTCCAGTCCTGTAAAGATTATTCAAAAATCTTTCAGACCGTTCTTTTCCATCAACTTTCTTAAACCATTGCTTATAGAATTTTTCTACACTTTTATTCTCATGTACAATATCGATGCCTTGACTGCCAAAATCACCCATTAAATCAATAATATTCCTAATAATACCAACTTTATCATAAGCCTCCATACACATCTTAATGGCTTTTTTCTTCTGCTGCGGAACCTCTTCATTTGAACGGAATGCATAATAGTCATCTTTACCATAACCTGGTCTAGTAGAGATATTTGGTTCTATATCTAAAAATGATCTACGGTTTGCTTTAGAAATACCATCATATGCATCAATAGACTCAGAAAATTGTTCCATAGCACGAGACTTACTTGATGCATCTCCGTCTTCCCAGGTAATGATAGAATTTTTATTACTCATTTGATTCTCCGCAATTCAATTGAAAGAAGTGTAATTGGATTGTTAATTCAACTACCTTAATTATACACAAATTATAAAATATCTTTCATACTATCAACAAACCAACTTGGACCAGTATACATATCGCCCTTTGGCTTATCATCCATAATTGTGGCAAACCCACCATAGAATTGATATTCGCGAGGTGTTGGTGTTCTATATATTTTTCTAGCAGCCATATTAGCCATTATTAAGGAAGAATAACGGTCTTTCCTCATTTTACTTTTCTTACCAGCACCTATAATAACTTCAGGAGTATCCCATCTATCTCTACCATTAGCAGTTTGTGTTATTTGTATCATAGCAAGTTCATCTTTTAACTCTTCAATCTCCATAACACATTCTTCAAGTGTGTCATACATCCTCCCTTTTAACCCATCTTCAGCATTAGATAGTCCCACTGTAATTGCATCAAATCTTGGAAAGATAATTGCTTTATCTTCAAGATCTTTTCTTAAACCATGATTAGCTTCTGATAACCATTCATACCTAGCAAATTGACACATCTCTAAAATATGCAATCCACGATCATCATCAGTATCTTTGGGCTTATCATCATCAATTGTGGGCCAAATTGGAAACTCGTCATTCTTAATTTTATCCTTATCATGTAGAGACTCCATCACGGCAATTCCGCCCCCTTGTGCGTCCATAGCGATATGAACACATGGAAACAATTTCATTAAATCTCTAATTTTTCTAGCACAGTAAGAATAGAAGTCGGTTTCAGAAGAAAACCCCTTTTGAACCTTTTGTTTATGTTCAGATCGCGTAGTAGTCCAAGAGTAAACAATCCTTGTGTGGTCGTGATTCAACTCAAGAACGATTATACTAAAATTATCAACTTCAGAAGCAGGGTCAACACCAAATACATATTTTTTGTTAGGATCACCCATCAGTTGGGCCTCAAAGATTATATCATCCCCCTTATTGTCTTTAATTGGCTCTTGATCATTAGATACACAGGACTGTATCAGTGTCCTCTTAAAGAAGCCCTGAGAGTCCCGCGTAAAGCAAGCTCCGAACTCCATTTGATAAATACCAGCATGTACTGTTGCTTTCGATCTAGCGACCTGTGCGGCATCCATAAAGCCCTCTGGTAAAAGTTCGTATGGTATTCTAACAACAGAATATTGGGTCCAATCAAAATTATCTGGAACATCTTCTCCACCAAACACATCTCTAAGTCTATTTTTATCACCACCACTTTTTATAATAGACTTCCATTTCTTCCAATATACCGCAAAGTGATTAAAGTCATAATACGCAGTACCGGACAATATGATTTGGTTATCTTTATTCTCTACAATATCATCTTTTGACTTGTTAAGTTCCATTCCAAGTGATTGAGCTTTTTTTTCAGAAGCCAACCTTTTAACATTATCAATGGGATTAGAACTTACAGCGGCAAAACCAGCAACAACCGTTTCGAAAATATCACGCGGTATAGATGCAAACTCGTCACTAATAATATCATTAGCACGTTGACCACGAATCTTTTGTCCATCACCTAAAGGTAAACAAGTAATACGACTATCATTGATTCTCATAACACATCGGTCTACATCTCTACGAGGACCGCTATCACTATCGCACATATCCCTAAGAATAGGAGAATTATTCCAGATAGTCTCCATATATTCAAATAGGACTTTAGACTGACGAAAAGCTGCACCTACTACGACTACTTTTCTCTTTGGTAGTAATAAAGACCTCATCATAGCGTATAGAGATAATATGAAAGACTTGCCAAACCCACGACTAGCAATTATCATAGGGAATTTACGATTCCACATTTCATGCAAAATAAGTGCCTGAGTAGGCAGTACTGTGACATTAAAGATATGTTTACATAAGAAAGAAAAATATTCTGGTCTTGTCATCAACCAAGATAATCTAAGATGGAAATCATCTTCCTTAAATGACACTACAGACATTGGATTGAATATTGTATCTTCATCAATATCTATATTCAACCAAGCTTCATTAATAACTTTTAAATTTGATTCAACCATTTCTTAAACTCACAATGTCTTTAGCTTTTTTGTCACCAAGTAATGCATCACAAAAACCGAAATATAAACATTCATCTGCATCTAAATACCAATCACCATTCTTCATTTTTCTTAAAATATAATTTTTGGCTTTTTCTTGTGTTGCATCTTCATAGTTTTCTTTAAAGAATTTAGACTTAATAAGATATTTTGAATAAATATCTACCATTATATCGCAACACCTCTTATCAAACTTAGCATTTGCTTGTGCATTTAAATAATGACCTTCATAAGCACTTGAGCCATAGTGAGACATAAAGTAAGAATATGGAGTCATTACTCTAAAATCAGCAGATTGCAGTATAATGCTACTCATGGATTCCGCATGAGAATATGCAACCATTGTAATAAAAGAAGTACAAGCATTTATAGCATCATAAATAGCCATTCCTGCACCCCAATCACCACCTATTGAATACATATGTATTAAAATTGGCTTATCATTTAATGATTCTAAGTAGTTGATATTTTTAATTAGTTGTGTAGCCATTCTAAAATCTACACCGGGATCTTCTTCATTGGAGGACATAAAAGAATTGATATAAATTTCTCTAGTTTTGGTATTTACACCGTAGCTATGTATATCATTTAGAAATTCATACATTATTTTTGCCTCCCAATAGTATATAGTTCATTTATCCTCTTAAAGAGACTACTTATATACAAAAAAGCATTGTATTTATCATCTGCAAACACAATATGTATTCCATCGTGTACTTGAAATTGCATTAAGCATCTTAAAATATATTTTCCTGTTATTTTTACCGACTTGATTTTATCTGCTGGTATCCTGGTTTCGTCTGGAAATTTAAGCAAATCATCTAAACTAAATTCTAAAACTATAAATCTATGAGGAAACTCTTTCATCCTTTCAATTTCATTCATAAATGCATGTTTTTGTTTACCAAGATTAATAGCAATTTCTTCAACAGAGGCTTTTCTTTCTACACAAATCTTATCCTCCATACCTTCAATGGTATAATCACCAGTATCTAATTTTTGGGTAACCATACCCGCACATTTATTAAATTTTTTAAAGAAATAACCGTTTTGTTCTCTAGTATCTTTAATAACATAGTAATCAGGAATATCGGGTTTTTTAAATTTTTTAGCCATTGTTTCTTATTAAATCCATAAATAGAGATTCATATAATTCCTCATGTTTAGTGATATCTTTATGACACCGCTTACATAGGGTAATACCATTATCTATATCATACCTCAAATTTGAAGCTGAAGACCATTTTCTAATGTGATGGACCTGTAGCTGTTTAGTGGCAAAACAAGAAGGCATTTGACATTCATATTTATCTCTTTTTTTAACTCGTTGTCGCCATTCTTTATAGAGTGGATCGTCATAGTTTCTTCTCATTAGCTATACCTACATAAATAATACTTATGTCATTTAAAACATCTTTAGTAAACTCTAAAATAGTAACATCATAATATCCATTAGTTTTATATAGACCTTGCTTGATAATTTTTTCTGATAAGCCTATATATGCTTGATGGCATGCATCGTCTGGATCATTAGCGTGAACAAAAATGATTGGATTTTCATAACCATATTCATCTAACTTATATTTTTTTAATCTACCCAGAACTAAGTCTAAGCACATATAAACCTTAAATGTTTTCATTTTCTATATCACCATCAACCATCATTTTAACTAATTCGCTGAATGAAGTTTGAGGTTTCCAATTTAAAACAGTATTTGCTTTAGTAGCATCACCCTTCAGGTAATCAACCTCTGCTGGTCTATAAAACTCTGGATCAACAACCACATAATCGTTGAAATTGGTAATTCCGATATAACCAAATGCCTCATCTAAAAACTCTCTAATTGTATGTGTCTCTCCCGTACAGACAACGTAATCGTCTGGATTATCTTGTTGCAACATCAACCACATAGCCTCAACATAATCTCCTGCATATCCCCAGTCCCTTGAAGCATCTAAATTACCTAAGCGGAGCTTAGGAAAAGAGTACTGCTCGCCAGAAGCAAATAACCTATCACAGTCTCTTTTTAGTATATCTGTATGATTAATTTCCATTTTGTTTAGCCATCCACCAAATTCCCCAATCCACTTCGTTATCTTCCGTGTAACGAAAGTCTCACCCCGTCTTGGCCCCTCATGGTTGAATAAAATTCCAGAACTTGCATGAACACCATAAGCCTCCCTAAATAATCTCGTCATATAGTGGGCAGCACATTTTGCAATAGCGTATGGGGACTGTGGTAAGAATTTAGTATCTTCGTTTTGAAATTTTGTAGAAACAAATGTATCTTCAAAAGGATCACCAAACGGTTCTTTGTCTTTAATTGTTATATCATAATTCTTCCCAAACATTTCACTTGAACTAGCTTGATAGAATTTTGGATGCAAATCGAGATCTACAATACTTTGCAAGATATTTAAGCACCCCTTACCAGTAATATCCCAAGTTAAGGCTGGCTGGCTAAAAGATACCTTCACATGCGACTGTGCAGCGAGATTATAGATTTCATCTACATCTTCGTTATCTCTTAAAATACTCATTACACTAAATACATCGGTGATATCACCGTGTACCAGATTAAGTCCATCAGAATTCAGTAGATGCTTTAGTCTGCCAGTATTATCCACACTGCATCTTCTTGTCACACCTATTACCGTATAATTTTTTTCAAGCAATAAGTCCGCTAGATGGCTCCCATCCTGTCCGGTCACTCCAAAAATAATAGCTTTCATGTTGTTTTCCTAAACTTTTGTTCCAAATAGTCTATCAGTAAATAAAAATACTACACCAAAGTTTTTTCCGGGTCTGTCGTGATGTAGTTCATGGTGTTGTTTAGCTTTTTTGTAATATTTTGTCTTCATTAGCCAATTTTTTTCCAACCCATGAATCCCTCGGTGGACTTTGGTCCAAGTGTATGAATGAAAAGCAAAAATACATAATAATGCTGCCAAGGAGGAATAACTAATCATATAAGCACCGACGATTAACGGAAATCCCACGATAATATGATTATAAATTGGCAAATCAATATTTATATCATCTCTACCATTTTTATGGTGCAGAATAGCATGATCAAAGAATATCCAGTATGGCAAGAACCACTTTTTATTATGCATCGTATATCTATGGATAGAATATTCCAACACAGACATTACAAAGTACCACAGTATCAACCACACAACAAACATAATTACTCCTTGACGGTATCCGGTGTTAAAAATGGTTGATCTACCTGCCCATCTCCATATTTATGGTATGAACTTAACCTTTCTTTCTCTTTTGACATTGCAAGTCTCATTTTTTCCATCTGAATACCATATTGCCTACTAAGTTCGGGATTACTAATAAGATATGTTAGCCAACCCGTAAAAGATTGCCTACTGTCCTCTAATCTTTTGACCCGTTGCTCCCTAGTAGCCTTCATCTCCTTCAACATCTTGTTCTTTTTATCCTGAAGGTCGCGGTAATCGCGGTTTAGTGACTCCATCGACGCTTTTAGCGAAGCACACTGTCTTTCTAAGTTAAAAATATGATCTCTGTCCTGCTGATCAGAATCCTTAGCTCTCTCCTCTTGAACTAAAGCCTCAAAAGCCGAGATTTGATTTAAATTTTCCTTATTTGCCTTCAAAGACCTATTCATTAACAAATCGAGCTTAATTAAATCAATTACCTGTAATTCTTCCGTGGGTATTACATCATCTTTAAACTGAGAAATGATTCTTGACCAGTGATATTTAAACATTACCAACTCATCATCGGTAAATTGCTGTTTTAGGTCATGCCAATAAGGACGCTCCTCCAAATCATACGCCGCTTCTTCCTCATCAGAAAGTCCGACCTTGAATTTCCGCTTAATAAATTGCTGAACACTATCTGGGTCTCTATCTAATTTTTCCGAGATATCAACTATAGACATAACGCCCATACTTGATTCTATAAATTTTTCTTCTTCTTTAGATATCCTACCCCTCTTCATAGTAACCATTCTCCTCTAATATATCCTCAATCATCATTTGAATCTCATCCCGCCGTGGCTTTGCAATATAGACATCATTAATCATCTTTAGATAATCAAGCCGCATAGATGGCGGCATATGAATATCCATTAATTTTGCCATGTCGCGGTAATCGATGTCCTCATATGTAATATTATTCTTATCAAACTCCATATAATAAGATTCATCAAGTTGAGCCGGTTGCGTTATATTAATACGAACAGGATCGTCACTTTGGGTAAAGTGGTTGTCCCTCACAAAATTCTTCATTCTGTTAGAAAGATGAACGGCCAGAAAGTTTTCCAGTGGTCGAAGCCCGTCATAACGAGGCAATGCCTCCATACAAATAATAAATGCCTCCTGCTTCAGATCCGCAATAGTATATGCGTGAAATGTATACTTAGGGGCTGTGCGATCAACAACCCGCTGAATAATTTCAACGGTTTCTTCTTCTGTCATGTTTTCCGGTACTTGCACTCGTCGTAAACTCCTCGATAAAAATCATTCTGTTAGTAATGTTCTCCATTTGTCCCCGTCATGAAACTCAAATGTCTTTTTACCCCTATTGTAATATAGGGAACCTACGGAAAATCGCTTTGGCCTTGATCTCATAGGTCTTAACTGAATTTGGTCAGTCATTATAATAGAATTCTTACCATTTACAGAAAATTCATCCGTTTGTAACTTTAGGGGACTTTTTGATTCCTCGACGGCGATTTTAATGTTGTCACCCAGAATAAACTTGAGTTCATCTTTGTCTATAGATTGTATGCGTCCATCAAGGCGACCCAGTAGGGTGGCTTCCTCTAGGGGAACTATTGTTGGGATAAATTTATCTATAGAACATACAACAGAATGCTCTTCAATGAGTAATTCTTGATATTCTGCTGGTGAATGTGTGGAAATTATGCAGTTTTTAACAAAATCAGGCAGGGGCTTCAAATGATTCTTAGTAGGGACGGGGATTTCATTATAATCTGGGTGAAAGTCAGTGAAAATATATTCTCGTTGTAGAAATACTCTACCGTCTCTGTGTTTTAATTCCCCAAAGCCCGTTTCAAGAAAAAGCAGTTTTTCCGTCGTAGAATCATTACATCGCAACGAATAGAAAAAATTTGTATCTGCAGGAATTGTATCACTTAACAGATTACAATTATTTAAAAAATCAATATCTGATGGTGCTATGTCATTAGCATTCTTAGGTGACATGAGTTCAATACCGTCATCAATGACTCGTGCTGGTGAATGCGATCTATGATTATAGATTTGTTTATTCTTCACTCGTCGTTCCTCCTCGATAATTTGGATTCGTCAGCCTCATCGACTAGGGAAGCCATAGATTTATCTGGTGGATCAGGAACTTGTAAATCATCGAGAATTTCATCGCAGAGATCAGCAGTGGCTCTCGCAACAACGACGGTTTTTATAGTTGTAATTTCTTCTGGGTCTTTTTTCATGTTGTACCTCCTAATAGTAATATACACGAAATGGTAGTTTTGATGGATAAAAGATTCTAAAATGGTAAATTTTCATAAAAAATCATTGTAAAACTGTTACTTGTGGATATTATAGATAGTGACTTATCAAGAGGGAAATTTCTTTTTGAACCATGTCCGGCAAATATCTCGTCCTGTGGACGAATCAGTTGTGTGACCGGCGAGCTGCAATGCTTAAAGAAATTACCTGAATGGTCTGGAGTTTAGCATGAGTATTACCCGTACTCATATTAGAATTACGAGCGTTGCTCGATAAGAGTAACAATCGGACAGAATGGATCAGGCTCTGGCGACAGAGGACTTACTGAAAATTCAGGAGTTGAGGTTTAAGCATCCTCCCAAACATCAAGTGGTAATCATGATCCTTTTGCAGTTCGCTCACAGATGGTAAGTTAATAGCTACTGGTAGTAACCAGTTGTAGCTATATGCTCGGGTTGTATCTTGACTCTACCTAAACACCAAGCGAAATAAATAGGGGCGAGGGGGTAAGATTGGGTAGGACATTGATATTGGTGCTGGTGAATTATGTTTGCACCACCCTGGCTTTTTCCACAGCAAGACACCATTCTATCTTTGAAGATAAAACCCCTACCACTATATTTGTATAAGTCGTTGTACAGTATAGACTTAGAGCGATACTAGTGGGCTTTCGGCGACGTAAGTCGTTTGATAGCAATGACTTAGGTCAATATGGGAAATATCTTTTATTTTCTTGTGCAAAGCTATTGACAAACGGCAATGATGCCGATATAATACTTAGAGACACAAGACAAAGACAACACAACAAAGGAAACACAATGATCAATCCACTACCACGACCAACACACAAACTGACAGTACATGCATCAGACAAACCTGTGTTTCTTCCCCAACCAACACACAAACTCACAGTAAACGTATCAGACAAGAAATCTCACAAAAACTGCAATACTTACGAAATCTACACGAATTAGGGTTGAAACAACCAGAACCATATGGTACAATACACTATCACAAACAACAAACAACACACAAGGCAACACAATGAAACGCTTTCACTACTCTTTCACAATCGTACCGCTTTCAGGTAACAGCGAAGTTTCTACATCAGGCATCATCTCTGCTGAGAATGAAGAAATCGCTATCATCTTCGCTCGCGACCATCATCGAAAAACCACAAAGATTTTTGGCAAGGCGATTGACATTCGCTGCTTTGAACTGTAGAATACACTCTCACACAACACACCACCAAAGGAAATAACATGAAACGCTTCAACGTAATTGCTAAGTATCTCGACACTGATCAGGTAATGAATCACCAAAGTGTTCGGGAAGATCAGATTGATTTTGTCAATCAGACTTTCAATTACAATCCCTTTTATCCTGCTCAACCAATCCAGAGCATTGAGAATGTTGACACCGGATACCTCGCAGCATTTGACAGCTACTGTGAACAATTCGGCACAGCAGCGGAGTAGGGTATGAGTAAGCAAAACAGGATTGAAACCATTGCTGTATTCTCAGGAATAATAATTGCAATAATCTTCGCTACTATCTCGACAGGGTAGAGCTGTCCTACCCAAAGGAATCAGCTAAGCCGACGTAAACCCTTACACAGTAACGACTTACGACACGGAAGGCCCGCCCCCGGCGACGTAAGTCCTTTGGTAGCAACGGGTTATGTCAATTTTCCGCAAGCAAATTCCATGCCATAAATACTTTGGAATACTTTGGAAATTAACGCCCATATGCTGATGACAGGCTTTACGTGTGTCGATAATTATAGTACAATACACGTATGACAAACAACAACACAAAAGGAAACAAGATGACAAGTCAAGAGCAAGCAATCAAAATCAAAGAAGCAACCGCCCGTAAATGGGCACGTCGCCAAGCACGCTGGACAGCGAAGAAGGCCGAAACGGCCAACGAAGAAGTTACACCGAACTGGGGTATTGAAGCTGGACAGGATGCGGTTTTCGAAGGCCGATGGATTCACGTTGACGAAGTCAATCCCACTACAGGCGAGTTTTTCGGAAACGATCAGGATGGCGACGAAGTCTCAGGATTCGCCGATTCTCTTGACCATGTTTATAATTAGCCTGCAATTGACCTTGCATTTTCCACCTCTTATCTGGTACAATACACTCTCACAAACAACGAACGAAAAACAGAAAGTAGAACAATGGCTGGAGTATCTTGGAACGACCGATTTTCCTGCGAAATCCCAAACAAAGACGGAAACCGCGTTTTCTTGAGCATTCGGGAAATGCTGGCTTTTATGTGGCTGCAAGGTGCTAAAGCAATCGCCTACGATGACGAGTTTAGTTGCTGGCGTTGTACTGATCCCGAGTGGGTCGCAGGCCGCAAGAAATACTCTGACATGGTACAACGACAATGTGACCGATACGGTTGCGAATAGCATTCGACCAACACCTGAAGCCAGACAGGATAACAATGGCACCCCACACACCCTCAAAGGAAAAACAAAATGAAAAACAGTCCTGACCTAGTATTTGCCGTATCGGTTGCGGTTGGATTCTTCCTGACTGGTGCTACAATCGCACTGGCTGGAATCGCTCTCGAAATAATTGTCCTACACTAATGTCTCACCTAAAGGAATCGGATCGGCTGACGTAAACCCTTGGTATCAAACGACTTACGGCGAGGAAGCCCGGCCCCAAAATTCCTAAGTCCTTTGGTAGTAACGACTTACGTCAATATCTAAAAACTTTTAATTATTTGTGTGTTTTTGTAATGAACAGCATTGACTTTGGACGATAATAGTAGTATAATACAACTATGAAAAACAACACAACCAAAATCGTCGCAACGGCTCCAGATCATCTCGCTGGCTGGGATTATAAACTCTACAACTACGGCAAAAAGTGGGCCATCAGGATAAATCATAATGATGAGCCAGTAGGATGTCATCATTTCGGCTCTGAAAAATATATCAAGAAAGTTTGGAAAAAATACACAGATCGGGCTTGATACATCAGGCGAGTTCTGATACAATACTCAGACACTTTTCAACTTGAAGGATTGACACGATGAACAGTTTTGATGAGATTCAGTGCGAAGAAACCCCAAACGAGCAACTTTGTTTCAACATGGAAGAAATGGCATTCATGCAGGAATGGGAAGACGGACGGAAAAGAGAATTTCAGGAAGAACTTGACAATCTGGCGGATTTGATGGCCGCTGAACTTGACTTTTGAGATTGGATGTGTTACAATTAAGACCCCGCCCTTCGGGGGTCTTTCTTGGTTCGATTAGTTTTTCATTTGAACTTGGAAACTTTTGGGAATAGACTTGACATTGTCTTTTGAGTGTGTTACAATACACACTCACAAACCTTACTTTGGAGATTGAGAAGATGAAGATTGAAACGACGTACACTGTTGGAAACGTGAAGCACATTACTTGTTGGAGTAACTTAGAGATTTGTTGTGAAGACGGCAGTACAGTCATCGTGCCTATGTCAATTTCAGACAAACAGATTCTGGCTGATAGTTTGCTGAACCGAATCAAGAACGACAAGAAACGTGAGTTGGAAAGTCTGAAAAGTGATTTGGAAGCGATTGAAGCAAAAGAAAATGAGGAATAATTATTATTATGACCGTTTTGCTTTCACTTCTGCCACTAGTGGCATTCCTGTACATTATTAGAGAAACCCGCGAACCATGAAAAATCTCTTGCTTTCTATTGCTTTGTTTTGTATCATGGGTGGAATTGCTGAATCAGCAGAACCTGAAAAGATCTATGTTCAACCTGTGCCTGTGTTTTATAGTTGGATCGGCGGTTATACTAACTTTCCACAATACCGAATGCACAGACCAGCATACTACGTTTGGCCAACAATCATTATAAAAGAACAACCAAAGAAAACTATGATGTTAGGCGATTTGCCACAATACTTTTAAGGTTACAGAATGTATACACATATCAAATTTATCCGACCATCGACGGGAAGTGAAATACTTGTAAAGCCACCTTGCGACTCATTTGATGAAAGGTTATTCGTCGATAACTCAGAGGCTGCAAATTGGGCGGTAAAAATGTTTCCGGACTTTATTCCAATGGAGTTATTGGAAGAACAACAAGCACAATTTTTAATGAGGAGTGAGTTTGAATCAGACACCAATAATTAAAGTAGGAACTGAGCTAGAGATTGGCACCGTTGTTAAAATCCTGCACGACGGTGTTATGATTAAGAAGGCAGGAAATGAGTTTAAAGTATCTTTTAAAACCGTAGAAAGAGAAGTTTAATGATTAAGACACACAAGCGAATTGGTAGCACTGTAAAGTTTATGTATCCACGACATGGAAAGTTTAACATTCTTCGGAATGTAAGTGGTGTTGTGGTTGGTAAGGGTAAGGGGCCGAATGGTCCATATCTGACCGTTGACGAGGTTCGGGGTGGCACCCGCTGTTTCTCGACCAAGAAAATTGTTGACATGTAAATTGTGTTGTGTCGCCGTAAGTCCCTGCCCCGTAAGGGGTTAGGGCGGGCGGGGCGGGCCGGTTTTGTCGTAAGTCCTTTGATACCATACACTTACGTCGATTGTTATTTTTGAGAACTTGGGCATTCGCACCACACCTGCTATTGTGTGGGATGTCCCATCTAACCCTAAAGGGTTGCGTTTTTATAGTACAGCCAGTGAGTTAGCGAGTTAGCCAATTTTGACTAAAGTCCTTGACATCATATGGACGATATGATATAATGGGGAGTATCTTAGCCTCAACGGAGAACGACCATGCCGCGTAAAACTCATTGTATTAATGTTCATAAGACGGATTCTAGACTTGCTGAGTTATGTCGCACCAAACTGGATTTCAGTAAACCGATTGAAGTTTACAAAAATCTCCACAAAGATTGCTGGTCAATCCGGCAGAACAGAATTGTTCAATTTCACACAGATTACATTTGTTTGCAGGATGCTGAGTTTATAGTGTCACAAGCCGGACGTTTGCGAGTGTTGAAGAATGCTCAAAAGAATGTTCATGCGTTTGTTCGTGGTTTTTGGTGTGATCCAAAACAGCAGTGGGAAAATCGGTTGCCGCTACCTTTCAAGCCAGTCACCTATAACCCGTACAAATACGATTCGTTTGTGTTGGCAAATACGAACGGAGAACCTATAGAACGTGCAAAATTCGTGGATATGGCCATTGGCCATTGCTATGGTTCCGAAGTTGTGGTACAATTCACCGCGTAACACTTTTCCCCTATTGGAGGAGCGACTATGTCATTCTCAAAAGCCAACAACAAATTGCAAGCAATGGTCGATCATCCTGATCTGCAAGTATATCTTGAGAATAAGCGTAAAGTTTATTCGTTCGATCTATTGTCTGGTCACTCGTGTCCGTTTGCTGAACAATGTTTGAGTAAGGTAAAAATTGTAGATGGTAAGCGGAAAGTTGTGGACGGCAAGAAAACAGAATTTCGCTGTTTCAGTGCATCACAGGAAGCCACATATACGAACGTGTACAATTCTCGCAAGAAGAATTTTGACAATTTGCGTGGTAAGTCTGCTGGTGAGATGGTTTCGATTATTCGTGACCAGATGCCGAAGAATCTGGGAATCTGCCGAATTCACGTTGCTGGTGATTTCTTCAGCCCGGCATACTTTGAAGCATGGATTAGAACGGCAATCATGAATCCAGACCGATTGTTCTATGCTTATACTAAGTCTTTACCTTATTGGGTTGATAATCTGGAAATTATTCCCGATAATCTGATTCTTACCGCAAGTTATGGTGGACGCCGTGACGATATGATTGTAGACTATGGTCTACGATCTGCGAAAGTAGTGTTCTCTTATGAGGAAGCCGATATGCTGGGTTTGGAAGTCGATCACGATGACACACACGCAGCAAATCCGTTTTGGGGAAATGATGATTTTGCCCTTATTATTCATGGCATTCAACCGAAAGGATCTGAGGCAGCGGACGCAATCAAGCAACTCAAAAAAGATGGAAAGAGGTTTAGCTATGGGAAGGCACAAACCGCATGAAAAATGCCGGTGATTTGTTTTTGTGTATTTTTATTATGTTCGCAGTGGTAATTTTTGGAGTAAAGTACAATGATTCTGACAATGAATAAAACAGGTGATGCAATGGATAATGTCAAAGTAGAATGTTGGAAATGTTCGAATGCACATAGTATTCGGGTAAAACCATCGGACTACAAGGAATGGCAGGAGGGTGAATTGATTCAGGATGTTTTGTATTATCTTACTGAAGATGAGAGGGAATTACTAATTTCGGGAACTTGTGGGGATTGTTGGGATACTCTGTTTGGGGTGGATGACGAGAATGGGGAAATTACGGACGATGACTTAATCTGGGAGGAATGACAGCAAAACGTCGCCGTAAGTCCTTACCCCGCAAGGGGTTAGGACGCCGGGGGCGGGCTGCGAGCGTCGTAACTCCTTTGATACCAACGACTTACGACGATTCTGGGATGTCTTGCCCTATCTTTACCGATTGCCGCCGAAATACTTTGGAAAACTTTGAGAAATAAGCCCTAATCACTAAGGCTGAGCTATACAACTGCCGATAATTAAGGTATAATACCTGTATGACGCGACAACGAGTCGCAAACAACCCCTTTTTTGGAGAACGTAGAATGACGACTTTAACAACTGACACCGCACTGGAAACCGTCCAGAACACTTTCAACTTTTCGGTTGACAAGTTTCCACTGTACGGCCCCGACAATATGCGAACGCCTCATTTCGGATTGTTCCGATCTGACAACAGCGAATGTGTTGGCAAATCAGTTTCTGCCCGATATGTTCCGCACAATACGGATGACATTTTGGCAATCACTGAAGCCGCTGCCGAAGCGTTCGACGGTGATACAAATGTCCGTTGCCACTTTCGCAATGGTCATTTTGTTCAATTTGCACCTTCGAATGAGGATCGTCGTGATATGTTCAATGTTGCCGGTGGTGACAACATCTTCCCGCGATTCATGGTCAACGGTGGTTATGATGGTCGAGGCTTCAAAGCTGAGATTGGATTCTTCCGTGACATGTGTTTGAATCTGTCAATGATGAAATCTGTCGAGTCGTTTTCTCGATCAATTCGTCACACTTCTGGTCTTCGTGGTCAAATGGATGAACTGATCGGAGCATTCTCAATGCTCAAAGAATCGTGGTGCGATCTGACTGCCATGATCAAGCAAATGAGTCAACAGACAGTTGACATGCGAGATTTCTTGAATGAGATCTATCCAGAGCCTGTCGAGGATGCTGGCAAACGTGCGGTGACGGTTCACAAGAATCGTACAGAATTGATTCTCAAGCGTTTGAGTGGTGAGATGCGGCGTAGTAACGTCGATTTCGACCTGCGGAATCCCAACGCATGGCTTGCATACAATGCCGTGCAGGGATACGAGCAGCACGATGCAACTCGACGCAAGTCATTCAACAATGATTTCGACAGGGTTCTCAAAGCTGGGAATTCTCAGGCTGTTCACAAAGCTGAGAAACTGGCTCTGGAACTGATCGCATAGTTGAGAATAGGGGTGCCCTGCCCGGTTGTCGTTCGCCGGGCGGGGTTTTCTTATTTCTTTAAAATAGTAATTGACCTAAACCCTTGCCACCAAAGGACTTAGGGCCGACGCGGCCCGCCCCGATTTCCCTAACTCCTTACCACCAAACGACTTACATCAATTCGTGTTATCTTGTTAATTAGTGTACTGTTGGGCTTGCTCTATTGACGATATATGATATAATGGAGTATCCCTTTACCCCTATTGGAGATTTTGAGATGAGTAACATTGTGGTTGAGTTCTCTGGTTGGGTCGTGGCAGATCCTGACAAGACTTTGTTTTTCAAGATTGGTGATAGTGAAGGACCGGAAACTATCGACGGCAAACAGTGGTTGGCACTTGACGAAGATGATCGTGGGGATTACATTCTTGATAATGTGATCGATGCCCAACGAGATTCCCTTGACGGGGATTATCTCGAAATAGACATTGAAGAAAGAGAATGATAGAGTGTTGTTTGAAAATCCCCCTTATCCTGTGGAGAATTGAGATGAGACTTGACGAAATCGACGAAGAAACTGAAGTATCACAAGGCGAGGCAATTGCCGAACTTGAAGCACATCGCAAGAATGTTGAAGTTTTGGGGGCTGGTGAGTTGTATGACATAGACGAAGAAGATATAATTGCGGAATCGGACGGTAATGGAAATTACCTCGCGATGAACATTCTTAACTGGTTGGGATGGTGAATGGTGTTCAGCTAGAAAAAGAGGTGGTCACCAAATAAGCCACGGGGACTGTAGCTCAATTGGTTAGAGTACCGGACTGTCGATCCGGTGGTTGCGGGTTCGAGTCCCGTCAGTCCCGTTATGCGGCCCTATCGTCTAGTTAGGTCTAGGACACTGGATTTTCATTCCAGCAACGCGGGTTCAAATCCCGCTAGGGTCATTCAGGTTGGGGTCCATAGCTCAATGGTTAGAGCAGCGAACTCATAATTCGTTGGTTGTAGGTTCGAGTCCTACTGGACCCATTTCGTTTGTCCCGCCCGATCCTCGGGCATCGCCACTTGTTAGACAGTCAGCGAAAACTGGACCATTTGTCCCATCTGATCCTATAGCATCGCCAGGTGTTCAACAGTCAGCGAGATTTGGGACTATTTGAATTATAGCATTTTTACATTGCTGTGTCAAGCCCAATCTATCATACTCGCCAGTTGTTTGACAGTCAGCGAAAAGGGGGTGATGTCCCAGTCAATCTATAAGCATCGCCCGATAACGTATAGTCAGCGAAAAGGGCCATTTCGCCTCATTTGGGCCGTGTCTCAGCTAATCGTCTCATATAGCGATTTCCCAAAAATGACAAAAACACTGGCTTTTTCGAGAATGTTGAAGTGTTTCCCCGTAAAAAAAAACACTTTTGCCCCATTTTTGAGTCTTATGAATCACCAGAATCAGCCGTCTAGAGGCCGTATTTGGGCCGCACATGCACACGGTTCGACCGCGTCGAGTGAGGCCGAAATATCAATTCCACCAATGTTTTTACTGGGTTTTGGCTTGCTGTATGGGGTCGTGGTTGAAATTATAAACTTATCACAACTTAAAAAATCCTCATGTCAACAGTAATCCTTGTATTAGTCATTATATTAGTAGTATTATTAGGGCTTTGTTTTCATTGATAAAGTGCATATTTAGGATAAGATAGCCTTGACATACAATAACCATAAAACGTATAACTATATTGGGTAATAATCCCCAGAAATGTTTTCTATTATTCTCACTATTGGGAGAAAAACCCACAATTAAAATATTAAAAAAGAAAACCACAGAAAAAACCAATAAATCCATCACTCTTGTGAATAGGCAGCTATAATACATTGGATAGATGTAGTTTATTGATCACCTTTTGGATCATTATAAAGAAGGGTACGGGGCAGTAGCGTAAGAGCCTGTCTGGATTTCACCTTGCCATTAATGTGAATTTAGATCTGATCAGGGGCGTTATAACAGTAACGTAGAACTCAGGCCCATTCTGTAACCAAACAGAATAATAACTTATCATTGTAAAGATGTTAAGGGATGACCGGATAGCTTCACAAGCTTTGCCGTAAGTAATTAGTTTTCAAGGGAATCCAAGCTCTACTGAGGAGTAACTTGGTGGGTCACGTCGAAAGACGAATTGAAATTTTTATTACTTGAGTTTTAATCTATATAAATTACTAAGGGACTTTAGGGGTAAGCTTAACGGCTATGCTCTAATATGACCCTATAAACCGTGGTATACCTATATATTAGGGAGGTTAGAATGTGGAAGAAAATTGACAAGAATAGTGTAAATAGTTTTCTATTAGCATTGTCAAAGATGCGACAGACTGATATAAAATTCAGATCTACGTTGTTGAATAAATTGTCTAGGAATATTTACAATAATGAATTGTGGTTGTTTAGTGATGGTGGATTTGAAGTATGTATGGCTGTTACTATTTTCTCTGATAAAAAGATAGCAAAGATTTGGCTATTAGAGACATCAGGGGATTTTGATGGTAGAAAGATGGTTGAGTTGGTGACAGATAAAATGAATGTGATTTGCAGTGAATATGATATTGTAGAGGTCTTGTATGGTGTGGATGGTCAGCCTATTGATCACGAATCTTCATTAACAGATCTATTAAATCAGCGATTTATTAAAAAAACAAATTAAGGGTTGACAGGGTTGATGTCGATGATATGATACAGACACAAACAACAAACCTTTTGGAGATTTAAGATGAAAGACTTGAGAGACGCGATTAAGAATCTACTAGAAGAGATTTCTGACAACAGCGAAGTTTCCACTTATCCCAGTATGGACAAGTCAGAGGCTTATGTGGAACTTTGCAATCAGTATAGCCTATACTTTGTTGAGCCTGAAGACGATAAAGAATTTCAGGATTGGCAGGAGGTTTGTTTTCCTCAATGATAAAATTGTCCTTGACAATAATGGCACTACTGTTTACCATAGCATGGTGTAAATCAAGACCAGAACCAGAACCAAAGAAGAAAAAGAATAAGATGCCAGATACCGACGTGGAACGCTGGCGAAAAGAAATGGTTAAACATTGGAAAAATTAATGCAAACTTTTATCTATAGTTGTTTTGAAGAAGTTTTAAGTAAGGCTGAATCTCTTGGATGGGAAGATAGCCATATTGATGGCACGGATGATGATTATGATCCTGATACCGCCGACGCTGTTGAAGAAGAGTGTTTGACATATATTAAAGATCAGGGTTTTGAATTAGTGATGCTATAGGGGAGGGTAGTACAATGTGGCAGGGTGTAATTTGTAATAGCACAGGGTTATGTGAGGCTGTAACTCCTAGATGCAACACAAAAGAAGATGCCTTACAACATTTGACAAAGTATCACATTTCCGGGGAGGAATATAAACTGTTAACAAAATATAAAGTTGAAGATAACGGCGAAGTTCAGGCTATCGCTGACTATAGAGTAGATTACAATGAGTAGTCACTGGGGCAGGCAGCACATAGCTAAAAAGAATACTTGGTTTAAGTATGGAACAGCGGTGTTTGTTATGAATAATTATGGTGATGGTCGCGGTTTATTTCTTGGAGTACGGATCTGTGAGGATTCAGGCTCAGAAGGATATGAACTTGGTGAAGAATATCATCACCGAAAAAATTGTAGTTTCGATGATTTTTATGAGATTGGTCTACATCAGGGTATTGGGCATTTTCTTGATTCAGTTGAAGACTGAATGTCTAACCCAATGTGATCGGATCGAATGGCCGGATGGTGGAATAGGCAGACACTCAGGACTTAAAATCCTGTGCCCGTAATGGGCGTGCGGGTTCGAGTCCCGCTTCGGCTACTGTAGTAAGTTTTATTATAAATAGGAGTTGACAAATGGATAAGATTGGAAAGACGGTTCTATCAATAATGTTTATTGTTCTGTGTTCTTTAATGGGTCTTGCTCTCATTGAAGAAGGGAGACAGCGACAGCTTGAAAACCTTGAAAAACCGATGTTTAAACAAAGTGTATTTTCACTTGGCATTCAAAATTATCACCGTACTGATCCTCTAATACAGGAGAATAACTAATGGACCCTGAAGCAACTTTGAAAAATATACTTGATTTGTTTGATGCAGTGAGTAATTCCGATTTAGATAAGCGGGATTTAGGTGAGGAGTTGTGGGACTTAAAGTATGCGGTCTTCGACTACTCAGATTGGATCAAGCAAGGTGGATTTAGTCCAAACTTTCAAAATGTTGTAAAAGAGTGGTTGACAAAGAAGCAGGATGAAGTTAAAAATAGTCCTGACAAAAAACAAAAACAACTTTGGGATGACTCTGCCAAAGATTTTGAATACTGGAAGAAAAATCCATATTTAGGAAAATTTGATCTATGAACATCTTTGCATTAGATGAAGATCCTCAGATTGCTGCTCGTATGCATTGCGACAAACATGTACCCAAGATGTGTGTAGAGGCTACACAGATGTTGGTTAGTGCTGCTCGTCGTCATGGTGCTACAGACAGTCAAGTGCCATTGACCAAGTCAGGTACGCCGCACAAAGGGGGCTACCACCGTCATCCGGTAACTCTCTGGGTTGGTGATAGCAGAGAGAATTATATGTGGTCTTTCTGGCATGGGATTGCTCTGTGTCAAGAGTTTGAGTTCCGCTTTAAGAAAGAACATGCGTGCCTGCGGCAAATTACTGTACTTGGCAGTCTGTTCCCTCTTATTCCAGAGGGTAAGCTGACTCCATTTGCTCAAGCTATGCCAGACGAATACAAGAACTCTTGTTCTATTGCTGCCTATCGTGATTATTATTTCTACGATAAACGGGAAAATATCCAATGCGAGTGGATTAAAGGTAGACAAGCACCCGATTGGTGGTATAATAGACTTGATTCTGTTTGTCTAACTACTTAGGAGTTGAAGATGAGTAAGACTTACGTCATAAGCGTTGACAGTATGCGGGCCGTTATTGCTGATTCAGAAGCAAAGGCTCTTGAAGACGCTAAACAAGAGTTTATTGAGATGTTACAACGAGGCGAAGCAGAGCTTATTATAACTGAGGAGTGGGAAGATGAGTAATACATACATTAAAAGTAATGATCCCAATACGAGGATGAATATCAGGAATTTCTTTTTGCCAGCGAGTGTTAAGCAAATTAAAATTGCTATGGAAAACCAGATTTACCTTGAAGCCCATTTAGCATTGAAAGAACTACTTGAAGAATGTGAAGCACATGGTGTGAGTAGTCCCTCTTATTTACCTTTATAGGACTTGACAAATGAGAGAGATTAAATTTCGCATATGTCACGAAACAAATTCTGATAAAACTATAATCTATCCTGATGAACATTCAGATAAGTATATGATAGGCATTGACGGAACTGTATATGAAAATTATGGTACAAAAGATAAGCCATTGTGGGAAAATGTTTTTGATGCCACAGTCTTTGTGCAGCAATATACGGGATTGAAAGATAAGAATGGTAAGGAGATTTATGAGGGGGATATTGTAGAGTGGCAATACAGAGACAGAAAAGAAAGATTCACAATAACCTACTGCGAAGAAGATGCTATGTTTCTAGGTAAAAAAGATCCTGATCGTCACGGTGGGGCAGAGCGTAATTGGCGATATTCTAAAGTGGTTGTAGGAAATATCTTTGAGGGAGTTGACGAATGAGTAACTTTGAATGTGAAAAATGCGGAACAATATGTTATGATACTCCTAGTGGATATATTACTGGGTGTGAGCATTACCCAGCAGACATAAACGTGATCAATTACCGAAAAAGAGAGAACGCAGATAAAGGAGTAGGGTGTAGTCGTACCTATGATTGGGCCTACTATCATAGAATTATTAAAATATTAGAAGATGTTGCCGACAAGGAGATAAATCTCGGTAGCGAGACAGGTCGAGAATTTTTAGCAGAAAAGATTATGGAGGCTCTTGACAAATGAGAGATGGTAACTTTTTAATTAACGCTATGCAAAAAAAGTTTGGCCGACACTTGTGGTGTACTGATTATTTAATTAAGTTTCTACATGAAAAACATATGGGTAGGACTATCATTACAACAAACCCTAAAGAAAATGAACAATGTATTGAACTAAACGGAAAATTTTCTATTGCAGAGCTAGATGCTTTGGTAATTGCTCAAGTTAATGAACGTGAGGGAGTTGACAAATGACTGATGATTTGGAATATCAAGAGTTAATCAAAGCAGATGCGATGGACAGAATGTCTGATCTTCACGGATATTGCCAACTTACTTTTTATGAGCCAATGCCTTTGAAGTTAGGCCCCTATGATTTAATATTTGAAGATACTCCACTTGATTCGGCTTCCGTTTTCGGTTGTATTTTTGAGGCAGCTATGATCAAGTCCGGTGCCACGGAGAAAGCAACTATTACCAGAGAAGCCAACAACAAATCTCCCTATGATTTTACTATAGAAACAGAGGATTGTATTATCCTCATCAATCTCAAGGTACGGAGAGTCAGGCGGAATGGCAAGAATGCTGGTGAGAGTGGGATTGCTGCCTATTCCAACCTATTGAACTGCTTAGAAAAACATAACAAGGATAAGCCGGTATTCTACTATGTCTATACAATAGAATATGATCTTGATCATAATAAAGAAGAGATCGTATTCTTATCATTTGATTATTACTGCTTGAATAATGTACTGATGGAGCCAGTGCGTACAGACGGTAGAAAGTGGAGTACAAAGTCAAAAAAAATTACTGGTAGAATTATGCTACACGCTGGTAATTCAAGATTAAAGAATATTGTTCCGACGTTTAATGAATTCACACTGAGGTTAGAACAACTAAGACGTCTTGAGTCTGATCTAAAATTACCAAAGGATTATTTTTATGGTCGGGCTTGTGACCCTAACATCAAGATATTAATTTAAAAGGGGAAGATTAACTATGTATAACGTTTTAGATTTATTCGCCGGTTGTGGGGGTATGTCTTATGGTATGGATAAGGTAGATGGTTTACAGGTCAGAGTCGCTAATGAGTTTGATGGGCCAGCATGTTCAACATTCAGGTTCAATCATCCTCATTGTAACTTAGTCGAAGGAAGTATTACCGATCCAACTATAAAAGATGTTATTGTAAAAGCCTGCATTGATAATGAAGTAAAAGTTATCCTTGGTGGAATTCCTTGTCAGGCATTTAGCAATGCTGGTAAGCGAGATCCATTTGATGATCGGGGACAATTGTATTTTGATTATTTTGATATTGTGGAGAGAGTAGATCCAGATGTTTGCGTTATTGAAAACGTCAAAGGTCTTGCTTCTATGTATCATTTTGAATCTGATATTCCAGATGATACTTTTAAACAGATCAATAAAGATTCAAAGAAGCTGAGTAGTGGTAAGTTACTTAAAAAATATAAAGAATATACATTCTCAGTCTGTGATAAATGGGTTGACCTATTTGTTGATTTAGGCTATAACGCTGAAGCAAGAGTATTAAAAGCTTCCAATTATGGTGTGCCGCAGCACAGAGAGAGAGTTATTATTATAGCGTCTAAGAACAAGGTTCTTTTTCCAGATGAGACACACAACGAGTCTGGTACGGGTGATTTGGAGAAATGGGTTTCCGTTAGAGATGCGATAGATGACCTAAAAGACATTGAGGAAGATATTGAATTTTCACATGAGTTCAGAGCTTATAAGACTGACCCATCGGTCCCAGATAAAATTATGGCTACTGAATACGGTGATAGTTATTCTGGATATGGTGAGGCCAATCAGAAATGTCATCCCGATAAACCGTGTAACACAGTTAAAGAAAATCATGGTGCAGTGTTTACCCACTATGAAAAAGGAAGACATATGACTGTCAGGGAATTGGCTAGACTACAGTCTTTTCCAGATACTTTTATGTTTAAGTGTAAAAAGGGACAGGCGTTCAAACAGATAGGTAATGCCGTTCCTTGTGGCCTCGGCACCGCCATTGGTAAATCTTGTTTAAAGATGTTAAGAAATAAAAATTAAGGAAGGATGAATTATGCAACTCCCAAACTATGATTTTTCAGACGAAAAAATTTCTATTGAAAATCTATTAAAGAAGATAGATAGCGGTGACTATGTTCTTAATCCTGATCACCAAAGAGATGAAGTATGGGCAGCCGACAGAAAGATTGCTTTCATTAACTCCATTTGGAGCGGAATTTCTATACCCCCACTTTATCTTGTGAAAAGATATAGAGATAGTGAAACTAAAAAACCATATGATGATAATTGGTATGGTATACGCAAAAATCTTTTACCGGAAGCTTGCGAAGTTTACTATGAAGTAATTGATGGACTACAGAGAGCTTCTAGTATAAAAGATTATATACATAACATTTATTCTTTATCTAAAGAGTTATCGACTCTACCTGATCTTTTTATTGATAAACTAGAAGCAAAGAAATGGGAAGACGTTAATGAGTCGAACCGAAAAAGTTTTCTTGATAAGCAGATAACTGTAATTATATATGAAACATATGGGGTGAATGAGATTGAGATTAAAAATCTTATCGATGCTTTATTTCAATCATATAATCAAAGCGAAAATCTTAATGATCAAGAAAAACTAAGATCAAAATATAGAGATACACCCTTAGTTAAGGATTTCCTCCGGCCATTTACTGGTGTTGATGGACCATATTCCGATATGCTTATTAAAGCCTCATCAACATCCTCGGTTATTCGACAGTGGGATGGTAGATATTTAACAGCACTTTTATATTACATTCATAATCAAGAACATTTAAATGGGTGGGCTGTTGCGAACGTGTTTAAATATTTTAAAAACAATGAAGAAGATATAGATATGTTCAAACTTATAAAAAATATCAAGAAAAGTTTAGAGATTATGAAATTTCTCTTTGATCAAACAGTAGGACTTAAATCAACTAGATTTGCAAAAGGTTCAAATTTTTATGCATTAAATGTTGTAATTATTGACTGGATACTAGAAGGTCGAGAAATTGATAAAGAAAAATTACTAAACCATCTAAAAGACTTAAGTGTAGACATAAGGACAGCAGCGGAGATAAAATCAACCAAAGTTAAAAATGATCTTGATGAATACTCATTGCGTGTAAATACTTCTGGGCATACCAAAGTCAATAGAGGGCTACAAAATAAAATTTTACACGATCACCTTGATTGTTGTACTGACAAAACAGATAAAGATCCATCTCGAAAATTTTCTGAAGTAGATAGAAAAAAACAATACCACAAACAAGATGGATACTGTTCTGATTGTGATGAGCAATTTGACATAGATGATATGGATGCTCATCATATAATCCCTCATGGTAAGGGAGGATTAACAGTTCCGAAAAATTGTACAATGTTGTGTAAAGAGTGTCACAAAAAAACCTATTCTCAAAAACTATTGTTTGAAGAACAATATACAAATAAAGTTTTACAAACGGTATAAACAGGAATTCAAAGAGTACCATACTATGATAAATAAAAATGAACTGAGGCGAACTGCCCATGACAACCGAAACAAACAAGAAGACAAAGACAAACTAAGTCGTTCGATTGTAGATACTTTCATGTCTCTATATGAATATGCCGATGCATCTGCTGTCATGTTTTATATTGATGTAAGGAGTGAGGTCAGGACTCGTCATGCTCTACCAGAGGCACTTAGTAGTGGCAAAAATATAGTGGTGCCTTGGTGTAATGACGATGGAGAGCTAGAGCTTTTCCATCTTGAGAGTATGGACGAATTAGAAACAGGTATGTATGGTATCTTAGAGCCTTCTCAAGAATTGCGTGGTCTTCCTCAGAAACAGGTTGACATAAAAGAATTAGATCTTATAATGGTGCCGGGCGTAGGGTTTGATGCTACTGGTGCGAGGATGGGTCACGGTAAAGGATACTATGATAAGCTGCTGGAGAATGCTCGACAGGGTACACCATTAGTGGCCTTGGCGTTTGAATGTCAAATGTTTGAAGAGATTCCAGTAGCATCTCACGATATTTATATGGATAAGATTATTACAGAACGGAATATATATGGAAATGTCTAAGCCAAACCATCCAGATTGGACTCTTGATTTTGAAGAAGTATTTGATGCAGTAGCTCGTGATATGAATGAGGGATTCTGTATCAATGTGGATTGTGGGGCTAGTAGCCTTGGTATTGAACCAGATGCTCAAGAACGTAGATGTGATGTCTGTCAGGAGTTTACTTTGTACGGAGCAGAACAAGTTTTAATAATGATGGACAATAATGAAGTTAAATAAAGAAGACATAGTAATTATTACAATTGAACTGCTTGTGACTTTTGTTTTTGTGTGGGTTATAAGTGTATTAATATCAGGATGATATTTTTTTCATTATATGGAGATATATGTGTTTACTGCATTAGTTCTATCAATTGTCTTGGCAAATCAACCGAAAGAAATGACCTTACAAGAGGTAGCTCAAGTCAGAGTCCAGTATATGGCCGATAAAAATTACAGGTGGCATCCTCCTTATTCAGTTTGTAGTCCGTGGAAACATGGAGCCAGATTTGAAGGATGTGGATGGGGACGTAAGGGTCGAAACCCAAAAACATTAGGCACCTGCATACCCAGAAGAAGAATGAGATTAGTAGCAGACGCAGTTGCTACTGGAAAATATGGAACTTATCGTTTAAGATTATGGAGATAAACTAAATTAAGGATATGTTGCTATTAATTCATCAGCATATCCTTATTTTTCCATCATAATATACTATTTCGGGTATAATTACATAGTATCATACTCTATGAGAAAGATTTAATATGAGTTATTCCGAAGATGAAGATGAAGATGAATATCTTTTTCAAAAATTAAATGACGAACTTCAGTCAATAATACAAAATGAGAGGACAAAACTGGCTTTTTTAGATTGGGTATCTTTTTTGGTTAATACAGAGGAACAATTAAGATATAATAGTGGAGATGAATATGAAACAAGGGATTTCTTTGCACTACACGGCATTGAAATGACTCCAAATCAAGTCAGGGATTTAATCATAGCGGTAGATGGTATACTAAACGCACTAGATTTCTTCAGGAATAGGAATATAACAAATGATGACGACATTGGATTGGATAGCGAAGAGATTTGAAGGTATGGATATCAGTGACTTAAATGATATTGAGCGTGAAGTTGTTGATAGATTAATAGATGAAGGATATTTATACGGAGAAGCTGTTTTTTCTGAAGAGGAAAACCAAGTCCTGTATTATGAATTAATTTACCAGCAAAATACAGAGTACTGTCCATCCTAATCTATAAAGATTGGAGAATAAATGAGCGACCAAAATCAAATTAGACACGAAATGGATTTAGTTATAAATGAATTAAATGCTAAAGGTGTAAAGTTTAACTCTAAAGAGAATGAAGTAACAGGACTGGGTGATGCATTAGAGGAAACTCTTACGAGGTTTGGAATTACCGAGGAAAGATTTAAAAATTGGTTTGGATTACAAGAATGTAATTGTTCCAAACGAAAAAAATATCTGAACAATCTTTTTTCATGGAAAAAAAATAAATCTTAAAAAGGAAATAAAGTGTTGAAGAATCCTAAAAAACCTAAGAAGACAATTAATAAAAAAAATACACCAGAAAAAGTATACAAGAATATAGATTCTGAATTGTTGCATGAATTTATTTCTAACAATGTATCTGAAAATATTCTTAAAAATAAATTCAAAATAGACGCTAAAAATGTTTTTCAGAATAATTTTAGAATAGATGTTTGGACTTTATATACTCAAGAAGATAAAGTAGTACCCACTATCAATTTAAGCGATTCTTTCTTCGTGGAATTAACTGAAAGTGGAGAAATTATAGATTTAACTATTAGAAGGGATTAATATGGAATTTCATGAGGCAGCAAGATTTAGCCCGGAAGGCAAACAAAAAGTTGCATTTATAGATATTGATGAAACAATTTGTTTTTATTCTGGTGAACGTCGCTATGATTTATCAGAACCAAGTCATGATAATATAGCAAAAATTAATAATCTATATGATGAGGGATGGAAAATTATTTATTGGACAGCTCGTGGTTCAACTTCTGGCAAGAATTATCGCAATCACACATTGACTCAATTGAACAGTTGGGGTTGTAAGTTTCATGAGTTAAAAGTTGGTGATGAAAAGCCACATTTTGATCTTGTTGTTGATGACAAGGCTAAACGTATTGAGGAGTTGTAAGGTGCCAACGCATAAGTTAATTGAGAAGCCTTGGGGGTATTATATTGATATTTATCGACCAGAGCATAAAAAAGTTGTATTTAAAAGAATTATAGTAGATCCCGACCAGCAATTATCCGAACAATATCATAAAGAACGTATGGAATTTTGGTTTATTGCATCGGGAGAAGGTGTTATTACTATTGATAATTCCGAACTATCTATTTCCGAAGGTGACCACATTGTTATTCTACCCACTGAAACACACATGGTGAAGAATACTGGAGACGAAGCTCTTGAAATTTATGAAATACAAGGAGGAAAATGTGACGAAGGGGACATCGTAAGACTTTCAGATAAATATGGACGATAATTATATAGAAAGAGGAATTATGACTAAAGAACAAGAAACTAAAACAGGCCGACATAAAGTTGAATTTAGATGTTTGCAGTTATCATTATTGATTATGATCCTTGTAAATCTCTATCTCTTTTTACAAAGATGTGATGACAGGTATGTTAACCAGCAATCCTTACACGATGGTAATGAACAGATCTATAAAGAACTTGAAAATGCCACTAATGTGATTTTTTATAATTCAGATTTGCTTATGAGATTTACCCACTATCAAGACAGTCATAACTCAGATGACAAACAGGGATTTCTTTGTCCTGAGTGTACTTCCCTTTGGCCTCTTGAAAGAGAAAAAAATCCTGATTGGATAGATTTACCTGATGAGGATACAGTATATCAAATATCAGATGCTATTTATGATGCAAAAGAAATTGCCACGCAGATTAAAAGACTTACTTATGGTCTAACAATTCAGCACGACAAGTTAAAATATACATTACTGAAGATGAGATATGCAGATGAAGATGAAGGCACAGAAGATAAACCTAAAGTAAAACTTCCTAGTCCAAATTCAATATTAGTAACATTTGAACAAAAATTGCAAGACAAGGATGGCACAGATGGCTTAGGAGATTTCTGTGAAGCTATTGAATCAAATATTAGACCAGATCTCCATACTAAATTAGCACCTCTTGTGGCGGCTATTAGGTATGCAGAAAATGGTGCTGAAGGTAGAGAGTATGGTATTTTACATCCCGATGTAGATCCTACATATAGATCTCAGGCTGGTTGGTGTGCCGCCACTGTACAGAAAAACTGGGATAGATATGAACAACACGGTGGAGACACTGAAGATATTCAGGAATATATTAATTTTTTAGGGAATGTTTACTGTCCCTTAGATGATTCCCGTGATGTAACTGGTTTAAATCAATATTGGCAAAAAAATGTTACCACATTTTATGGAGATTTTTCAGAATAACCCTTCACATTACCAATGACTCAACTATAATATTAATTGGGGAATGTAGTGTAACGGATAACATAAATGTCTTCTAAACATTTGATTCCAGTTCGAATCTGGGCATTCCCATTGTTTTAGGTTTTATAATGAATTTACAGGAAGAGTTTTTACTTATGTCTTTTAATGCAATTAATGATTCTCATGTCGTAGTGGGCAAGTTTGTACTCCCCCAACCACAAGGGTTGATTGAGGATTTTGATCTCACAGAGGACTACTATCCTGAACACACATCGTGGTGGGAGGAAGAGGATTTTAATGTTATTGAAACATATAATGCTAGTAATGAACAGCTCGCAGAGTTTGATTGGGAAGATGAATGAAGTGTATAAACCAAGTGTAAATCATTTTTTAACACTTGGGGGTACATAATGAATACTAACGATACCAGCACCAAGTTGGTATATTTGAGTATGATATTAGCTATAGGTATAATTTCAGCTTATGATAATACTTTAAGTCTTATCCACGCAGAGTTACTACCTGAATCAGAACAAAATCCTATGGGATTGTATATAATCAATAATTATGGTGTTTATAGCTTCATCAAGGCTAAAATGATTGGTACGCTATTATCTGTATTATTAATGTGTTTTTTGGTCAAAAATAAATTCAGGGTAGTTATACCTTTTATTTTCTTTTTTCAGTTATGGCTCTTTTACTATATAACATATTCAGGGGGTCCATCTGCAGGAGGCTTTCGAGCAAATATATTTAAATCAGTTATAGACTTTTATTATCAGTATTGGACATCATGAAAAAATTCTTTGATAGAAAAAATCAATTAAGTATATTAATTACATTAGTAGCAACTAATTTATTTTGGGTTATAGCTGCTGCGAGTAATCAACCTGAACAAAATTTAACTACAAGTGCTGTAGTTGAAGAAGTTTATGATGGTGATACAGTAGTGGTTAGTATTCAAAAACAAATCCGTGTACGAATGCTTGACTGTTGGGCACCAGAGGTACGCACCAAGGATATAGAAGAAAAGGAACTTGGTTTAAAATCTAAAGAATATCTAAAGTCTTTGCTCGCCGAAGACGATAAAATAATTATAGAAATTCCTATGACAGAGAGAATTCAAGATTCCTTTACCTTTGGACGGGTTCTTGCTTTCCTTTGGAAAGATCTGGATGGGGATGGTAAATTAGAAAATGTATCAGAAGTTATGGTACAGGAAGGTTTCGCTACTAAGACCAAGAAAGGTAAGTAAATGAGAAACTGTATTTTCGCGTTGTGTTGTGTTGTGGGGTCATCAGTTATGGCGGGAGAATCGGCAGAGCCGACTCTAGAGCCATATCCAGATCCTGCATTTACAGAAATTGCTGCACCAACGGATTGTTGTGGACCACGAGTTAGGAGATTCCATTGTATTGCTCCATGCGATATCTTTAGGGCGACAGGAGATTATGTGTACAATACTACTTCAGGTATAGTACATGGAATCGGTTCTGCTGTAGCAGCTCCATTCAAGACTCCCATTTGTCTCCCAGAGCCTCGTACTTATGAATACCGACGACCTCGTTGGTATTATCGTCCTGGTTTTTATCGCCGTATTAGATAGTTAAAGGAGTTGAGCCGGGCTTCGGCCCGGCTTTTGATTATGACAGATAAAAGATTTGATAACAGAACCAAGAGTACCTTCAAAAAGGACATCAAGTTTGGTACAATGGTTGAAAAATATTTCTTCGATAAATGGGTTTCTATTTGCAATAGTCGCAATGATATTGTATTATCTAACGTAAGAGATAATGGTATCGGTAATGATGGTGAATATGTAGAGACAGGCACCAATACTGCTGGTGCTGACTTCATGGTTGATATCGATTTGGCGGTTCATCATTTCAATCGCGTTGCTGTTAAAGACTTACCCTTAGAAATGAAGTGGGTTCCAACGGCAGGGAAATTTACGCTCAAGGTTAATGACCTAAAAGCATACATTAAAGAAGATGCCGCTATTCTCTTTATTTATAATTCTGTCAATTGTGGTACAAACCTTAAAAAACCAAAAGATTATAATTTAGAAAACTATATTGAGTTGATTGAATCAAAAGCGAATCAACTAAAATGGGGAATTATGTGGCCTGATACAGTAGATGTATTCCTACAGACAAATATGGATATGGGAAATATCCAGAAGATTCCATATATGGGAGGAAAACCCGGAATCATTTTAAAACAACAAGATTTTGATTTATGGTTTAAACAAGAACAATTATAATGGGGATGACTGGAATTGACTGATAATTAATGGTAATGATCGCATGTCGAGGTTGGTCAGTGGGCCTCGTAAAAAGCTGACTAAACAATAGATGCTAAAACTACTAGTTTTGCACTCGCTGCGTAGCAGTAGGGGTTGTCTAGCACCCTGTAAACCCAAGCTGGATATACTGTCGTATAAGCTGAGATCGCCTCTTAGAGGCTAAACATGTGAATGAGATTATTATTTGTGGTTATACAGGACGGGGGTTCGATTCCCCCCATCTCCACTCTTTACGGGAGCCTAATATGCCAAAGCCAGAAAAGATACAAAGAATACTTGATCAATATATTATGATGATGATATTTGGGTTGGGGATTGGTATCACATTTACTTTTATTATTTGTGGAATTGCATTGGTAATTACTTATTTATATGGTTAACAGGGGAGTGTATGGCTAAAGGATTTAAGGTTAGCATTGAAGATTGGACAGTTCAGCTAAAACCAAAAATCAAAAAGATGGTTGTGTGTAAAGATTCTCAAGAAATAAAGCAAATACCTATTGACAAGTTTGAGCAACATGGTATGATCTTATTCCCTAAGAAACTTTACAAGACTATAGCAGGGAGCTTGAGGAACTCTAATACTTACGATAGACTCATGGATCGATTCTACGAATATTTGGATGGAGATACATAGGATGTACTGCGTTGGGAATTGTTATTGTTGGGCTTTTATTCTTAAGCTTCGATACGGTGGAGAAATTTTTACTCATGGTTCTGAATTAGGTGCTAAAGGTAGAGAAGTAGAACATTATATGCTAAGAGATAGGAATGGTACTGTAAGACATTTTAAAAGAGTTTTCGATTTCTTACCTGAGCCTTTATGTTACTATTGTTTCATTGGTAAGATTGAACAATCTGGTAAAAGAAAGAAGAAAAAATGAAAATAGCAATTATATCTGGGTATTTTAATCCTTTACATGTTGGTCATTTAGATTACATGGAGGCAGCGAAAAAAATAGCCGATAAGTTAATTGTTATTATAAATAATGATCATCAGGTTGCAGTCAAGCGTAGCACCCCATTTATGAGTGAAGAAGATAGAATTAGAATTGTTTCTGCTTTACGATGTGTTGATAAAGTTGTTTTATCTCGTGATAAAGATTCCAGTGTTTTAGAAACATTGAAGCATGTTATAATTCAAAATCAAGCAAATGGTAGAAATCATTTCATGTTTTGTAATGGTGGAGACAGAGGTGATAGCAATACTCCAGAAGAAAAATTTTGTTCTAAAAATAATCATCAGTTAACCAGTGAGTATAATGTTGGTGGAAGCAAGGCGGAGTCATCCAGTGTTCTGATTAACAATGCTGCAAAAATGCAAAGAGAGTCACAAGATGAGCTTAAGAAAATTGATAAAGTTCTCAAGGAATTTAAACTATGATTCTTAAGAGATGGGATATGAGATTCTTAGAAATGGCTCAGAATGCTTCTACTTGGTCTAAAGATCCTTCGACTAAAGTTGGTGCTATAATTGTGGATGATGATAAACGTGTTGTATCTGTGGGATACAATGGTTTCCCAAAAGGCGTAGCAGACGACGAAAGGTTGGATGATCGAGAAGAAAAATACAAAATGATTGTACATGCGGAAAGAAATGCCTTGCTTTTTGCTAATACAGATGTTAAACATTGTCATATTTATACTTATCCTTTCTTGCCTTGTTCTGTATGTGCTGGTATGATTATTCAATCTGGCATCAGTAGGGTGATTTCTTTTAAATCAGATAACAAGAGATGGCAGGAAGACTTTGAGATATCTCGCAAGATGTTTGAAGAAGCAGAAGTGTATGTCATAGAATATGATGTATCACCCTAACCACAATGGTTGAATATTTTATCAAATTACAAATAATCTTAAATAAAGTACTTAACTTTATTGTTCCAGTGTGCTATAATTAGTATACTACCTCACTAAGGAGAAGAAATGCCAAGCGAACGAGAAATGGCGGAAGCCCACCTGTTGAATGTGCAAAGAGAAGTTCAAGTAATTGACCAGAAGATTGCTGAATTGAATTCAGAAAAAGAAAGAATGGTTGAATACTTAAATGAAGGATTGCAGACCTTGCAAGCTGACCAAACAAATGAGGAGGTAGTTGAAGGTGCTGAGTCTGAATGATAATTCCCACTGTGGGAGTTTGTTTTTAATGTTTTTTGTTAGGAGAGTTAAGATGGATAGAAGCGATTTTTATGAAACACTGAACAATCTTCCTCAGTGTTATCGTTGGGGTATGGAAGATTCAACTATTACTGCTACGAAAACTCGTGGTAATGATAGGGGTGAAACTTTTAATCCTGTTACTGCTGTAGCTCACAAGAAGGGTCTTGGGACTTTCAGTAATAACAAGAAGGAAACCATGAAGGCTGGTTCAGCACTTGGTCTTCCTCGAAGTTTTACTCAGCATGTGTATGATGCAACGCATAGCCGTACCAATCGTGGTAATGCTCAGGTTGTCCGTGGTAGAATCTTGTCGAATGTTAATAGCCGCTAGATTGATTAGGAGAGCTAGGAATGAATGTAAATTGTTTTAATGGTTGTGGACGGTTGACCCGTGACGCTGAGTATTCTCAGACTCAAAAGGGTGTTGCAATGTCCAAATTTCGAATAGCTATTAATAGCTATCGTGGACAAGAGGAAGAAACCACCTTCCTAAATGTGTTGTGTTTTGGTAAGATGGCAGAGAATCTGAATGATAAGCTGACTAAGGGTCGTATTGTTTCAGTTCTTGGTCCTCTTAAGGTGGAAGAATATGAAGATAGCGAAAGCAACATGCGTACCTCATGCAGTATTTTTGCTGATAAGATTTCTTTAGGCCCAAGCCCTAATTAAATTTTCACATGAGTTGCCGGATCTCACCAAAACCGGCTTTTAGGATATAAAAATGATAACGCATTGGGATGAAGTAGTTGATCAAACCTCCATCATTTTTGCGGTTGGTTGTATGATTTTAAGTGTTTTGTATGGTTTTGGTGTACTATCTATTAGGCTTCCAAATTTTAGCGAAATAAAAATTGCAGAATTTGAAACTGAAGTACCTCAAAGCCCTGTTGTCGTCACAGATATTGAACCTAAACCTAAGCTTAAGCCTAAACCTAAGTATAAGGCTGCTCCCAAGAAGAAAAAAGTTAAAAAGAAGGTTACGAAGAAAAAACAACCTTCTAAATTGCAACAAGATTGTATTTTAACTTTAACCTCCCTTGGAGAAAAAAAGACACAAGCGAAAAAACTTGTTAACGATATATTCAATAATCACACTATAACATCTATAGAACATTTTTTAGGAGTTATTTATGCCAATCCCAAGTAAAAAAGAAGGTGAAAAACCCAATGACTTTATGTCACGATGTATGAGTGATAACCAGTTAAAAGAAGAATATCCATCTAATAAACAAAGAACTGCTGTTTGCTTAAGTAAAGCCGCTGAATCTCTTGATTATATGGAAGCCGCTGACTTTAGTTTCTCATATGAAGCTTATGGTTTTGAAGAAGAAATCAATGAAGATAATTTTGTAGTCCCAGAAGAAAATGATTATATTGAGGCGGATGAAGATATTGAAGAATGGGATATTGCAGCCGATAGACCGGGATTATGGGAAAATATCCGTAAGAAGAAGGAACGTGAAGGTAAGAAATATAAGCCAGCTAAACCCGGAGATCCTGACCGTCCAGATCCAGAATCTTACAAAAAAGCTCAGGAATCAGTAGCACATAAAGCTGGCCCAATGCAAGATTATGTATTTGATTCTAAGGAAGCTGCTGAAAAAATGGCTGAAAAGATTGGTCTATCTGGTGTTCATTCTCACAAGAGTGGAGACAATAAAACATTATGGATGCCCGGTAAAAATATGAAAGAATTCCAGACTTGGTACAAAAAGCATGAAGGAGAAGATAGTAAGGGTAGCTTTAAATACAAAGACCCTAAGACTGGTGAAGTATATGAGTACGAGAGAAAAGGTATCTACAAGAAGGGCGGTAGAACTCTTATCCCAGTTCGTGCATCGGAATATCAAGGCAGAAAGGTCAAGATAAATAAACCTTTTAGAACTCCAGATGGTCCCAAGAAGTTTTCAGTCTATGTTAAGAATGAAAAGGGTAATGTAGTTAAGGTAAACTTTGGTGATCCAAATATGGAGATCAAGAAGGATAATCCTGCACGACGAAAAAGCTTTAGGGCAAGACACAAATGTGAAACTCCGGGTCCAAAGTGGAAGGCTCGATATTGGTCTTGTAAAAACTGGTAGATATTGAAGGATAGTTATGAAAAACGAAGTTGAATTGATTGGTTATTATGGTGGCGATAAAAGTCACGCACTTTCTGCTTGGACTTCTACTTCCAGAGAATTTACTGAAGACAAGGAAAAACGCATAGGTAGGCTCCTTACTATGTTGGCTGAAGCGGGACATCATACTCCGTTTGAGAAATCTTCTATACATTTCTTAGTAACTACGGATATTGCCTCACATATTCAGATTTTAAAGCATAGAGTGGGAGTCAGTGTCAATGCTGAGTCTGCTCGTTATAAGGAATTGCAGGAAGATAAGTATTACCTACCGGAAGATTGGGGTGAGACTGAATGTACTGCATATATCGCAGATGATTTTCCAACAGCGTTTGCTGAACCTCACGATGAATGGGTGGACATTTTAGAGAAGTACACGAATCTAGGTAATGAACTTTACCATCAATGTATAGCAGACCTCGAACCTTGGATGGGACGCAAGAGAGCAAAAGAATCAGCCAGATTCTTCAAGACATACAACAGTCAAATTACTGCTGATATCATGTTCAACTGGAGATCGTTCGCACATTTCTTAAATCTTCGAAATAAACCTGATGCTCAACTTGAAATTCGCGAGATTGCTGCTACAATGTTGGAGCAAGTGAAAAGTATAGAGGGAAATCCATTTAAATTAACCTTGGAGGCATTTGAACTATGAGTAGTTATCGTGAATTAGCATTAGATTCTTTGTACCATCAGGCTATTACTGACAAAGTAAAGGCTGAAGCAAGTCTACATATGTTGCTGGATCATCCAGCAGGTATTGGTGACCATAGTACAGGAGATCTACACAACAACCTACAAGAATCCTTGGCAAATTTAGCAGATGCTGAAGATAGGCTGGAGACACTTAAGAGATTCAGAAACAAACCTGATGAGGTTTCTCTCCATAATAATTAGAGGGGATTATTTATGTTAACTTGGTATACAACAACAGAATGGATTGCCTTACAGTTTAATAAAAAAGATTTAGAAGATTTAACTGAAATTGAGAGTACTATTGCAAAAAAATTGATCCAAGAAGGATATTTAGACGATAGAATAATTAGTAAGACTGATGGTACACAAAGACATAAGCTATTTTATAGTCATGATGTGCCACGCGAATAAGGAAATGATATATGAAGATAAATATCATCGGGCCTATCAATCAATTAGGATACGGCATTGCTTCATTAAATATTGTAAAAGAATTTAATAAAATTGCTGATGTAGCATTGTGGCCTATTGGAGAAATTCAGTGTAGTAATCTTGGGGATTTTGAGGTATGTAAAAAACTTGCTAACAATATGAATAAATCAGGTTTTGAGGATGCTCCCGTCTTAAAGATCTGGCACCAGCATGATATGAGAATACCTGAAGCTCTCACTGGTAAAACATTTGGATTCCCAATTTTTGAGTTGGATACATTTACAGATCAAGAAGTTAATGAATTAAATTCAGTTGATCATCTTATAGTATGTTCAGAGTGGGCTAAAGAAATTGTGGAGCAGAATGGTATCACTGTGCCAGTCAGTGTAGCTCCACTTGGTGTAGATTTAGATATATTTGTCCCAACCAAAGTAGATCAGTATAGAAGTAAAACTATCTTCTTTAACTGTGGTAAATGGGAAGTTCGTAAGGGTCATGATATCCTAATCAAAGCTTGGGATATGATAGATCAAGATAATGTTGAATTATGGATGATGTGTGAGAATCCTTTTAATTCTCTTAATGAGGCGAATTATTGGAGAAATCTATATGATCGCCCTAATGTTAAACTTATACCAAGGGTTAATACGCAGGTAGATGTGTATAATATTATGGCTGAAGTGGATTGTGGAGTCTTTCCATCTAGGGCAGAAGGATGGAATTTAGAGGTATTGGAGTTGATGGCATGTGGAAAGCATATTATAACTACAGATTATTCAGCTCATACTGAATTTTGTACTAAAGAAAACTCTGATTTAATCCCGATAAGTAGTATGGAGCCTGCATTTGATGATAAATGGTTCTTTGGTCAAGGTAATTGGGGTAAGATAGAAGATTCAACCATACAGATATTATCTAAATACATGCAAGATTTTGCGTTGTCTGATCATCGCACATTTAATCAAACGGGTATAGAAACTTCTAAAAAATTCACTTGGTCACACACAACACAAGAAATTATAAAGTATGTTTAAATTTATAAAAAATTATTTTAATTATAACACAAAGTCTGAAGAACAAATAGAAGAGAATACAGAAGACGGTAAACCTCTAATTAATATTAATTTTCTACTGACTACACAAGGTACTTTATTTATTGATTTAGAAAATTCAAATAGACCATTTGAAGCTGTTGAATTAGCCACATTGATTAATTATGTTAGTTCTTTTCGTGGTCAAATGGATACTTTAGAATTAATTCAAAGTAATTTGTTAGATCAAGATCTAAAACAGTTACACGATGATTTTATACAATTATACATAGATCTCAAAACAAATGAAGCTCAAGAGCTTACAGATAGAAAGGAGGCAGATAGTACTCCATACATAAATCCTTCTGAAATGTTACCATGAAAGGTGATTATTATGTCTAAAAAAAATAAAATTGGTTGGCAAAAATATGAGGATCTTTTAGAGAAACAAATAAATTCGCCTTTAATAGACATGATAGCTGCTTCAATATTGAAGCCCATCTCTATAAATAAAGAAATAGATTACCCTCTTGAATATGAGAAAGGACAAGAAGAATACCAAGAATCAGATATGTCATCTGCATTTTCAGCAATGCCAGAGGATTTATCTAATGAGATACAAATGATAACGAATTTTGACTGTTGGTTGGGACATACTAATTTCAATATTACTAAATCACTTAAAGATAGATTAGAAAATATAAGAGGGGTTGAAGTATTAAAAATTTGTAGTAGGTATAGATTTTTTATTGGGGTTGGTAGAATGTTTGACTTTTCTAATGTAAGAAAAGAAATTGAAGAAAGTTTTATATAAGGATAATATAATGATTGATGATAGGATTAAGACATTGATACAGGATGAGGAAATTTCAAGATTAACAAAAGCAGCAGCATCTTCTTTTCGTTATTCTTTAACTGAAGATGAAATAGAAAATTGTATTTACCATGCTATATGGAGGGCATACGATAAATATGATGCAGAATTAAACAACTGTAAATTTTCTAGTTATCTTTATCGAGGCGTCGTTATGGAATGTATGAGTTTTAAGAGATCAAGCGAGAAAAGAGTATTCTCGGGTTTAAGAGGATCTGTAAAACATAACAAATCATATGATCCATATAATGATAGAGTCGATATGTTAGATGAAATCAATAATTGTGAAGATCCATCAATAATTTTTGATAGGTTTTACAATAATATGACGATCAAAGAGATTGCAAAAACTAATAATATTTCCAGAGAATTAGTTAGGAGAAAAATTAATAAAAACCTGAAAATAATGAAGAGAAATTTGGTCGAGAGTGTATAATAGATTGGACTATTGGACTTTTTTGCGGATCTGGATTTTGTTTATTGTTTATTTTGTTTTATTTTATGAAGGAGACGCAAAATGTCTACAGTAAGACCCTCGGGTGCTGGTGATGTCGCAGTTGGCACTGGTGAAGTTAAAGATGGTGGTTCTATTTTTCAGGCTGGTAATGCTGATACTACCACGGGTCCAATTAGTAATGCAGTAACAATCGTTGGTACTGTTGATGATTTAAGAGATGTGGGTTCTAAAGTAGTAGCTAATGACGGTACTGGTGCTGCAACAACTGATAGAGTAGGTGTTGCTAAAGCACTTAGTGGTGGTACATTAGCTTATGAATCTACTGCTACTCAGTGGATAATGAGAGGTGGAGGAGTTACAAGTACATTATCTAATGTAGCTACTACCGCACTCGATACGACGGCAGCAGACTGGAAGGGTGTTGTTCGTGACGGTGTTCATGAACTGATAACTACTCGACAACTTGGTACGGGTGGTGGTACATTCGATATCTATGCTGTACCAAGCACTCAAATTACACCTAACTTTACCAAGGGTGCTGGTGCTGGTACTGTTGTAAATTATGTAGCTCCTTCTGGAACGGGTGGTCACGCGGCAATTGATAATGCTGCTTCTACATCCAGATCTGTTCCGGGTGAACTTACATACCACTTCGGTGGTTTGGCGGCACCTACAACAGATGAATATAAGGCTAAAGATACATTTGAATCCTGATAGGATTCTTGTAGCTTAAAGGATTAAGCAGCCTCATCCTCATATGGGGGTGAGGCTTTTTATTGCATATGACTGTTTGACGATTGGAGTTTTTATGTCTTCTGATTTTCAGTTAAATATCGAATTCATTTTAAAACTTTGTACACCAATTATTGGTGGTTTAGCTGCTGCTATAACCGTGTTATGGAAATCAATGCACCGGCAAATGGTGAGTACTGAAAAAAGAGTCAGTAAAAAATTACAAGAATGTGAAGATAGACATGTTGACCGTGACATGTGGGCGGTCTCAATGAGTGAGAAAGTCGGTAGATTAGAGGGATTAATGGAGGGTCATGAACAAGCTAGAGAAGATTTAAAGTCACTTAGTGACAAGGTTGTTGTTTTACTAAATTAAGAAAGGTCTAATTATGGGTTCTGAAAGTTTTAAGTTAAATGGTGCTGAAGTTATTTTAGTATTGAAAACAGGTTTACTTGTAGGTGCGGCTGCTGGATTAGCCTTTGTGTCCGAGAATTTGATTAATATCGATCTTGGTGCTTTTGGTCCACTAATAGTACCTGTGGTCACTGTTGGTCTACAGTCACTAATTACTTGGATTAGAGATAATACGAAGTAATATGACTGAAGATTTTACCACACCACGCAAAACCCTAAAAACCTATCAGGACGGATTCGTTGGAACAATATGTGATGACGAAGATGTTGCTGATCTTTTAGGTAAGTTAAAAACCCCTTTATTTGGTGCAGCGGCATATAGTTTATATGGTAGTGGAGAAGGGAAGCTCTCACTACCTTATAAGTCTTTGCTGAAATTCGATAAAGGGTTTGGTCCATCGGAGCGTCAAACTACTGGTGATTGTGTTTCTCATTCTACAAGAAATGCAATTGATCTCACACGGGCTGTTGAGATTGACGTAAAAAAAGAACCAGAGAGTTTTTTGACCAGAAGTGCTACAGAAGGCATATATCAATCTCGTGGACATAAACGTCAAGGAATGTCTTGTTCAATTGCCGCAAGATATGCACACCAAAAAGGTGGTATTCTCCTTAGAAAAGATTATGGATCAATAGATTTATCTGTATATAATTCTAAAATTGGTGCAAATCACTTAATTCCCATGCAGATATATGTCGATGAAGCAAATAAGCATCGAGTTAAAACCGTCTCTATGGTTACAACAATAGAAGAAGCAAGAGATGCTTTAGCTAATGGGTATGGTATATCTGTTTGTAGTGGTTATGGTTTTAGCTCAAGAAGAGATGTGAATGGAATTGCTAAACGTGGTAAAGGATGGAGCCATGCTATGGCTTGGATTGCTTGCGACGACACTAGAAAAGTACATAGAGAAACATTGTTCTTAGTGCAAAATAGCTGGGGACGATGGAATTCTGGTCCTAAGACACATGGACAACCAGATGGTAGTTTTTGGATTCGTGAAAGCGATGCACGAGCTATGTTGGCTGGTCGTGGTTCTTGGGTATTTAGTGACGTACAGGGTTTTCCTGCTAGAGAGTTACCAGATTACGGTATGATAGATTTTCTATAGGAGAAAGAAATGAAGTTTGGATTGCTTGCCGCGACAATGATTGTTATGGTATTAGGTACAGAGACGAATTATAGACCTAAAATATCAGTAGATATTGCTAAGGTTTTAGTGACTGATGGTGTAGATAATACACCGAAGCCTACACCAAAACCTATACCAGAACCAGAAGGTCCACATCCAGATGCAGATAAATGTATCTGTAAAGGTACTGGTATAATCAAACAAGGCGATGGACATGAAACTAAATGTCCTCATCATGGGAAGAATGAAGAAACTGGATGCACAAAAGATACTTGTACTGGTAAGTGTGGAGGTAATTGTCAATGTCGTAGCGGGCAAGCTTGTACTCCCCCAACCACAGGGGTCGATGGAAAAATTCAACTGATATCTAATACAGTTGAAAAGAAGGCAGAAGTTGATTATCATTTGTATTACTTTGGGGCTACTTGGTGTGGCCCATGTAGGCAAATGAAAGCAAATGTTTGGAATAAAAAGAATAATGAATTGTATGAACTATTGAAAGATCGTAATATCAAACTTACCAAGCTTGATTGGGATACTAAAGATCATAGAGAACTTTTCAATAAATACAGGGTAAGAACACTTCCACAAACAATACTGGTAAAAAAAGATACTACTAAAAAATTAGTTCACTATACAGGATATGTTGGTAAAAATATCTTATTAAAAAAGATAAAGGATAATACGAATGACTAAGTATGTAACACGGGATAATTTAGATAATTTACATCCTGATGTAAGAAAAATTGCCGACGAAGTAGTAGACAAGATGCATGGTAAAGATATTTATTTTTTTGATATTATAACCATTGTTGCAATTTGCAACTGCATAATCAGCGTTATAAGACTAATATATGTATGCTACAGTAGTAATGCGGAGAGAGCTTTGTCCTCTATACAAAAACCGGGTCTTTTACAGCGTTTCTTTATTAAAAGAGACATTAGAAAAAACTTTGCATACTATCGGACTCATAGTACTATGCCTTCAAAGTCTAAGATACAAAAAGATCTTTATTCGTCTATAGTAGATCAGTCAAATAATATGAGTGCAGGAGACATAGAGAACATACTTGGTATTTATAAACGTCATGGACTATTTACAGGAGATGAACAATGATAGATCAATTGGGAATTGAAGTATGGCAATTAGTTTTACTTGGTGTAGCTGCTGCCGTTTTAATTAGCATATTTTTTAATGGTGATGTCACAAAGCCAAAACTAAGATCAAACGCTAAACCGCAAGCCACCTTTTATGATGAAGATATTATTCGTATTGTATCTGCGTGGTCATCCTTTAAAAAAGAATGTGTAGATGCCGGACTTACTGAAGCCTCTAATAAAGTAGATGCAATTTTTCCACTATTGATTATTTCTGATCGAGGTGATCATACGGATCAAATATCCAAAGAAGATGAATCTGACGTTGATATTGATAGAAAGGACGTTGTAGTATGATAAATAGTGATAAAATATTAGAAATTTGGAACGATAAAACCTCAAAGATTATTATTGTTGTAGTTTTGGTGTTTGTGTCTCTTGTTGGTCAACCGATTATTGAAGCATTACAGAGTACAGAAATAACGCCAGTAGATAATAAACCAGAAGTTGTTGAGCCATCATTAACAAATAAGACATTAGTTGAAGAACTGATACTATTAGATATCAATAAAAAGGATAAAACTCAACTGAGAGATTATTTTTATACATTGTCAGATGTAGTCGAGACGGAGCCGGGATTGATCCAAACAACAGGACAATTTAAGAATTTTAATTCAATTGCAGGACAATTAAACTTTACTGGACTTGACTTAAAAGATAAATATACTAATCTTGGTGAATCAATAGATGAAATTATTATAGCGACCCTTGGTAAAGAAAATGCAGATTTTACACCAGAAGCAAGAACTAGTTTAGTTAATGTTTTAGACGCTATAGCTTGGAGTTTTAATCAATGAGTGATTTTAAGCAAGAAGATGTTGTAATTAGTGGTAATGAAAGTGGTGAGTATGGTGGGCTATTTGATATTGATATTACTGATACGCTAATTAAGAAAGCATTGAAGAAGGTTAACCTTGAACAGTCTCATATTGATAAAGCACGAGAAGTAATTGATATGCTCGAATTTACCAAGGAAGATGGTAAAGATGTTGTTTATGTAAATGTTGGTAAAAATGTACAAGTAAAAATTGTTAGATAGTTGAATTTATAGCCACCTTTGTAAATTGGTGGCTATATTTATCTTTTGATGTATAAGGAATAATTCAGAAATGCGTGTAACTAAACGGAATGGTCAATCGGAAGACTATAATGTCGAAAAAATTCACCAAGTTGTACAATGGGCAACGGAGGATCTAAATGGTGTATCTCTTTCTGATATTGAGATGAATGCTAATCTATCTCTGTATGATGGTATACCTACTTCAGAGATACAACAAATCCTAATTAAATCTGCTAATGATCTAATTTCAGAATCAGCCCCAAATTATCAGTATTGTGCTTCCCGATTGTTAAATATGCAGCTTAGGAAAGATGTTTGGGCTAGTGGTAAGAAACCTCCAGAATTTTTTGATTTCATTGCTATAAGAGTTGATAACGGCGTTTATGATCCAGCTATTTTAGAAAAATGGTATAAAGAAGATATAGAAAAATTTGAATCCTATATCAATCATTCACGAGATGATTTATTTACTTATGCTGGATTACAGCAATTAATAGATAAGTATCTTGTTAAGAATAGATCAACTGGGGAAATATTTGAAACTCCACAGTTTGCATATATGCTTATCGCTATGTGTCTGTTTGATGATGTTGCTGAAGTTAAAAAAGCCTACGATGCATACTCTACATTTAAGATTAATTTACCTACACCGATTATGGCTGGCGTTAGAACCACTATTAAGCAATTTGCTTCATGTGTCTTGGTAGATGTCGATGATGATCTTGACAGTATTTTTGCATCAGTACACGCTGTTGGTAAGTATACTGCTAGACGTGCTGGTATTGGTTTGAATATGGGACGTATCAGACCCATCAACGCCCCTATCAGAGGCGGCGAGGTCATTCACACAGGCATCATTCCATATCTAAAGAACTTTGAGTCGGCTGTTAAGTCAACGAGCCAGAACGGCATCAGGGGAGGATCTGCTACAGTACATGTACCCTTTTGGCACTATGAAATAGAAGATGTCCTTGTTCTCAAGAACAATGCTGGCACAGATGATAATAGAGTTAGAAAGCTGGATTACTCAGTTCAATTTTGCAAACTGTTCTATGAACGCCTTATAGCTAATGAAGAGATTACATTATTTAATCCTCATGAGACTAAAGGCTTGTATGAAGCCTTTGGTGATAATGAAAAGTTTGAAGAGCTATATAAGAAATACGAGAATGCTCGTAGTATTAAGTTTAAGAAGAAAATCTCAGCAAGGAAGCTCGCGGAGGTATTCGCAAGAGAGCGGCTTGAGACTGGACGTATTTACTCTATGAATATCGATACAGCCAATGAACACGGGTCGTGGGATATTCCTGTTAAGATGTCAAATCTATGTCAAGAGATTATTCATCCCACTGTGCCAATCAAAGATATCAATGATCCAGACGGTGAAATTGGTATCTGTATTTTATCTGCTTTAAATCTCCTTGAACTAAATTCAGATGAAGATATTCAAAAGACTTGCGAAGTTGCTGTTAATACCCTTGAGGCAATTATCGATTATCAAGATTATCCTGTGTTGGCTGGTGAAAACTTTACCAAGAACAGAAGATCTTTGGGTATTGGTATCACAAACCTTGCAGGATTTTTGGCAAAGAATAAGATGTTCTATGGAGATCCTGAAGCATTAGTACTGATCCATGAGACAATGGAGAAAATTCAGTGGAATTTGATTAATGAATCTTGTAAACTTGCTGAGAAGCTGGGACCATGTGAGAAGTTTGAAGACACTAAATACTCTAAGGGACTTTTGCCGATTGATTGGTATAAAAAGTCGGTTGACAAATTGGTTAAGCCTAAGTATAATATGGACTGGAAGGGTTTAAGAAACAGAGTTAAAGAATTTGGATTAAGGCATTCTACCTTATCCGCAGTTATGCCCTGTGAATCATCCAGTGTTATTCAGAACAGTACAAATGGTATTGAGCCAGTCAGAAACCTTCTACTTTACAAGAAGGCAAAGAATGGTATCTTGAAACAACTGGTGCCAAATTATTATAATCGCAAGAATTATTATACTAAAGCTTGGGAAATGCGGGATAATGAAGCTATGCTTAATACTGCTGCTGTTATTCAGAAGTTTGTAGATATGAGCATGAGTACAAATCTCTATTACAATTATGCTCATTATGAGGATGGTAATATCCCCTTGAGCATCCTAATTAAAGATCAGATCTATGGTTATAAGTATGGGCTGAAGAACTTCTACTATGCGAATACTCCAGATGGAGATGGCGAAACTGAAGCAGATCTAAACTGCGAAGGCGGGGCTTGTGCAATATGAAAACTATCTTCAATACTAAAAAGGTAGATATTTTGAGTCAACCCCTCTTTTTAGGTAAAGATTTGGGTGTTCAGAGATTTGATATGATTAAATATCCAGTGTTTACTAATCTGGATAATAAGATGATGGAATTTTTCTGGCAACCAAAGGAAATAGAACTAAAGAAGGATAGGTCTGATTTTAAAGAAATGTCTGATAACGAGAAGTTTATCTTTACTTCTAATCTTAAGTATCAGACTATGCTTGATAGTGTTATTTGTCGTGGTGTTCCCACATTATTGGGATATGTGTCTAATACTGAGTTAGAGAAATGTTTGATAACATGGATGTTTTTTGAGTCGATTCATAGTTTCAGCTACTCTTATATTATTCAGAATGTTTATGCAGATCCCACGGAAGTGTTTGATGGTATTTATACCGACAACGAGATTATGAAACGAGCATCCAGTGCTATTGAAGATTATAATAATCTTATGGGTATGGCTGATAGCAAAACAGCGGATATTAAAAAACAAATCTATATGACGATTATAAGCATCAATATCCTTGAAGCTATAAGATTTTATGTCAGTTTCATCTGTTCGTTTGCCTTCGCAGAAAATAAAAAGATGGTTGGTAATGCTGATATTATTAAGCTTATTAAAAGAGATGAGGCTCTGCACCTGTCTAATACCCAAGAAATACTCAAAATTCTTCATAAGGAGGAGAGTGAAGGGTTTGTTAAAGTGGCGGAACAGTGCCAAGATGCTGCCGTAGAAATGTTTAATAGGGCTGCTCAAGAAGAAAAAGAATGGGCGTCATACCTATTCAAAGACGGATCAATTATTGGTTTAAATGAAGTAGTATTACATCAATATATTGATTGGTTGTGTATGTCAAGAAGGAAGGCGATAGGATTACCATATGAAAAAGTTGGTAAGAATCCTGTTGCTGGTTGGACAGATCCTTGGATGAAAAGTGAATCTGTTCAGGTGGCACCACAAGAACACGAAATTACCAGCTATAAAATTGGTGCGAGTAAAAATGATTTAGAAGATGTAGATTTTGGAGATCTATTATGACTACCAGACGAAAATTTTTGAAGGGTGGAGCGGCTTCATTGTTTTTGCCTATGAGTTCGTATGCTTCTGAGGTGGCTGAAGCTTCTGATAAGTCTCTCATTATTGTATTTCTAAAAGGTGGTCCCAGTAGTATCGACATGTTTGATATGAAACCGAATGCTCCTCTTGAATATCGTGGAGAATTTTCACCAATTTCAACATGTGTGCCAGACATACATATAACAGAACATCTTCCTTTGCTCGCACAACAGCAAGACAAGTTCTCAATAGTTAGATCTATGTCACATAGTGACTCTAATCATGGTTCTGGTGATCATTATATATTGACTGGGTACAAGCCCAATCCAACATTTCAGTCTAAACAGATGCCAAATAATCACAATCCATCCTTTGGGTCTATTATTGCTCACGAAAAAGGTGGTATCGGATCTGTGCCTCCTTATATTTGTTTACCTACTATGCATAGGAGTGGTAGTTCTGCATATCTAGGATCATCATATGCTCCATTTGTCATTGCGGCAGATCCTAATTCACCAAGTTTTTCTGTACCAGATCTTGTGCCACCGTTTGATTTGCCCGATGATAGAATAGCAATTAGGGAAAAGCTGAGGCGTCAGCTATCTAAGTTTGAAGGAACGAAGGAAGTTTCAGTTAGATCAAATCGTAAAGCAAATAGTTTTAATGCATTTAGAGAGTCTGCCAAAACTCTAATGCTATCAGCAGAAGCCAAGGCGGCATTTGACATTGATCGTGAACCAGCTAAAATTAGAGAACAGTATGGTAGAAGTACACTAGGTCAGAGTTGTTTAATGGCTCGCCGTTTAGTAGAAGCTGGTGTGAGGTGTGTGACTATTCAGCATACTGACTGGGATACTCATGATGAGAACTTCCGATTACTTAAAGATGAATTACTACCACCATTAGATTCTGCCATCTCTACTTTGTTTGCTGATCTTGCAGATCGTGGGTTGTCAGATAAAACCTTGGTATTAGTCACTGGGGAATTTGGTAGGACTCCAAAGATTGATGCAGGTGCCGGGGGACGTGGACATTTCCCGGCAGCATTTAGTTTATTACTGAGTGGTGGTGGATTAAATTCAGGAATGTGCGTGGGCGAAACCGATAGAACTGGAATGTCGTGTGTGGGAGGTTGTTATACTCCAGAAGATTTAGCGGAAACTGTTTTAACATCTTTAAATATTAATACTCACCAAGAACTTCATTCCGCTGAAGGTAGACCGTTTGGTATGGTCAATGGTGGTAAGCGTATAAAAGAATTATTTTAAGGGGAACAATGATGAAATTTTTTAAACACTTTACTCTAATAGCGATTGTAGTGACACTATTTATTACTGCATCATCTCCTGCATCTGCACATCCAAGATTTCGTGGTGGATTCTTCATTAACGCATATCCTAATGCGTATCCTGAACATTATGATTATGGGTTTTATCGACCTGCACCGTGGAATTTTGGCTATTATAGGGGTCGTCGTCCCAGTAGAGGATTTGGTCTTAACTTCTCTCGTGGTGGATTTGGTTTTACATATGAATCCAATAGAGGTCGTCGCCGTCACAGACGTGATAATGAGCGACGTGGTGAACGACGTAGTAACCGACGCAACAACGATTAAAAGACTGCACAAATGAAAACATACGTAGTATACTACAGGGAATACGGATGGAGAGACGATGGAGATCATCATATAGTATCAATCCATAAGACAATGGATGGTGCGGAAAAGGCCAAGGAAAAATCTCAAGAAGAAGACCGTAAGTATGTCGGCGGTGATGAAATTTGGGATATTCTGGAATACAAGTTAAACGATTAAACGATTAAAAGGAAAAGTAAATGACAGTTCAACTTACTGAAGCCGCTGCAATTGAAATCCAGAGTATTATTGAAGATCAGAACCGCGAGGAACTAAAATATGTCCGTGTCGGTGTGGTCGGTGGTGGATGCAGTGGCTTCCAGTATGCCTTTGACTTTACTGATCGATACGATGTCAAAACAGATGTGTTTCGGGAACAGTATGGTGTTGGTGTTGTTGTGGATAAGAAAAGCGATCTGTTTCTGGATGGCACAACCGTTGACTTCTACTCAGGACTTGACAAGCGAGGCTTTCAGTTCGATAATCCAAATGCCGTCAAATCTTGTGGTTGTGGTAGTAGTTTTTCCGCGTAACACAGTCCGTGGTAAGTGTATACAAGATTTGTCTTACTCTATATAGTCGGATAGAAAGGCGAGCAGACATGGCAAGCAAACCTACTGGTGGATTTGTCGAGGAAAACGAAAAAGAACGGCGATGGGACTGTTATGTTGTTATCGACGATCAGAAGAAACATGTAGGCTATGCCAGCTCAGAGAAGGGTGCTAACTCTATTGTTAATAGTGCTATTGAAAGACGGGGCTAATATTATAAATATAAATAGAAGGACTGATTATGAATGATCATGAAGCAAGAAAAAAGCAATTATCAGATATGCACGAAAGAACTAAGACGCAGCATAGAAGTATGCCGCAAGAACTTTTCTTTGATGTGTTTTGTAATCCTGATAAGTATCCAGTAGGAGAAAGCTCAAACACTGTTGGTAGACACTTGGAGTGTATTGATCAAGTGATGAGTGGCTTCTGGACGATCAATCTAACAAGAACCCAGCCAAATGCTGTTCAGCCCACCCAAGCACATGCATCAGATGCTGGTTGGGATTTATATAGCTGCGAACCAAAAACTATATTACCAAGTGAAAGAGCGACAATTAACACTGGTATATCGTTAGCTATACCCAATTCATTTGTGGGTTTAATTTGGCCCAGATCTGGTATGGCAGTTAAAAAGGGTATTGATATATTAGCTGGAGTAATTGATTCTGGTTATAGGGGTGAGGTAAAAGTTTGCTTATTAAATACTGGTCAAGTGCCAGTAACCATCGATACTGGAGACAGAATAGCCCAAATTTTATTCCAAGAAGTTCCAAAATTTAAATTAGTTGAAATTACAGACTTGAATGAAACGGATAGGAATGCAGGAGGGTTCGGTAGCTCAGGAGTATAACATAACTTAATATAAGAGGTTTTAAATTAATGGCAAAGAGAAGAAGTAGTAGTCGTGTAAAAGATAATTTCCAAAAAATTAAAACTGTAGAAGCCAAAACAAATAATCAGAAAGAATATATTAAATCTATTATAGAAAATGATGTTATTTTTTGTTCTGGCCCATCTGGTTGTGGTAAATCATTTATAGCCGCTGGTATTTCCGCTGAACATCTTCATCGTGGAGATGGAGATATTGACAAAATAATAATTACGAGACCATTAGTATGTGCTGGTAAAGACATTGGTTCGTTACCCGGAGAATTATTAGATAAAATAGCTCCATACTTAATACCGATGCAAGAAAACTTTAGGTATTTTTTAGGACAAGCATATTATGGTCACTACTATAACGATGGTAAAATTAGTTATCAACCATTAGAAGTGATGAGAGGATCTACTTTTCATAATTGCTATATGATTTTAGATGAAGCTCAAAACTGTACATTTGAACAAATAAAAATGTTTATCACTAGAATGGGCGAGAATTCTAAAGTTTTAATCAATGGTGATACTAATCAAACTGACATCAAAAACAATAGTGGGTTAAGTAGATGCATCCAAAAGCTTGAAGGAATTAATGGAGTTTCAATTTGTAATTTGACTTATTCAGATATTCAAAGGAATGGAATTTTAGGTGATATTTTAACAGCATTGGAGAAAGAAGATGCCGACGTATGATTATATCTGTGAAGATTGTTTCCATGAGATCAATGATATAGAACAATCCATTAAAGATAAGCCTCTCGTAAAATGTCCTAATTGTAATAAGTATAAACTTGAAAGAGTTATTTATGGTGGTTGTCATGTTTCAGTTCGTGGAGATGTCACAACTATTGGTCAGTTAGCCGATAAAAATACTAAAAAACACAAATCATTTATAAATGAAGAGCAAAGTAAAAACAAAAAAGATAATACTCTTTGGCATAAAGGGTCTGCCACGAAGACACAGATCAATCAAATGACGCCAAAACAAAAGCAAAAATATATTATGGAAGGAAGACAATGAGATATATTGACAGCGAAGAAGAGATAGAAGAACTACCGCAATCCCAAAAACAAGAAGAAATGTGGTTTAACAAAGATGGCCAAGAAATTTCTGGTGAAAATGAAAGATTTTATGCAAAAAGTGTGGTAAAAAATGGTCGTGCCTACTATTATATAAGAGTGTATAGTAGCTCTCCATTTGACCCTAACGGAATATATGGTCGAAGAGAAAGAGCTTTGCCTATTGATTTAAAAAGTGTTTCCAAAAATACATTTGATTTCTATATGATGTATTTATCTAGTAAAAATAGCTTATATATGACTAAAGCTCAGAGAGGATTTTTAAATGACTAAAAAAGGACCATTAGGAAAAGCTGAAGAGTTTTATATTCAACATCATCATAAGACAATGGAAATAGATGAGATATGTAAGGAGCTTGATAGAGCGAAAAGTCTTGTAAAAAGATGTGTAACTAAATGTAAAGATAAAGAGGAAAGTGATTCTGTATTGACTGCTGGTAGTCAATTTGCACATCAAGGTGGTGCCACAGTGATGACACAGAATGCTTCAGAGCTATCTGATGTAGCTAGACAAAATAATCATTCTACATCAAGACAAGAACATTGTGTGACTAGGATAAAAGAATGAATGATGAGCAATGGTTAAAATCTTATAGGGGAAATAAACAAGCGGTTTGGATAAAAATTCAACTTACAAATGGTGAGGAATTTTATTATGATGAGTTTGCAGGATGGCAATCTGTAAAGGAGAAATGTGATTCTGAAGGATTATTTATTCAAGAATTACAACTACAATTCCGTTCTCATAAGATTGAAATTGATTTAGAAGATGCTGAAGGTGTCTATTTAATCCGATCAATTATGGGTCAGATGGGTTCCGAGAATAAACAGTTTTATACAACTGGTATTCTTAAAGACGGCATTGTTCATAAACAGATGTGGTTAGTTCCAGAGTTAATTGTTGAGAAAGAATTAGAAGATGATATTGAAGACTGTTTCGAAGAAGCACTCATACGTAATGCCTAAAAGAAAAAGAACCGAAAGAAGTAAGTATAAACATCAATCTACTGGTGATCATTGTACATGTGCGGCATACGTCGCTGAAATTATGTGCATGAAATATGCTGAATATAAAAATGTCGGTTCATTACCATTTAAGTTTTGGAGTGTAAAGCCTTGGGATTGGACATTTAAAAAACAATTGATCGCTGCTAATAAAATAATTGATGAATATAGTGAAGAAGCCGTAGTTAGAGCTATTAACTCTAAAGAATGGGGAAAAATCTTTTCATTAAAGAATAAAAGAGCAATTCCTATTATCAAAAAGTATAGTAACATTGTCAAGAAGGAGAAAGAACAAGAAGCTCAAAAGCTTGATATTACAGAAGATGCTGAGACCCGCAAGAAAAGTTTTGGTAAAAAATCTAAATTGAATAAATTGAGAGGCTTAAAGTTCGATGGCAAAAAAGAAGAATGATAAATTCAAAGATGATCCAGTTTGTAGTCAAATTGTTAACAAGTGGGGTGATTTGATTCAAGAAGGAAGTAAGGTTCTTGAAGATATATCCAACCACAAAGTCATACCAATGTCACCATCTTTAGATATTGCACTTGGGGGTGGCATACGAGAAGGTAATGTTGTTGTTATGACTGGCGATCCTAAGACTGGCAAAACAGTTACAGCATTGTCATTTGCTGCTCAGGCACAAAAACATGGAAAGAAGATTTTCTATTTTGATGTTGAAGGTAGACTGAGTAAGCATCATCTGGACGCAATTAAAGGTTTAAATCCGGATAATGTGAAGATTATTGGTACGTCAGAAGCAAAACCTGTGATTTCTGCGGAAGAATATTTAAATACTCTTGAAACTCTAATCAAACAGCAGGATGACCTTGTAACCATTGTAGATTCCACATCTAACATGTTGCCACAAGAGGAACTCGACGGTGACATTAGAACTGGAATTAGAAATGCATTACCAAGACTGTTAGCACAGTTCTTTAAAAGAATCAGTGGTGATGTAGCTCGCAGAGGTGCCATTTGTATTTTCATTACACATAATATTGCTAATACTGGTGGTAGTAGATTTTCACCTAACAAGATGTCTGACGGAGGAAATATGCTCCAGTATCAGGCAGGAACCAATATGGTAATTACTCACCGTGGTAAGTGGGAGTCATCTTCTGGCAATGACATTGGACAAGTGGCACACTGGAAGATTAAGACATCTGCCGCTGGTGGAATTCCTAATTCATTGGCAGACAGTTGGATTAAATACGGAGTTGGTATTGATCATGTTCAGGAAATTGCACAAATTGCTTCCGAACTAAGCTTGATTAAAAAGGCTGGTGCGTGGTATACAGTAACTACTGGTGTTAACAATGTTGATAATCCAATTATTAAAAATATTCTAACTAAGAACGATGTAAAAGATGATGTAGAAAGTATAGAAAAGTTTTTCAAATTTCAGGGTATGCAAAACTTAAGCGAATTTTTAGAAAGCAATCACGAGGTTTGTGATTTTATATACGAAGAAGTTAAGGATATGATGTTGGGATGAAATTTGTTGGGTTCAATGGTAGACAATACAATGTAAAACTTGATAATTATATCATTAGAGCGGATGACTCTACTAAGAAGTCTCAGTACCATTTAAAGACTAGAGAATTATTACACCAGATGTTTGCTGGTTATTCTATTTTAGAAGAAGTAAAATTACCCGGATCTAGAAAACCTCATTTAAAATCTGTATTATTCCTTGACTTTTTCATACCAAACCTTATGATTGGCGTAGAAGTTCATGGTAAACAGCATTATGAGTATGTACCATATTTCCATAAGACTAAAGCTAAATATATACAAGCGATAAAAAGAGATTCCTTAAAAGAGGAATGGTGTGAATTAAACAATATTAACTTAATCGTTTTGAAATATTCTGACGATATTGAAAATTGGAGACAGCAACTTGAGTCATTGTGAGGAACAGCTCAAAACATTCCTAGACAGAATAGATGAATACATTGAAAATAAAAATCTGTCTCCCCTAAACTATTCTGATGATTTTAGAGAAGCCGAAAGATTATCTCTTGACAATATCAGGCAATTAAATCAAGATGATTGTTTCAACTATGCATTAATGCTATATCATTACTCTGATCATATTAACAGTGAAAGATCACGGCAGGAGTCCGTAATACATTTTTGTGACAAATGGATCAATCAGATAGTAGCCAGAGACTTTATGGACTTTCAAAATGTTTATGCTAACAATGATTTAAAGACTCAGATGATTATTAAAGAAAATAGTGTGGCACAAAAATTAGTTGACTTTAAGTCTGTAGCAGCAACTAGGATTCTATCCTTGAAAAACAAAGAATTTAATGTTAGAAAAAAGGCAGATTGCTTACTTGAAAAGGGAAGAAAGCTATGATAGAAGACTTCTTGAAATCATTGAGTCCAGAACAAAAACAAAAAATGATGCAGATGTTGATGGAAGATACAACGGAAGAATCAGAATTCATTGCTCCATCGTCACCAGATGATAGTTTAGTAGATTATTCTGATTCTCCAGAAAATAAAGTCGCTACAAGGGTCAACGACGATTTTACCGTTTTTAGAGGGGAACAACAAAATGGGAGACAAGCCGTGAGAGCAAGAAAAAACCGATGGGAAGATGATGGTATTGAACATATGGATATTGAAACTCCAGATGTTAAAAGGACTGCAAGAAACCGTTCTAAGCCAGGGAAGAAAAGAGTAGAATGTCACGTTTGTGGTAAAACTTTTTCTGTTAACCCCACGCTTGCATTTGGTGAATACCATCGCTGCAACAAATGTACCGGATAAATAAATGTCTAACAATCTGATGGATCTAGGTGCTGAGAGAGCAGTCCTAGCAGGTATTTTGTCATATGGTTTAGAATCATATGTTGAGGTATGCGATGTCATTGATAGTGATAGCTTCTCTCATAAAAATAATCAGGTTATTTTTAAATGTATAGAAAAGATTATCAAGGATGGGGCAGAAATAGATTTGCCATCTTTGCTATCAGCAGCTAAGAAATTAGATTTACAAGATATAATTAATTCCAATCAAGAATTAGAGTACATAAATTCTTTGATGGAATATCCGGTTAAACAGGATAATGTACTTTACTTTGCAGCACAAATAAAGAAATTTGAGTTTGCAAGGAAGATCAAAAAACTTACCAATAAAATTGGTAGGAATATTGATGATATAAATGGTGATGAATCTATCGATGAAATTATCAGTATCTTGGAAAATCCAATTACAGATTTTTTAAGAGAGGATGATACTGGGAACAAGCCGGAAAGGATTGGCGATGGTATAGAGGAATATCTTGAGTTTCTCGTTGAGAATAAATGTGATCAAATTGGGATTCCAACAGGATTTGCGAGATATGATGCAGCCATTGGAGGCGGTCTAAGGCCGGGTTGTGTCGATTTGGTATCTGCTCGTCCGGGTGTTGGTAAAAGTGTGTTTGGCGATAATGTCGCTATTAACGTAGCTACTAAAGGTATTCCAGTGTTAATGCTGGATACTGAAATGTCAAAAGAAGACCACCTTAATCGTATTATTTCTAATCTTAGTGGTGTTCCGATTAATGAGGTAGCTACTGGACGATTTACTGATGATGATGACAAAACCATCAAAGTAAAGCAAGCGATTGATCGTATTAAAGATATTCCCTATACCTACGTCACAATCGCTGGTGCTCCATTTGAGCAAATTATGAATACAATTAAGCGATGGATTATGCAGGAGGTTGGTCAAGATGAAAATGGTAAAACCAATAAATGCCTTGTTGTTTATGACTATTTGAAATTGATGAGTTCTGGATCTATCAGTAATAACATACAAGAATATCAAGCATTGGGATTTCAAATTACATCGTTACATAATTTAGCTGTTAAGTATGAATTTCCATGTTTATCGTTTGTACAATTGAATAGAGATGGTATAACTAAAGAGTCTACAGATGCTGTTAGTGGGTCTGATAGATTGATTTGGTTATGTACATCTTTTTCTATTTTTAAAGCAAAGTCAGCAGAAGAATTAGCTGAAGATGGTCCAAACTCAGGTAATAGAAAACTAGTCACCCTAAAGACTAGGCATGGTTCTGGTTTGTTAGATGGTAATTATATTAATATGCGTATGATTGGAGATCATGCTCAACTATTAGAATTGCGTACCAGAGATGAACTCAGAGCAGGTGGAGGTGCTGAAGGTGCTATCGAAGGTGCTGAAATTCCAATAGAGGAAGATGAGTAATTATGACAATCTTTGCTATAGCTATAGCTACATGTTGTTATGTAATAGTATGTATAGGAAATCTCATAGAAAAAGATTATCCTCACAGTTTGATGTGGTTTTCATATGCAACAGCTAATTTAGGATTATTGTGGTATGAATACAACAAAGCTACCGGCAAATAAAAAATTAGACTTAAATAAAGTCAAACAAATTATTTTTCGTGATATAGAATTGTTACTACAAAATTTGGAATTAACTTTCCAAAAGAAAGATGATAATTACTTCATGTGTTGTCCAATACATGAGGCGAGTGATAATCCTCATGGTCTATCAATATCAAAAAGCAAGATGTCTTGGCGTTGCTGGACGAGAGGTTGTCACGAACAATATAATACAGACATACTTGGATTTATTAACGGGGTTCTATCGAAAGAAAATGAAGCATCATTCAGTGATGTTTTAAGGTTTGTATGTAAGATATATAATATTTCACATCAAGAATTCTCAGATGAATCAGAAGAAAAAGTAGAATCTGAATTTTCTACAATGGTAAAGATTTTCAATAAGAAAAAACAAGAAACATATACTAACCTTTCCTTTCCAAGCATTGTAACGAGTAATGGGTCAGAGTATTTTAAGCAAAGAGGATTTTCTTCATCAACACTAAAACATTTTAATATAACCGATTGCTTAGATAAAAAATCTCACATGTATGGAAGATCAATAATTCCAGCACATAATCGATACGGAAAACAAATTGGATTTATAGCACGGTCAAATAAAGATTATGTAAAACCAAAATATTTATACTCAGATGGATTTAAAAAATCACAATATCTGTATAATCAACATCGAGCTATGGATAAAGCAACAGAAACATCCTGTTTGTTTTTAACGGAAGGTCAAGGTGATGTATGGAAAATGTATGAAACTGGAGTCGAAAATTGCGTTGGTCTTTTTGGTAAAGATATATCACATTATCAGAAAGATAAACTATTAAAATCTGGAGTGACTACATTAATTGTGTTGACAGATAATGATCAAGCTGGTAGGGAGGCTAAGATTAAAATTAAAAGAGAATTAAGCAGGTTGTTTACTTTGAAGTTTCCCAAAATGTCTAAGAAGGATATTGGAGATATGTCTATTGAATCAATTCGAGAAGAAATCACCTCTAAATTAAAAGGGTTATATTGATGAAGATTGTAGGAATAGCAGGTAAAAAACAGTCAGGAAAAAATACTGTTGCCAATATTTTACATGGTATTGTGTTAAAAGAACAAGGAATGATATCTGAGTATACTATTTCTTCAGATGGTAAATTGTTGATTAAAACAGATGAAATTGTAGAATGGTCTGAGTTTGATATCACTAGAAAAGACAATGAGTTTATTAGTTACGCAGAAAGAGCTATGTATCCATACGTTAAGCTGTATAGTTTTGCCGACGCTTTGAAAACGATATGTATTGATTTGTTTAATATTCCATTTGAAAATGTATACGGAACAAATGAACAAAAGAATGAAAAGATTGACCATTTAAAATGGTGCAATATGCCTACATGGAGGAGTAGTAAACTTGTTGATAGTATGACAGCTCGTGAATTTATGCAGTATTTTGGTACTGACATTATGAGGAAAATGTGGGAGCCAATTTGGTGTCAGAATACAGTTAATAGAATTGCTGCAGAACAATCTCAATTAGCAATTGTTGCTGACGTTAGATTTCCAAATGAGGTTGATATTATTAAAGATGCTGGTGGAATTGTTATAAAGTTAAATAGAGATTTGTTTGAAGATGAACATGCTAGTGAAACTCAGTTAGATGCAAAAAATTATAATCAAAAGAATTTTAGCTATGTTGTAGACAATCAGGGTGAAGGCAGAACAATTGAAAGATTACAGAGCGTTATCGAAGACCTATATAAGGATAATCTATGTTAATAAGTTATTTCAGAAGTTCCAGCTATAATAACTGGCGTTACTGTGAGATGCAGTATTTTATGACATACGTGCTTGGTCATCAGTCAACTTCTGGTAAGAAGGCGGAACTTGGTACTATGGTACATAAAGTCATGGAGATTCTCGCTGGACTAAAAAAGTTTCAGCAAGATAATCCAAAAAAGAAATATCTATTAGTTGATGATGATGCCGCAGGCAAAATCAAGGTTCATGAAGATAAACTCTATTTAGATGAAACGATAGAAGAACTTTGTGATCTTAGTCTTGAAGCATACAAAAAAGATTCAGTTCATCCTTGGCGACCTGCCGATAGAAAAGAAATATCTAAAATAGCATGGCTTATGCTGAATCATAATAATGGTCAGTTTGATCCAAGGAATAGAAACATTCACCATCCAGAACCCCACTTCGACATTCCAATTGAAGAAGACTGGGCGAAAACTTCATTCAAAGCAGCAGATGGCACAATAGTTGAGGGGCAATTGGCAATTAAAGGCACCATTGACCTTGTAACTAAAGTTAATGATGATACAATAGAAGTGATTGACTGGAAGACTGGTCGCAGGCTTGACTGGGCTACTATGGAAGTCAAAGACTATAAGAAGATGCAAAATGATCCTCAGTTGCTTTTATACTTCTATGCTATCTCTAAATTATATCCAGAGTTTCCAAATAGAATTATGAGTATCTTTTTCTGTAAGGATAAAGACGGTAAGATTGATCCATATCCATTTAGTTTAGCATTTGATAAATCAGATGAAACAAGATTTTTGGGTATGCTGAAAGACAGATTTGAAGAGATTAAGAATAATCAAAATCCCAAGTTATTAGATGTAAATAGAAAAAGTTTCAAGTGTAAAAGCCTATGCCATTTCTGTAAAAATAAATGGGAAGGCTCAGACAAGAGTATGTGTGAATATGTGCATGATAATCTAAAAACACATGGAATGGATAAGACTGTTAAGGATTGTACTCGAAAAGGTTTTTCAATTGGCTATTACGAAGCTCCCGGTTAAGGAAATAGGAAATGAATTGGTTCCCGCTTAGAAATTTTACTCATTACTCACTACTAAAAGGATTTTCTAAACCAGATGAGTTAGTTAAAAAATGTTCCGAAAATGGCTACAAAGCCTGTGGTATTTGTGATTACAAATCTATATCTGGTGCAGTCACCTTCTTTCAGGCTTGTCACAAGTATGATGTAAAACCTATAATTGGATGTGCGTTTGATAATTATGAATTATTTGCTAAAAACAAAGATGGTTGGTTTGATCTTATTAAGATTGTTTCTTCGATCAATGAGGATGGTAATCCAGATGGAAGAATTCTTCAAGATGCATGTCGAGCCGGTAACCTTATTTGTACTTCGAATAATTTAGCAAATTCACCTATTAAGGGTGATGATTTTTATATGGTGTCAGAATGTTTGCGATCAACATATTACACCGATAAACAACATGCTGCATTACATAGAATTATTTTGTGTTCAGGTATGAAAACTACTATGCCTAAAATTAGGGAGATGTTAAGGTCTGATAAATTATTCGATGATCAAGAGTTTTTTGAATGTGATGATTTTTATCTACGTAACAGTAAAGAACTTTCTGAAATTCTTATAAACGATATTGAAAATGCGAATGTACTGCATAAAATTTCTGATCAGTGTGAAGAATACGATATACTTAATAAACCAATGCTGCCTATATTCCCAACTCCAGGTGGTGAGTCTGAGGAAGAATATCTGAAAGAACTATGTCGCGATGGCTGGAGAAACATTCTTGCAAAAGAAGGTAAAGTTAGTGATCAGCAAGATAAGGACAAGTATTATCATAGGTTCCTACATGAATTTGGTGTTATTGAAGAAGCAAAATTATTTGGTTATTTTTTAATCGTTAGAGATATTGTACATTTTGTAGAGAGTAATGGTTGGATCTCAGGTCCGGGTCGAGGCTCTGCGGCTGGATGCTTAATATCATATATGATTGGTATCACAAAAATTGACCCAATTGAGTTTGATTTGCTGTTCGAAAGATTCTACAATAGCGGTAGAAATACTGGTGATCACATTTCTTTACCAGATATTGATATGGATGTTCCCGGAAATAAAAGGGATGACATTATTAATTATCTAAAAGACACTTACGGTCATGGTAATGTTAGTCAAATGTTAACATTTGGTAGATTACAAGGTCGATCTGCACTAAAAGAAGTTTTGAGGGTTAGTGGTGTTTGTGGTTTTGGTTTAATGAATGAAATGACTAAAAGTATTCCAAATGAAGCAGATATTTCAGATCAATTAGCAGCGATGAATGATGAGGATAGATCTATTATTAAATGGGCACTGATTAATAACTCTAATGAATTAAGAGATTATTGTTTTATTAATGATGTTGGAGAATTACAAGGTGATTATGCTGAGTACTTTAAGCAAGCTATCGATATGGAAGGTACGTTTAAAACTCAAGGTAAACATGCAGCAGGCGTTGTAATATCTAAAGAAGAGTTAAACCGTGTATGTCCGATGGTGAATCAAAAGAGTAGCGATGAAAAGATTGCTGGTCTTGAAATGGCTGATCTTGAAGCATTGGGACATGTTAAATTTGATGTTCTTGGTATTAACCTACTAGACAAACTTATGAAAATTAAGGAATTAATTAATGGCTAATCGCGATATCATCGTCTATGACTTTGAAACAGGTGGACGTAATCCACATACTTGTCAGCCAACACAACTCGCTGCCATCGCACTTGATGGTCGTAATCTGAAGTTGAAAGGAACATTCAATAGTGAAATACGTGCAGTTGTGGATGACGACAAGGCTATTGCCGCAGGTCTTGGACCAATTGAAGAAGGTGCCCTAAAAGTTACCGGCAAGACGCGAGAAGGAATTGCTAAAGCACCACAACTGAAAACTGTTTGGAAAAAGTTTTGTGCCTTTGTTGATAAGTATAACTGGAAGGGTACTCCATTCTTTGCACCCATTCCAGCAGGATTTAATATTATCGGTTACGATATGCACATTATTAATAGATTGTGTAAGGAGTTCGGACCTTGGGATGATAAAAGAGAACAACAAAAACTGTTTAGTATGGTATATAAAATTGATGTAATGGATAATGTGTGGATGTGGACTGAAGGTGACCCTAGTATTAAGTCTATTAGTATGGATGCGATGAGAGAAAGAATGGGACTATCTTCAGAAAATTCTCACGATGCCTTACAAGACGTTAAAGATACTGCTAACATTATGATTAAGTTTATGAAAACTCACCGTGCTGTTTATCGTAATTTAAAGATTGAGCAAGCATTTGCCGATGGAGACCTGTATGTCAATTGAAGTCGATTACAAAGATGAAAAAACTTGGAATCTATTTAAAGATGGATATACTAAGGGTATCTTCCAGTTAGAAAGTCAACTGGGACGATCATGGTCTAAGCGTCTTGAGCCAACTAATATTGAAGAGTTAGCAGCATTGATTAGTATCATTCGTCCCGGAACCCTTAAGGCTATGTCTGAGGGCAAATCCATGACTCAGCACTATGTTGATCGCAAGAAGGGTAAGGATAAAGTATCGTATATTGATGATGCATTAGAAAGTATTCTTGGTTCTACTCATGGTGTTCTGGTGTATCAAGAACAAGCGATGAGAATAGCCCAAAAGCTCGCTGGGTTCAATCTACAAGAAGCTGACGACTTACGTAAGGCTATCGGTAAGAAGAAGGCAGACTTGATGGCAAAGGTTCGTGTCAAGTTTATGGATGGTTGTAAAGAAGTAGGTATGGTCAGTGAAGAATCTGCTAAGGAGATATTTGGATGGATTGAAAAGTCCGCACGATATTCATTTAATAAATCTCATGCTGTATCATATGCTATCAATGCTTATGAGAGTGCTTGGTATAAAGCAAATTATACTAAAGAATTTTTCCTGTCATATCTGTTTTATGCTTCGGAAAAACAAGATCCTCATGAAGAAGTGTATGAATTAATTTCAGAAGCTAAGTTGTTCAATATTGAAATCAAGTTGCCAAACTTATCAAAGTTTAGCTCAAAGTTTAATATAGATGGAAAATATATTTACTTTGGAATTAAAGATATCAAGTCTCTAACAGGTGTTACAGGTGATAAAGTTATTGAATGTATAAAGCAAGCTGAAGAAGAAAGTGGAAAATCTGTAAAACAATTCACTTGGATGGATGTCCTTATTTATATAGCTGGTAAAATAAATTCTACTGCATTTAAATCTTTATGTTCTATTGGGTTTTTCTCTATGAAATCCACTGGAGTATCAAGAAACAGGGCATTGTATGAGTATCTGATCTATAAAGAATTAACTAAGTCAGAAATGAAGTGGGTAACTACAAATTATGAGCGGAAACACTGGAAGACTTTAAGTCAGTGCTTTAAGGAGTTACATCCGACAAAAAAGAATGGTGGTGGATGCCATAATATGAATAGAAGCCAAATCGTTGAGGGTGAAATTGAACTTCTTATAAATCCTCCATATGATTTAGCGGATGATCCAAGTTGGATCATTGAGCAAGAGATTAAGTTTTTGGGATGTCCGATATCACTATCTAAAGTAGAGTCGTCTGATACATCCTTGGGTAATACAAGTTGTAAAGATATTCTCAACGGGAAAACTGGTAAAGATATTTCTATTGCGGCAAATATCAATAGGCTGAATAATCATACAATCAAAAAGGGTAAATCAGAAGGTAAAACAATGTGTTTCCTTAGTATAGAAGATGAGTCTTGCTTAATGGATAATGTCATTGTATTTCCAGAAGCAAGAGACAAATACCAGTTTATACTTTATGAGGGAAATAACCTTCTGTTTCACGGAAAAATAGATAACAAAGATAATTCCTTTATTATCGATAAAATTCATGAAATTTAATTGCTAATTCAGGATTTGAAATCTATAATAGACTAAAGGGGGAGATATGAATATATGTACATTTACTGGATATATCACTGATGATCCAGTATTAGGAAGCGTTGATGGTATTAGCTTTTTAGATCTGAGAATCGTGGTATATAACTACAGAAGAAGTAAGAGTACCGGGGAAAAGAATAGGACTCCTGTTTATCTTGATTGCGAAGCATGGCACACTGGTGCCGAAACAATTGCTAAACTCGGCAAAAAAGACACAAAAATTACTGTCAATTGCTCTGCTAGACATGTTTCAGGAGACGATGATTTTATAGTATTTAGGATTAATGAATTTGACTTTGCATGTCTTGATCAGGATTGAATATGAGAAAAAAAAGAATTTTGTTTTGTAGTGAAGCTACATTTTTAAATACTGGTTATGCTACATATACAAGAGAAATATTGAATTATTTGCATGGCACAGGCAAGTATGAGATTGCAGAGATGGCTGCTTACGGTGAGCGTAATGATCCCCGTTCTGCAAATATACCTTGGCAATATTATGGCGTTATGCCAAACCAACAATCAGAACCAAAAGCGGCTCAAGAAGAAATAGATGCATATAATTCTAATGGAGTCAATCAATTTGGTGAATGGATATTTGAACATGTGTGTTTAGATTTTTTGCCAGATGTTGTTTGTGACATTCGAGATTTTTGGATGTTAGATTTTGCTGAAAGGTCTCCTTTCAGGGATTATTTTAAGTGGGCTATTATGCCTACAGTAGACGCAAGACCCCAGGCTAGACAATGGATTGCTAGTTATGAAAATGCAGATGCATGTTTTACGTATTCGGATTGGGCAGGTGGTATCTTAAAAGATCAGTCCGGAGGAAAGATTAATTATCTTGGCAGTGCTCCTCCATCCGCACACCCGGCTTATAAGCCCTTTGAGGACAAACGTCAACTTAGACTAGATAATGGTCTAGACGTTAGTTCTAAGATTATCGGCACAGTGATGCGAAATCAACGGAGGAAATTATACCCGGACCTTTTTGCTGCGTTTAGGAAGTTTTTAGATTTACAAGTAGCCAAAGGATATACAGACCCATGCTATTTGTATTGTCATACTTCCTATCCAGATTTAGGATGGGATATTCCAGAATTGCTTCAGCAGTATGAATTGGCTTCTCATGTACTATTTACGTACATATGCCCTGACACGAAGAAGCCATTCCCATCTGTTTTTAAAGGTGCCATCGCCCAATCTCCGTATACTAAAAAATGGGGAGCAACATTATCTAACGTGAAAAATGGTGCTTCGTATGAAGATCTATCACAGATTATGAATTATTTTGATCTTTATGTGCAGTATGCAAATTGTGAAGGATTTGGTTTACCACAAGTCGAAGCTGCTGCTTGTGGTGTTCCCGTTATGGGTACAGATTATTCTGCTATGGAGTCGGTACTACGTAAGCTGGAAGGCTTTCCTATTAAGCCAGCCGCTCTTTATAAGGAATTGGAAACTGGTTGCTTAAGAGCAGTTCCAGATAATGATTTGGCAGCACAAATGTTTGAAGAATTCTTTGAGAAAAGTGAAGAAGAAAGAGTTGCCATAGGCACTAAAATCAGAGAAAATTTTGAAAAACATTATCAGTGGCATCTAAGCGGAGCTAAATGGGAAGCGTATTTTGATAGTGTTGAATTACTACCAATTGAAGCTACATGGGCATCACAACCAAAAATACATGAGTCCAAACCAAAACCAGAACAAGTCCCGCAAATCCCCCACGCAGAACTTGCTCGATGGTTAATTGTTGAGGTCTTAGGTGATCCATCAAAACTTAATACTTTCTTTGAAGCCAGATTAACAAGAGATTTGATGTATAAATCTTCAACTGCCTCTACTGGTGGTATGTACTTCAATGAATCTTCACAAGCATTTGCTGGAACAGGTGCTAGAGAATCATTTGATTTCAATATAGCATATGACCAAATGAAAGGACAATGCAATAGAAGAAATCAATGGGAACACAGGAGATTTGACGCAATGAAACAGAGAGGTATTATAAAAGAATGAAAATTTTATATATTGCACACTACAAAGAAAACAGCGGATGGTCAGTTGCAGCGAAAGAGCATGTATTGGCTCTGGATAATGCTGGAGTCGATGTTGTTTGTCGCAACGTCACGCTAACTCAAGACAATCCTAATATACATCCCAGATTACTTGAATTGGAACAGAAGGATAGTAGTGGATGTGATATTTGTATTCAACATGTTTTACCTCACCATTTAGTTGGAGGTAAAGCTTTTAAGAAGAGCATCGCCTATTTTGTTTCAGAATCAACAAGCCTAAAATATATCGGTTGGCTACAGCAATTAAAACAGATGGACGAATTATGGGTGCCTAACAATGATTTGAAAAAATCTCTCATTAATGATGGAATAACTACCGATATACATGTAGTACCACATCCATGTTCTGCATCCAGATATACAAAAAAATATCAAGAGCTTAATTTGCCTATTCCAGAAAGCACATTTAAGTTTTATTATATTGGCGATATTAATGACAGAAAAAATTTAGAATCAATTATCACTTGTTTTCATAGTGAATTTGATAGATCAGAACCTGTATCATTAATTTTAAAGGTTAAAAAGTTTGGACACAATCCTGATCAATGCAAAGAAGTAATTGATGGTATTATAGGCAAGGTACAACAAGACCTTAGAATGTATGCCCATCCATCTCAGTACCATACAAACATCATTATTTCAGATAATATAGACGACGATCATATTTGTGCCTTACACCAATATGCTGATTGTTTTGTTTGTCCTAGTCATGGGGAAGCATGGTCATTGCCATCATTTGATGCTATGGGATTTGGCTCTAGTCCTATCTGTAGTGATTATGGTGGACCTAAAGAATTTATAAATGAAGATTCTGGCACACTGGTTGGTGGATCTTACTCTGTTTGTAAATGTTCTGATGCAGCATTCCCAGATTTATTTACAGGCAGAGAGTACTGGTTCCAACCATGCGAAATGCAGACACGACAAGCAATGAGAAGTAAATACGAAGAACATAAAGAAGATCCTATCGGAACTAAAAGAAAGTGGAAACTCGCTGGGTTAGAGCAAGTTAAACTGTTCTCTTATGAGAAAATTGGTCAGCAAATGAAAGGACTGTTAAGTGAGTAATCAAACATTACAATTTATCAATAAGTCCATCAAAAAGAAAGATAAATATAATATCATCACGTTTGATACACATGAAAGGTATCAGACCCAACTGGCAAAGACAGGTCATAACTTTTACATCTTTAGACATGATGGTGGAAAAGAGTGGGATAAATCTTATGGAGATATGCCGGACAATCACTATGTAATGCCACAAAATTCTATACAAGCTGGAATTGATTATGATTTTATAATTTCTCAAAGCAAATTTGGTCAATTTGGTATATCTCAAAATATTAATTCAATATTCAAGTTACCGTTAGTTTCTTTAGAGCACACTCTACCAATTCCGAGTTGGCCCAATGAACAACTGGAAGCATTTAAAAAACAACAAGGTGATATAAATGTTTTCATTTCTGATTATTCTGTTAACAAATGGAATATGGACGCAGTAAGTACTCGTGTTATTCATCATTCAGTTGATACTGATTTGTTTCACCCAAACCAATCTGATGAACAAAAAAAACAACCGCATGTACTGAGTGTTGTTAATGATTGGATCAATAGAGATTATTGTTGTAACTGGCAAGGTTATGTCAGAATTACCGATGAAGGTCGAGCATTTCAAACTAAAATTGTTGGTAAAACAGAAGGTTTGAGTGAGCCTGCACCTTCAGTAAAAGAGTTAGCTAAAGAATATGCTACCTCTCAGGTATTCTTAAACACATCGACTATCAGTCCAGTTCCAACGGCGTTGTTAGAAGCTATGTCTTGTGGTTGTGCAATTGTAACAACGGCTACATGTATGATTCCAGAAATTATAGAACATGGTGTCAATGGATTTATGTCTAACGACGAAGAAGAACTAAGAGGATATTGTAAGCAATTGTTAGAGGATGAAGAGCTTAGAAATAAAATGGGTGCTGAAGCTCGTGGTACTATACTAACAAATTTCTCGGAACAAAAGTTTATTAACAACTGGAATGAAGTTTTTGATGTAGCTTATGGAGTTATAAAATAATGAAAATTAATATCGTATCAGAATCTGAAGAGGCATTAGAAGGATATAGAAAAATTTTAGTGAAAGATCAAGGGATTGATTTTGCTGATATGTCAGATAATGAATGTGAATTTATATTGGCAAGTAAAATCCTCAATCAATTTGAATATAGGAATATTACCGTTTGTCTATCAAGTTTAAGAAAAAAGATAAGAATAGGTGGTAAAATAGTAATTGGAGGTGTTGATTTAAGAATGTTTAATACGAGTGTTATTAATAACCTTATTTCCCTTGAAGATGCATCCGAAGTAGTTGCAAATTGTAAGTCTATGTCAGATGTAACACAAACTGCAGATATGATATCCCAACTTGATTTAAAAGTTATAACTACTCAAATTAATGGTATATATTATGAAATCACCGCAGAACGATAAAGTGGCTATGACCTGTAAGGGTTGTAAATTTGCTAAAAAACTTGAAGGTGAGCATATTGGTAATTTACAGATAGGTTGTAGGGGTAAAAGAATAAAAAGTTTTAAAGAACGTCAAGAGTGCTTGGTTGTTAGAGAAGCCACAGGCACACTATATGGACTCACACGGCTTTGTAATCTATATAGGGATGAAGACACTGAAATTACACTTGAAGAGGCACAGAATGAAATTAAGCCTACTTTCGGGATAGCCATATACGACGAAGGTACTCCCGATAAAGTAGAAAAAACTATCAGCTCAATTTTAGACACTCAATATCCACCCGATAAAATAAAAGTAATTATCAGTTCATTCACAACTAAAGATGTATCAAAAATGGCACATCTTACTAACGCATTAATTAATAATGGATTTAAAAATTCTCGATTAGTTTTGACAGGGGTTAAAGAAGCACGAGTTCGTGATTTCAGTTGTTTTTCCAATTTGTATGGTAGTAACTATTTAAGTAAACTACATGCTGGAGACATTATCAATCCTGATCTATTCTCTAAAATAGATACATCACTTAATTATGATTTAGATAAGAATATAATCTTCAAACAGGGGAATATAACTTGTTCGTTATTTTCAGCTATTAATAATGAGTATTTAAAACACAATGATTTCAACAAGACAATTCAAGAAATTGAAACTATCGCTGAATTGAATAATATGGTTAAAAATTTATGAGAAATAAGAATTTCATTACTAGTCCGAAAAAAGGGAAGACTGCCAAGAAAAAAGACTTTATGACCGTAGTCTTGCTGGGTGAAAATCATGGATATAGGATGAAAAGTTATGGACCAATCTCTATGCTAAAGATGGAGAACGGAAAAACAGTTCTAGAGAAACAAATAGAAAGCATTAAAGCGAGCTTCCAGAATTTTGAAATTATTGTTTGTGTTGGATTTGAATCTATAAAAATTGTACATTTTTTGAAAAGCAAATTCTCAAATGTAAATATCAAAGTTGTTGAAAATCAAATGTATTACAACTCGAATTGTTGCGAAAGTATCAGACTGTGCTTGAATACAATAATGAATGATAAGATTATTTTTTTTGGTGGAGGAGTTTTGTTTTATTCATCACATTTAGATATGATGGATTTAAACAGTTCTTGTGTTGTTGTACAAAATCAAATAGATGATTCCAACTTCGAAATAGGAATTATAGAAGAAAGACAACAAAAGTTACAAAGATTGTCGTTAGGAATAAAGAGTAAATATTGGACGGAAATTCTATATCTGAACGATTTAAATTTAATAGATGCCTTTTACAAAATTGTATCTACAACAGAATATAAAAACAAGTTTATGTTTGAGGCAATTAATGAATTATGTAAAAAAAAGACTTTAAATATTCAACCAAATACTGTAAATAAACCAATAAGAAAAATTGATAACATCAAGGTTTTAAGAAAGACCACAAAATTATGAAAATGTTACTACAAAATTATTCAACACCTCTTTCTACTGAATCATTGTATTTACATAGGTGTATGGTTGAGTCTAAATGTGATGCAGTGTTTTGGGCTGATAAGAATATTAGTACATTTGATATTTTCGATGCCACCAGCCCAGATGTTTTCCTGACTCACTTTCGGTTCATTACACAAGACATTATGAAATATTTAAGTGGCAGTAATATTGAGGTGGTTTTGAATATCACAGGTGCAGATAATCAAATGATTAATCAGATTGAACAAGAATTTACATCAAGAAAAATTAAATCAAAATTATTGTTTACAAACACTCACGAGTTAATGAGTCCATTAAATAAATCACAGACCAAATTGATTAACATACTACCAGGATTGGATATTTTTGTCCCTAAACAAGAAGTTACACCATTCAATTTACCAACCTGCATTGTTACGAGTGGTAGCACAGATACAATTAAAAGTTTTACAGACAAGGAAGAATCATATCACACAATAGGAATTGGAACTGATGAAAAAGATTTTGATTTTAATATTGACATTTCGAGTTTTATCAGTATAGTTGACAGATATAGTAAAGCTTTACTGGTTGACGATTTACATGTTGTGTTTTCTCAATTATTTTTTGAAGCTACTTTTAGATGTCCCTCCACTATACTACAGGTTCCAGACAATCAAAAAGAAACTTTGAACAAAATTTTAGCAACATTGTTCCACGAGCAAGAAGCTGATAACATTTCCGAGGCTATAAAAGGACAAATCAAACGTAAGCACACATGTTTTAATAGAACTATTAGACTATTAAAGGCTATTGAATGTACAGACGAAGCCAATAAGGTTAAAAGCTTAGAGGAACAGTTATGAAAATATTAGCTCAATTTCCAACATTAGCAAGACCTGAAAAGTTTTTGTCTTGCTTGAAGAAGTATCTCAATACCACCAGTGGTCGGCATGATATCTTTTTCAACATTAATTGCGACATTGATGATACGACTATGAACTGCACAGAAGTTCAAGATATGATCCAAGAAGCATTTGATTATCAAACTAGGAACAATCAAGATAAATGGCACGATCACTTTTGTTCTGGAGCCGTGTGCTTTGAAAAACATACAACTAAAATTAGTGCTGTAAATGGCAATATCGATAATGCTCTTATAGAGGGATCAACGAACTGGGATATTGTAATTGTTATTTCAGATGATATGATTCCACAAGTGAATAATTGGGATGATGAAATCGTACAGGCTATGGAGGAGCATTATCCCGATTTAGATGGTTGTATCTCATTTGACGATGGACATGCTGATAAGGATGGACTAATAACATTTTCTATTTTGGGAAGAAAGTTGTATGACCACTTTGGGTATATCTACCATCCAGACTACAAGAGTCTATATTCTGATCAAGAATTTACAGAAGAAGTCAAGAGGTTAGATAAGGTTACATATATTGATAAAATAATTATTAAACATGAACACTATGCCGAAGAAGGTAATTCTAACTCTGGAGATTGTGATTATTCTGCACAAAAGACTCTCTATTTTTCTGGTAGGGACAATCAAGTGTTCAACGAAAGAAAACAGCGTAGATTTCCAACGGAGAGAATCACTACAGATTGAGGAACTATTATGACTCAAAAAATCATTGCTTTTAGTTTGTGGGGACAATCTTCAAGGTATATAATAGGAGCTATTAGAAATGCTCAATTGGCTAGGTCAATATATCCAGATTGGATATGTAGGTTTTATTGTGGAATAGATGTGTCATCAGATATTATCAAACAGTTGACAGATTTAGGATCAGAATGTGTATTAATGGAAACAGTCGGTTGGAACGGTATGTTTTGGCGTTTTTATGCGGCAGATAGTCCAGATGTAATGATTTCGCGGGATGCAGATTCTAGGTTAGGATACCGAGAAAAGGCAGCAGTTGATGAATGGCTCAACAGTGATAAAGATTTTCATATTATGAGAGATCATCCATATCATCAAACAGAAATATTAGGTGGTATGTGGGGATGTAGAAATAGCTTATTGGCCGGAATTAAAGCTATGATAGAAGATTATGATAAAGGTGAACTGGATAACAAATGGCAAGTCGATCAAATGTTCTTAAAGGAAATAATATATCCTTTAGTTAAAAACAAAGCACTAGAGCATGACCATTATCTATTAAATAATTTTCCTCGTATATCTAGACATCCACAGTTTTTTGTAGGTCAGGCATATGATGGTAATGACAAGATTTTAGATGATTCTGGGTATTTTTTCGACTACATTAAAACGGAAGCGGGCTATGATCGTTCATGCTAATGTAATGGTAAAAGACGAAAGTATTATATTACCACATGTTTTTAAATATTGGAATCAATACCCTGTAGATAAATGGGTGTTCTATAATGATAACTCTACAGACAATACTACAAATGTAATTAAGGAAAACTTCCAAGATCATGCTATGGTATTTGAGGGGCAGGAATCAAAGTTTAGTGAGTCAAGGAATAGATCTACTATGCTGGAATATTCCAGAGAGCAGGGAGCAGATTTAGTCCTTGCTATAGACGCTGATGAGCTACTTAGTACTAACTTGTTAACCAATTGGGAGGAGGTAACCAATCTTTGTGTGTCGCACGATCTCCAGTTGTACTGGTTTAATGTTGTGGGAAATTTAGATACTATCCGTCAAGACCCTATGTATGTAGACAATTATAGAACATTTTTTGTATCGTTGGAGCACTGTGAAAAGTTTGATATGTCTCTTTATAAATATCACACACCAAGGCTTCCAACTATAAATTTACCTAAAGTGTGGACCAAAGACGTTGGTGTTATACATTTACAATCTATTAATAAAAGATTTTATGCTCTCAAGCAATTATGGTATAAGCATTATGAAAGTGTTACTTGGAATCACGCTAATGATTACATTAATGAAAGATATGACCCAGTTGTTAATAATTTAAACTTTAATGACACTCCGACTCCTATTGATATAATAGACGGTATAGAATTTGACCCTGCTGTATATGATGATATAGAAAATAGCAAGGGATATCTTGAATTTATAAAGCAGAATTTCAAACCAGAATTAGCTACCTTTGGTGGAGAATATGTTGAGTAAGTTATTTATCCATCATCACTTAGGCTTAGGCGATCATTTTGATTGCAATGGAATGGTTCGATATATCGGCAAAAATACTGCTTATGAAAAAATAGCGGTATTTTCAAAATCGAATTATTTTAATATGATAGAATATATGTATAGAGACAACGATGATATTGAGGTTTGGGAAATAAGTAAGGATAATGAATACGAAGATGTAAAAAAAATTATAGAGACAGAGAAGCCTGAGTATATGTTAACTGTTGGGCATCAGTACTATCCAGGCCCAGCCGCTGAGAAAGAACTAAACAAGAATTGTTGGGAATTTTTCTATGAACAAGTAAATATACCTTATGATGTGAGACATGAATATTTCTATCTTGAACGAGATCCAAAAGAAGAAGAAAGAGTTTTTAATAAGTTAAACCCTAATAATGAGCCTTACATATTTGTTCATGAAGATGTAGACAGGGGATTTGAGCTTGACAGAAAGCACTTTATAGATAGATCATTACATATTGTAGAAAATGATATCTCTGAAAATGTTTTTCATTTCATTAAGATTATTGAAGAAGCAGAAGAGATTCATTGCATGGAGAGTTCTTTTAAGACCCTGATAGATATATACGCCAAACAAGATAAAATATTTTATCACGATTTTAGAAATCAACCTTTGGGTCAGAACAGTTTGAACACATGGAAAGTTATTAAATATGATTGACTTAATTAATTACAATTGGATGCCAACTGTGGCAGATCATATTATTGACCACTCTGCAGACTTCTATAGATCTGCTGGAGTTTCGCGTCTACACAATGTTGATTCTATAGACCCATCCACTGTTAAAGAAAATGACATAATATTCGTTAAAACGGACGAGATCTACAACGGAGTCTTTCAGAAGAATGTACTTCCTAATATAAAAAATAAATTTACACTTATTAGTGGTATTTCTTCATACACAGTTGGTCGTAATGGTGATCAATCCTACCTTGATATATTAAATAATACAAATTTAAAATACTGGTTCTGTACAAATCCACCGTCTGTTCATAATGACAAAATAATTCCAATACCAATTGGGTTTGAAGAGATAGAACGTGATGGTGGTAATCAAGCAGTCTTGAAAAATCAACAATCGTTAAAGTCAAGATGGGAAGATAAATTAGATATGTTCTATCTTCCATTTCATACTGCATCGACTAATCCTGAAAGACAGAGATTTATTGATCATTTGAAATCTTTAGATTTTGTTTATAGTGAAAAAAATAAATTATCCTTTATAGACTATTTATCACAACTTAATAAATTTAGGTACACGATATGCTTAGAGGGTGCTGGGTATGATACTCATAGAAACTATGAGGCTCTATTAGTTAATTCAATTCCTGTTATAACGCCAAATATGGTTAGATTATTCAAGCACTATTCCTTACCACATTTCATTATTCATGATTGGTTTGCTACCTATAAACCACAGTTGGATAGTACAAATATATCTTGGGATGATAATTTCTTGAATATAGATTTTCACAAGAAAAGGATTTTAGAATATGCCAAAAATTGAAGTATCAGTAGGTGAGCTTGTTGACAAGGTTACAATACTTGAGATAAAAAGAGATCACATCACAGATGAAACAAAATTGTATTATATCAACCAAGAACTAAAAATTCTAAAATCTAATATGCAGGATCACGATGTTCCTACAGAACTTTATGATAAATTGTTGCAAATAAATACAGAGCTTTGGGATACTGAAGATATCATTAGGGATATGGAGGACAATGAAACTTTTGGTGATGAGTTTATTAAACATGCTCGCTTAGATGCTATACTTAATGATAATAGATTTCTTATTAAAAATGAAATAAACAATATTTCTAAATCAGTAGTAAAGGAACAAAAGTCTTATGAGGGACTTTATACCGCAGATTGAGCCTTGGATAGATGGTGAAGAGCTAGAACAGCTTACTAGGGTGATTGACAGTACTTATGTTACAGAACATAATCTAACTGAAGAATTCGAACAGATGATTCGAGATCTTACTGGAGCTAAATATGCTATTGCTATAACTAATGGGACAATGTCATTATATTGTTGCTTAAAGGCACTTAGTATAGGTCCGGGTGACGAGGTTATTGTTCCAGATATGACATTTATAGCATCTTCGAATGCTGTCTTGTTGGCTGGTGCAACACCAGTTCTATGTGACATTAGTCCTGAAAATCTTTGTATTGACACCTCGTTAATAGAGGAATTAATCAGCCATAGAACTAAGGCTATTATGCCCGTTCATTTATATGGTCAGTCCTGTGATATGGATGCTATTACTAAAATTGCTGAAGAAAATAACCTTGCTGTAATTGAAGATGCGGCACAGGGCGTGGGAGTAAAATGGAAAGGTCGTCATGTTGGAACCTTTGGAGAATGTGGTATACTTTCTTTTTACGGAAACAAAACTATCACATGTGGCGAAGGCGGAATTGTATTAACTGATTCTACAAAAATACGCAATAAGGTTTACCAACTAAAGAATCACGGAAGATTAGTCAAAGGTCGATTCAAGCATGATGCTATAGGTTATAATTTTGCTTTTACTGAGATGCAAGCCGCCATTGGTATTGCTCAGATGAATAAACTTGATAGAATAAAGACTAAGAAAAAACATATTTATGATAGGTACAACAATGAGCTTGACAACAGTTTAACTAAAATAACAGTGAATGATTTTTGTAGTCCTGTTTGGTGGTTTACATCATTTTTGACATCTAAAAAGTCAGAACTAATGAATCATCTTTTAAAAAGAGGCATTCAAACAAGGGAGTTCTTTTATCCACTAAACCAGCAGCCGTGTTATAAACATATGAATTTTGCTGATAAGAATTTGCCAGTGAGTAATAAGGCTTTTGATATGGGTATATCTCTTCCATCAGCATATTGCTTGACAGACGAAGAACAGACTTATATTATTCATACGATTAACGAATATTTCATAGAAGGCTGAAAATGATACCATTGGTTAGAGATACAATAAATAATGAAGAAATGGATACTTTAGCGGATTGGCTACGTACACATCCTAAGTTGACTCAAGGTCGTTTAACAGTTGATTACGAAGAAGGATGGTCGAATTACTTAGGCAATAAACATTGTGTATCAGTAAATTCTGGATCTTCTGCTGTAATGATGATGTTGCAAGCATTGTTGGAAAAAGGCACTCTTAATAAAGGTGACTCAGTAATTGTACCTGCTGTTTCATGGGCTACTGATCTAGCTCCAGTTGTGCAACTTGGACTAACTCCTATATTGTGTGACTGCAATATGAAAGATCTATCATTAGACTTATCTTATTTTGAACAATTGGCATTGACACATAATATAAAATGTGCTATATTAGTATCTGTACTTGGTCTTGTTCCTGAAATGGATCTCATTGTTAATACATGTAAAAAATACAACATTACATTACTAGAAGATGCTTGTGAGTCTTTTGGTTCATCTTATGGAGGTCGAAAATTAGGTACTACAGGAGAAATGTCATGTTTCTCCACATACTTCGGACATCACTTATCAACTATAGAAGGTGGTATTATTTCAACTAATGATTCCCATCTTTATAATATACTGAAGGCTATTAGGAGTCATGGCTGGGAAAGAGATGTTGATCCAGAGTTTCGTATAGATAAAGAAGACACATTTGATGCTTTATATAGGTTTCACTATATGGGATTTAACTTCAGGTCTACTGACCTCCAGGCTTTCTTGGGTATTAATCAACTGAAGACCTCTGATGAAATTGTCAGAATACGAAATAATAATTATAACCTATATAGGGAGTTAATAGATAACCCATTTTGGAATCCCCCAAAGTCTACCGATAGTAAGTTTATTTCAAATTTTGCCTACCCAGTAATAAGTCAGAATAGATCTGAAATAGTTAGTGAGCTTATAAAAAATGACATAGAAACAAGACCACTTATATGTGGGTCTCTTGGACGACAACCGTTTTGGATTAAGAGGTACGGAGAAGTACGTTTACCAAATGCAGATACCGTTAGCGATTATGGATTTTATCTACCCAATAATCACAATTTAACAGAATCAGAGATCAAGATGGTCTCATCAATAGTTAACAAATTTAATTGATATAATTTAGGAGAATTTAAATGTCAGTCATTGACGATAATGAACGTAGAATTTTAAAAAGAGGGAAAGCTAAACTGGTTTCTTTTTTAGTTCCGTCTCGTAAAAGGTTTAGTAATCTCCTTAATACTTGTAGCTCGATTGCAGAAACAGCCACTGATGCAAGTCGAGCTGAAATCATAATTAGATTTGATTCTGATGATGTTGATAGTATCTCTAGGATCACAGAATTACCTTTCGATAAAGTGGACATTTACGTTATAATAGGTGAGCGTTTTAGAGGATATATCGATCTAAACAAGTATGTTAATGAGTGTTGTGATGTTTCTAGAGGGGATATGTTATTTTTGTTTAATGATGATACTACAATGGCTGAAAGCGGCTGGGATGACATTCTGGCCGAATATCAAAATGATATTGTCGTTTTAAATCCATCGACAGGAAATGACGACGCAAAAGACATCAACACATTTCCAATTATATCCAGAAAAATGTATGAAGTCACTGGACACTTCTCTCTTCAGGCCCATAATGATACATGGGTCTCAGAGGTTGGTGCTATGCTAGGTATTGAAAGGGTAGAAAATCGAATCGTAATTTTTCATGATAGACCGGACAACCCGGACTATACAGGATCAATGGATACAGAAGAAGTAGATCGTGAAACATGGAATGAAAGAACAGAGATGTTTCAAGTTTCTCGACCAGAATTTGATCAACCAAAATATCGCAATCTTAGGTACGAAGATGCAGTTAAAGTGAAAGGAATTATGTAATGAACATAGGTTTTATTGGACTGGGAAAATTAGGACTACCTTGTGCTTTAGCTATTGACGAGCAAGGACATACTGTATATGGTTATGACGTTAATGATGGTGTTAAAACTATTCTCGATACAAAGCAACTGCCATATCGAGAAGAGGGTGCTCCGGAACGCTTACAAAATCATAATATTAACTTCACTAATGTAGATGACGTTGTTGAAAAAAGTGATATTATCTTTGTTCCTATTCAGACTCCTCACGAACCTCGTTACGAAGGAACAACTCGACTTCCCGAAGAAAGAGTAAACTTTAACTATGCATGGTTGAAGTCAGGATTAAAAACTTTGTCAGAGGCAATCGATAGAAACGGTGAGGACAAAATTGTCGTTATCATCTCAACGGTTCTGCCTGGCACAGTCCGAAAGGAAATTAAGCCTCTATTAAGTGAGCATATTAAGCTGTGTTATAATCCATTCTTTATTGCAATGGGAACTACGATTAAGGACTTTACTGAGCCAGAGTTTGTTCTTTTGGGTGTTGACGATAAAGAAGCCGTAGAAACAGTTAAAAGTTTCTATGCAACCATACACGACAGACCAGTGTATGAGTGCTCCATTGAAGAAGCGGAAATGATCAAGGTCTCTTATAATACTTACATTACTATGAAGATTAATCTTGCTAATGTTATCATGGAAGCAGCACATAAACTCGATAATGTTAACTGCGACAATGTTATGAGAGGTATGTTCCTTGCTAGTGATAGACTTATTAGCACTAAGTATCTTTTAGGTGGGATGGGAGACGGTGGCGGTTGTCATCCAAGAGACAATATCGCACTGTCGTGGATGGCTCAAGAACTTGATCTCAGTTATGACTGGTATGATAGTATGATGGTTTGTCGAGAAAAACAAACCGAATGGTTGGGAAATATGCTAATTGCTAAGTCGAAGGAAACTGGACTGAAGCCTATTATTCTTGGTAAGTGTTTCAAAAAAGAAACAAATCTAACTGTAGGAAGTCCATCAGTTCTAATGAAGAATATGATGAAGGAACATGATGTTGATGCTGAGATGTATGATCCGTGGGTTGATGCTGGTAAACCACCACTCAATGAGAAAGCCGTATTCTTTATTGGAACAAATCATGACAAGTTCCTTGATTATAAGTTTCCTGAAGGATCAGTTGTAATTGATCCGTGGAGAATGATGTCAGAACAAGATGGTGTTGAACTAATTTCTGTTGGAGACACTGCAAGATGAATAAGATTTCTGAATGGATTAAGCAATATTGTGATCAGTATGGCATCAAGAGTTTAGTTGTTGGAGTATCAGGAGGAATTGACTCCGCTCTTACTTCAAAGATTTGTGCTTTAACCGATATCGACACAATTCTACTCACTATGCCTATTCATCAAGCACCTGATCAGCATCTTCGTGGGTTGAACCATATTGAATGGTTAAAAGATAGCCATCCGAATGTGTCTCATAGAGATATCAATCTTTCTGCTATGTATGATGTTTTCATCTCTGGTTTAGATGCGATTGAATGTGACGACCTTGCATTAGCAAATAGTAGGGCAAGACTTCGTATGACTACGTTGTATCAAATTGCACAAGTACATAATGGTATTGTAGTCGGGACAGGAAATAAAGTAGAAGACTTTGGCGTTGGATTCTTCACAAAGTATGGCGATGGAGGAGTTGACATTTCACCGATTGCTAATCTTACTAAGACAGATGTTCGTGAAATGGCAAAACAACTTGGTGTATGTGAAGAGATTCTGGTTGCTTCTCCGACTGATGGTTTGTGGGATGATGGTAGGACAGATGAAGATCAAATTGGTGCCACCTATGAGGAACTGGAATGGGTTATGGAATATGATGGTGTGTCTGAATTGACAGATAGACAGAAGGAAGTTACAGAAATCTACAACAGACTACACAATCAAAACAAACACAAGATGATTCCAATTCCCATCTACCAAGGAAACTAAAACATGTCTGTGTTATGTAATTTTGTAGGCGATAAAAGAGTAGTAATTGTAGGTCCATCGACTGGTCTTAAAGGTAGTAATGATGGGGAGCTTATTGATTCATTTGATGTAGTATGTAGACCAAATCACTTTTGGACAAATGATGAACTGAACAATGATTATGGGTCAAGAACTGATATATTGTTTCATAACTTTGGAACTGATTGGATTCCCGGACTGAAGGATAACATTGAAAATTATAAAGAAGATTTTGATGCTCTTAAAATGTTAGTATGTCCTTTGATATATGGTACGAGAATCAAAGAAGATAATTATATGTCTTGGGCTGAAGATCATATTGGTGATGTTGTTCATAATGCAGAATCCATTAATACAAACGATATTCCCTTTGAGTGGATAGGTGTAAAAAAATATCAAGAGATATATAATATGATAGGTTGTCAGCCATATACTGGCACTTTGAGTGTTCTTATGTTGATAGAGTGTCCAGTTGCAGAGCTATACGTCACTGGATTTGACTTTTACCAAACAGATAAAGCATATGCCGATGGTTTTTACAATCCTTTAGATGGACCTCCTCCACCAACTGGAGGAACACATGGTGATATGGCAATTAAAAAACAAATTTTTGCTTTTAAAAATCTTTTGGAAAGAGACGACATACTAACAGTTGATGAGCGATTAAAAGAATTAATACTTAATAATTAATAAGGAAATGTATTATGATAATTGCAGAGATTGGACAAAATCATTTAGGTGACTATGAATTGGCAAAAAAGTATGTCAGGAATTTATGTTCTGTTGAAGGGCTGGATGGATTGACATTTCAAATCAGAGAAGAAGATCATAGACAACGAAAATCACATCTATATTTTGATTGGAGTCATTATGATGATTTATATGGAATGACTAAGAGTGAAGGGAAACTTTTTGGTGTTGCTATCACAAACGAAGAGCTAATTGATTTTTTTGAAGAACTTCAGGTAGACTTTTATAAAGTAATACGAGATGGAGTCTTTAATAAGAATCTCATTACTACATTAGCAAAAACTAAAAAACCCATTCTGGTTTCCGTGGGTTTGTGTTCTGAAAAAGATATATTAGAATTATCTGAGTTGTTATCTGATATTGAGGGTGATATTAGGCTAATATATACAAATCGAGATTCTGTAGAATTAGAAGAAACAAATTTATCTATTATAAAAACTCTTAGAAATTACTGGGACCATGTAGGATATGGCAGTCATTGTGACAATCCAATCAATTTACTTTTAGCGTCTTGTTACGATCCAACCGATATGCTTTTTTATGTTAAAGATGATAATTCAGATGTAGAGTTTCCAGATAATATTTGGGCAGTAGGTATAGATACTGTCGAGGAACTAATTGAAAATATAAACATATGTAAGAGTGCCTGTGGCAATGGAGTTTTAAAATGAAAAAAGCATTAGTTACTGCTGGTAGTAGAGGCATAGGAAAAGGAATTACAGATTCTTTAGTATCTATAGGTTGTGATGTTAAAGCAACTTCTTCTAAAGAATTGAATACATCTAATATAGAACAAATAGAATCTTTTCTAAATGATCAAGATCCTATAGACATTTTAGTATTAAATACTGGTGGTCCACCCTCCAAACCATTTCATGAAATTACTAAAGAAGATTGTGATTTATACCATAATCAACTGTTCTATGGGTTTTTGAAAATTATCCAAGAGGCACAAATAAACGATAACGGATATATTTTTCTGATAACATCATACAACATTAAAGAGCCAGATACTAAACTTATGTTGTCAAATGCGTACCGAATTGCATTTGTTAGTGTTTTTAAATGCTTGAGCAAAATTTTAGGTGATAGAGGAATTACTTGTATCAACATTGCACCGGGTCCAATATACACAGATAGATTGAAAACTTTGTGTAAGGATATTCCTAAACTTGAGGATAGAATACCAGTTAAACGAGTTGGTACAACAAAAGAAATAGGTGATTTTATATCTTCTATTGTAGATAAAGACATTAAATATCTCACGGGTGTAACCATTAATTTCGATGGCGGAAAATCAAATTATGTCTTATAAACCAAAAACAATAGGAAATGTTATGACTTATATCATTGCGGAAATTGGAATTAATCATAATGGAAGTATTAAACTGGCCAAACGATTAATTAAACAAGCATATCAAGCAGGGGCGGATGCTGTAAAATTTCAAAAGAGAGATATTGAAAGTGTTTATACTAAAGAAGAATTAGATACACCAAGAGAGTCACCTTGGGGAGATACTAATAGAGATCAAAAAGAAGGATTAGAATTTTCTATTGAACAATATAAAGGTCTTAAACAGTATTCTGAAGATATGGGATTAGATTTTATTGTTTCCTGTTGGGATGTGAAAAGTATAGATGATGTACAATGCCTTGATGTGAAATATCACAAAGTGGCATCTGCACTTGTAACAAACACTAATTTTTTGAACAAGCTAAACGAAACAGGAAAGCCTATTATTTTATCGGTTGGGATGTGTACAGAGGAAGAAATAAATATTGCTATGTCTATTTTAGATAACATAGAATTTATTCTTGCTTGTACTAGTACCTACCCTACCAAAGCAGAAGAATTAAATCTTCTTCACATTAAAACTCTAAAGCAACAACATCCGTCATGTAAGGTTGGATTTTCCAACCACTATAATGGTCACGACGCATGTGTTGCCGCAACTGCAATAGGTGCAGAATGTATAGAGTTCCATATTACACACGATAGAGCAGACTATGGTTCCGATCAAGCTGCTTCTATCGAGAATGCTGACGCACTATGTAAGGCAATTCGTAAAATTGAATTGATGTTGGGTGATGGTAAGAAGGTAGTGTATGATTCAGAGATCCCAATCGCAAAGAAATTAAGGAAAACAGTAAATGTCTAAAAAATTGATTGCATTGATTCCCGCTAGAGGTGGTAGTAAAGGTGTTCCAAGAAAAAACATTAAACTATTACAAGGACATCCTCTCATATCTTATAGTATTACAGCATGTAAGATGAGTTCTTTAATTGATAAAATTGTTGTCTCAACAGAAGACGATGAAATTGCAGAGGTTGCCAAATCTTATGGGGCAGAGATTTTAAAGAGACCAGAAGAATATGCTCAGGATAACTCATCAGATTGGCAAGTTATTAATCACTTTTTTCAGTTATACGATGTTAATGATGTTGCATATGTCAGACCAACAACGCCTTTGCGGAATCCAGAGAACATAGACAATTGTATAGAGTTTTATTTTGATAACAGGCACCGAATGAGTGCATTGAGGTCAATGCATGAATTACCAGAATCTCCCTATAAGGTTTTTAAATTAGGTGAAGAAGGATATTGCGAAGGATTCTTTGAGGATTTTGATGGTATAAAAGATTATACAAATTTACCAAGACAAAAATTTCCTAAAGCATATCAACCTAATGGTTATTTAGATATTACTAAAAGGGAAACTATAGAGTCTGGCAATTCTGCCTTTTCAACCAAAATCCTTCCATATGAATCAGAATTTATTACTGAAGTCGATGCCCAGTATGAATTTGATTTATTAACTCATCAGTTGGAAATCCAAGAAAATGTTTTGCTAGAAAGCTTAAATAAATGCCGAGTGTAAATCTGATAGAAACTAAACATCGAATTATTAGAAATGACTTTAAACTTTATAATGAGGAACGAGATAGTATAAGGTATAACTATGAATCTACTTCTATAAATCCTCAATCTCCTATCTGGTGGAATAGAGCAAAAGACTTTTCTATTTTTGACGAAGATGGAAACAAATGGATAGATTTTTCTTCGGGTATTTTTGTATCTAATGCAGGACACTCTAATTCTGAAATAAATAATGCAATTAAGAAACAATTGGATGATGATTTAGTATACTCATATCAGTACTATACGCATATTAGAAAACAATTTGCAGAAAAACTTTTAGATTGTTCGCCTGACCATTTTGAAAAAGTTGTTCTATTAAATTCAGGTAGTGAAGCCACTGATGCTGCCTATAGGTTAATAAAGATATGGGCTAAAAAGAATGACAAAAAATATATTGTCAGTTTCAATGGTAGTTATCATGGTAGGACTGTTGGCTCTGATCTAATCTGTGGCAACAAGGATAGCACTAAGTGGTCCAATCTTGTTGATGACGATATTATATTTATTGATTTTCCATACGATAAAGACGAGGCATTCGATGCAAGTTTATTACCACCACCAGAACAAATTGCCGCATTCTTTATTGAAACATATCAAGGACCAACCGCACAAATGTATCCACAATCATACCTGCAAAATTTATACAAATTTGCTAGAGATAATGGTGCATTGGTTTGCTTTGATGAAATTCAATCTGGATTTTATAGAATGGGAAAACTGTACGGATATATGACATATGGTGACTATGAACCAGATATTATTTGTTTGGGTAAAGCTATAACTTCTTCATTGCCAATGTCTGCTGTTCTATCTACTAAAGAAATTATTGATGTCGATACTAACTTGAGTAGTACTCATGCAGGCAATGCTTTGTGTTGTGCAGCAGGATTAGCTAATTTAAACTACTTAACAAGCAAACAATTTCAAGAAGACTTGTCTAAAAGAGTGGAAGTATTTGAAGACAGACTGAGAACATTAGAAAAATATGATTCCATTTCTTATGTAAATGTTAAAGGAATGGTTGCAGGTATAATCTTTAAAGATAAACAAACAGCAGATGAAGTGGTTGAGTTTTGTTTCAACAATGGTATATTTCCAGTCAATACTTGGAGTAAATCTATCAAGCTAGGACCACCTCTCACTATAACAGTAGAAGCAATAAATGAGGCATTTGATGTCTTGGAAGGAGTGCTACAATGAGTATAATGAATAATGAAAAATATTTAGATATCACTTATTCCGATAAAAAAACTCCTAAAACACAATATCCATATGCACTTGGAAAGGAATTAGTAAAAAGAACAGGCAAGACATCTGGTAAGTTTTTAGACTTAGGATGTGGTAGAGGAGAATATTTAGACGTTTTCTCTGATATGGGATTTGATGTCACAGGATTTGATTTAATGACTCATATGGTTGAAGGTCACAAAAGTTTAATAATTGATTTGGAATCTGAAAGTTTACCTCCAGAATATGCTGGGCAATATGATTTGATTTTTACTAAATCAGTAATTGAACATATGAAAAATCCTATGGGATTGATGAATGCGACCTATGAGGCTTTAAAACCAGGAGGCACTGCTGTAATGATGACACCTGCATGGGAATATACGTACTGGGGACCATTCTATTGTGATCATACCCATGTAACACCTTGGACTAAACAATCACTTGCTGAAGCACTGTTATTAGCAGGATTTGAAGACATTTATGTGGAACACTTTTTTCAGTTACCCTTTTTATGGAAATACCCTTATCTGAAACCTTTGATAAAATTATTCCGAAAGTTGCCTATACCATACAAACCAAATTACGACACACCACTAGAAGTTTCACATTGGTTTAATGTATTAGTTAGATTCTCAAAAGAACCGATGTTGTTTTCAATTGCGAGGAAAAATAAATGAGTGTTAAATTTAGACATGTGGGAATAACTGTTGGAGATTTGGAAAAATCTATTCATTTTTATACAAACATTTTAGGATTCTCTATTATAGTAGAAGCAGATGAGTCTGGACAGCACATCGATAACTTTTCTGGGCTAAAAGGAGTGAATGTCAGGACTGTTAAAATGACAGATAATGATGGAGGGCTTGTAGAGTTATTACATTATAAATCTCACGAGGGTGTCATTACATTAAATAAGGATATAACCTATATTGGTTGTTCTCATTTCGCAGTTACTGTAGAAAACCTTTCGGAATTATATGACAAGCTATTAGAAAATGACGTAACTGTTATATGCGAACCACAAAAATCTCCAGATTTTCCTGTTATGCTTACATTTTGTAAAGACCCAGATGGAACTCTAATCGAATTGGTAGAAGAACTATGATATTTTCATTGGAACATAAAGTGGCTATTGTCACTGGTGCCGCTAGAGGAAACGGCAAAGCTATTGCAGATGGATTAAGAGAATTTGGTGCTAATGTTATCGGGTTGGATATCATTGAAAGTGATGATACAATTCTGTGTGATATAACAAATCACGATCAAGTGAAAACACATCTTGATAAATTTGATACAATTGATATTTTAGTTAACAATGCAGGAGTCACACATGTTTCAGATTTCGTGGACTATCCTGATAAATTTTGGAATCAAACATATGAAGTAAATTTAAAAGCTCCATATAAATTAATACAATACATTACTCCTAAAATGCAAAGTGCTGGTGGAGGATCAATTATTAATGTCACTAGTCTAAATGCAGAACTGGCCTTTCCAAACAATCCTGCTTATGTTGCATTTAAAGGTGCTTTAAAGCAGCTAACGAAATCAGCCGCACTAGATTTAGGTAAATATGGTATTCGAGTTAATAATGTTGGACCTGGATACTTTATTACAGAGATGACAAAGAATAGTTGGCAAGACGAAAAAACATACAAGCAGAGATCTCAAAAAACAATGCTAAATAGATGGGGAACACCCAAGGATCTGGTTGGTACTTTTGTTTTTCTTGCATCCGACGCATCTTCCTATATAACAGGACAAGATATATACGTTGATGGTGGTTGGTTAGCAAAGGGATTATAATATTTTAGAGGAGATTATTACTAGTGAGAATATTACTAACAGGTGGTACGGGATTTTTGGGAACAAACCTGACCAAAATTTTACAAGAAACATTTGGCAGTAGCCAAGTTAGGTCAATAGGCAGTAAGCCTTATGATTTACGTAAATGTAGATGCACTGATACTGTTATCAGTAGAAGTGTTCCAGATGTCATTATACATACTGCTGGAAGTGTGGGAGGTATTGGTGCAAATCAGGAAAATCCCGGAAAGTTTATGTATGACAATCTAATCATGGGTACAAACATAATTCATTCAGCGATGAAAGCAAAAGTCCCTAAGTTTATTTTACTTGGAACAGTTTGTGCATATCCCAAATTCACACCTGTACCTTTTAAGGAAGAAGATTTATGGAATGGTTATCCAGAAGAAACTAATGCACCTTATGGTATTGCCAAAAAGACTCTTATGAGACTGGTGGAAGCATATCATGAGCAATACGATTTTAATGGTGTTAATTTAATTCCAGTAAATATGTACGGACCTCACGACCATTTCAATCTGACTTCTAGTCACGTAATTCCCGCACTTATCTTGAAAGTTCATCAAGCAATAGAAAATGGTGATCCATCAATTACTTTATGGGGAACTGGTGAAGCTTCTCGTGAATTCTTATTTGTTGAAGATTGTGGACAAGCAATTGTCAAGGCCATCAATAGTGATAACTTAAGTCCAGAGCCTATTAATATTGGTACTGGCAAGGAAATTAAAATCAAGGATCTTGTAAAAGAGATTACAAATATTATGGGATATAAAGGAGATATTATTTATGACCCATCCAAGCCAGACGGTCAACCGCGTCGATGTTTAGATACATCTCGTGCTAAAGAACGATTGGGATTCGAAGCTCAGGTAGAACTCAAAGAAGGTTTACAAACAACAATTAATTGGTATATGGAGAATAAGAATGCTTAAGAATATTGGTTTTTATATAGACAAAGTAAATACGGAAAATCGCAACATAGATATTTTCAAAACTCTCAATAGCAGTATTCGACGTAGAAAAATAAAGGATGCTAGTCTGTTCTATAATGATATTGATTACAATCCTCTAATTCCAGCTTTTGGGATGTTTAACGCTGCGGATATGTGGAACTTCACGGGAACATTGTTCACAACATCACTGAATAATGCATTTAGTGCCAATAAAATTGTGAACAAATTTAAACTCTTCCATATCTACAATAGATGGGATGATAAAGATATACTAAAAGTTTTAGAAGTTTCAAATACTATAGACGTTATTACCGAAGACGAAGAGGATTCAAAGGAATTTTACAGAATTACTGGTAAGAAACCAGTACACCAATTTGAGCACATTGATGCTATAGAATTATTAGAGGTGTTAACATGAGCAAAATAGATAATAAAATCATCACTATGTATGAAGATGGTCACAGTACACACGAAATAGCAAAAAAGCTACAGACATACCCCAATAAAATCCGAAGGACATTAATAAAAAATGGTATTGAAACCAGAAATGCCAGTGAAGCTCAAAAGGTTTCTTTGGAAAAGGGTACGTCTACACACCCAACAAAGGGGAAAATTAGAACCGAAGCTGAAAAATTAAAAATCAGCAGTAGCATGGAGGGTTATTGGGATGATATGGATGTAGATGTCAAACAGAGAAGAGCAGAAGAAGCCCGAAAAAGATGGGAATCCAGATCAGAAGAAGACAAACAAAAAATGATCTCATCTGGCATTAATGCAATTCGTAGGACAGCTAAAGAAGGGTCAAAGCTTGAAAAAGAAATTTTGAAGGGATTATCTTCAGCAGGATACTCAGTAGACTTCCATAACGAAAATTTAATTCCTATGGAAAAATTAGAAATAGATATGTACATTCCTGATTTGAAGACTATAATAGAGGTAGACGGTCCATCACATTTTTTACCAATATGGGGAGATGATCATTTAAGAAAACAAGAAAAGTTTGATCTAAAGAAAAATGGAACATTGCTATCAAGAGGATTTGTTGTTATAAGAGTTAAGGCATTAAATGCTGCATCGTTAAGTAGAACTAAAAAACTGCTTGATAATATTATTGAACATTTAGAGTCTATTAAGGAAAGTTTTCCGTCTAAATCTAAACGCTTTATTGAGGTTGAATTATGAATGAGGAAAGAGATTTATTTGATAGTGTTACATTAGATTCACCAATGAATACTGATACATCTGTAACGGACATTGTATTGGAAGATGCACCACATATAACATCTCCAGAATGGAATGATTATGTGATCAGTTTGTTCGAATCTAACGAGCTAATCGATGGTATGCCATTATCTGCTGGCTTACGACGAGTAGCAGAGTTAATTTTAGGACCAGTAAGAAGTAGTGGACCTGTACAGGTGTTCCCACCTAAAGATGACCATTCTCATGGACGTGCTACTGTAGTATGGAAAATCGAGTTTATGAACGGACAATCTTTTGGTGATGTAGCAGATTGCTGGGAGGGCAACACAGACGATACATTTTGTGCCTTCTCAGTCGCTACGGCTGGAACCCGTGCAGAAGCCAGAGCTTTGAGGAAGGCTCTCAGACTACGTGCTGTGGCTGCTGAAGAGGTAACCAAGAAAGATACTGCACAAGTAGTACGTAGTATTAGTCGTGGAAAAACGGTTGAGGAACCAACCGCTGGTGAATATCAAGATTCGTCAAGAATGACTGATCCACAAAGTAATCATATTAATGTAAAATGTAAGCAATTAGACATTAATGCAAGCAATTTATTTAAAGAAGTGTTTAGTGTATCTGTGAGTAGAAAAGTAACTAAGAAACAAGCCAGTGCGGCTATCGAAAAGTTAAATTCCTTCCAACGTGATGCATCGTCAATCCCTAAGTCTATTATTGGCTATAACAGTGACTGGAGAAATTAAATGAGAGTAAATTACACAACGGGAAATGGTAGATTAACAGTAGAATTAGAAGGTGATTCTGCAAAGAATGTATTCGAAGATCTATCTAAGTTTCAGGAGGTTTTTGAAGAAACCAAGTGTGGCAAATGCGGATCAGAGAATGTACGATTTGTAGTGAGGAATGTGGACGACAACCTATATTACGAAGTTCGTTGTATGGATTGTGGTGCTAAACTTGCATTTGGTTCCCACAAGAAGGGTGGTGGATTGTTCCCACGTCGTAAAGATGTTGAGGGTAACTGGCTACCTGATGGTGGATGGACCAAGTGGAATCCAAAGACTGAGAAGAACGAATAGACCAAATAAAAAACCCCCGTCCTCATGGGCGGGGGTTTAATAATGACCGTCGAATAATAAGAAATAATGGTGACGGCTTAAATATACTCTAAAGTGAAGTATAATCCATAGTTTGTTTTACTACCAATGGTAGTTGGAGAAGCAGATAATGCTAAATACCAATCGTGCCTTGTAGCTTGGTGGGCTGCACCTTCTTTAGTCAGATGATTGAAATAAGACCCATCACCTGTAGGTAGTACATCACCCGCTGTAGTATTTAATCCACTTGTACCAGGAGATGCTGTTAAAGTCAAATCGGGTGGAGTGCCACCTTCTGTAGGGTCATATTCTGTCCAGCCGTGATTAGCTGAACCACGATGTGCTAAATGTCCTTTATCAGCACTATGTCCATCAAGAGGATTAGGATGTCTCAATTCATAAGCTTTAGTAGTAACCTCAGTAGCATGAGTTCCAATATCACTTCTATCAAAAATTCTCAATTTACAATTCTGAACACTAACAGCAGAATCATGAGTAAATCTAATATTGAGTGGTGCTTTAAAGTTAGGAATACCAGATGTACCAGCAGAACCAGCACTATTGAAAGATAAGCCACTTTCTGAAACATATTTTGTATTCTGCGTCTGAACCGCCTGAGTAGTACCATCAGCACTGGTGACGAAAGTTGTATCTTGATAGCCAGCAACAGGCACGGAAATACCAAATCCACCACCATAGAAACCAAGACCTGAACCAAGGTCATGTCGAATCAATGTAGCTTCAGTAGTCTGATTTGCTGCCGCTTCAAAGTTATTTATATGAAATGTAATAGCTGCCATTTAAATTCTCCTAAAAGAAGGTCATTATATTGTATTATACACGGAAAATGTTATTTATTAATTTAAAAACCAAAGAGGCTAGTAGACCTTACAACACCAGCATTTCCACCAGTTAGAGTATTCTGAAATGCTTGAGATCGAATGTTAGAGACAGCAGAACTTGTAGCAGCATTACTATCAGCATAACTTGAACTTGAACTGGCACTGCTAGAAGCGGATGCTGCACTACTCGCTGAACCATCTGGTATCATCTTAAGTTGAATTACTTGGTCTATAGCAGTAGGTACAAAAGCTGCAGTCATAGTTTGCCCAAATGTGTGTGAAATATCATTATGAAAATGTAAAAATACATCATATTTATTGTCTGAGCTGGGATTAGTAATTTCTACTGGTACTGAATCTGTGCCAGTATACATTTGGTTAAATATAGGGCTAAACGAAGGATGTGTAGGAACACTACCAGTTATTTTAGTAAATGAAGAACTCGAAGCTTCTGCGGGTCTATTAATAGTAGTTGGAGAATCAGTGATTATACCAAAAGCAATATAAGCTTTGAGATCTTTTCCAGTCACAGTACCAGTTGGAACAATTTTCACTTGAGCTGAATCCCAACTATGTTCATCATTCTGTAAAATTTCTTCAGAAAAGAAATCACCAGGTCTAAAATTATAACCTAATTTTCCATCAACAACTTCAAAAGTGGTAATAGAGCCATTATTAAGAATTGGTTTTAGAAGAATACCAGTACCATTGCCACCGTCCGTAGTAAATCTATCAGATTCACTATAACCTGTGCCTCCTGTACTGCCACTAGTATCATCATATTCAATTCCCCAACCCCCTAAACCAATAGTCCTTGCTGTAGATATAGAAGGCAATAAATTGCCACGATGAGCACCTTGAACCTGCCAGTCATTATATTCTCTATACGGAGAATCTGAATAGACCTCTTCGCCTATATTAGGTATAACACCAAGTTCTTGGTCCCCACCAAGGTTCCCAATTAATGTGGGCACTCTAACATCAACACCACCGTCATATGTTAGTGAGTCAGATATATAATAGTTATTTGGATAACCAATAGTATTATCATCAGCGGCTTGTGTATACTCTTCGGGTGGGTCTCCAAAAGTGGCATTGAGCAGATCTATTGGTGTGTCGGCGTATTCGATTTCACTGGAGCCGTTATAATAAGTTTTCCCAATTACAGTATCTCCTGGTCCATCAGCAAAATGATGTATGGCGAAGTATCTTGGGTCGTAAATAGTTAGATGTCGAGGATGTGCGTGATATATTCTTACAAACATTTCTGTACAATTTAAATCAGAATAAGTACCATTACGAAACGATGAATGATTTATACCGGCTGGATTTGTAATCGTTCCCTCTGATTTATAATCATCCATACCATAATTATTTTCCGTTTGGAATGTAATAACATTAGTAGCAGTAACTGTACATTTAGCACCAATAACACCAACCGCACCAGCAGGTCGTTCGTCAAAAGTCAACCAGTCACCTTGATTAGTCCAAACCCAATATGGAAATGGATAATCAGTTGAATCTGGTGGTAAATTAAGAAGACCGTCTTTAACTCCATAAGCAAAAGAGTCTATAGCACCTTGCCCATGAGGACCAATAATTCCACCAGTTCCAGCACGAGTCAACACTGCATCTGATATTGGTCCTAAATTATCATCTAATAATTTCCACTCTTGACTACCAAATCTACCTAATTCTTTAGCAAATAGATTTGGAAAAGCTACACCATTAACCTCAAGAGAAGCATAAACCTCTGCTTTTAATGGGCGAAATTGTATAGTTGTTTTATCTAAAGGTACAAAATCATAAGCAGGTGTTTCATCTGCGGTCTTTAACCACGCCCATCTTTTGGATTCATCAGATAAAAAAGTATTAAAACGGCTTTTAAATGAACCACCATTGTCACTGGTAGCTGGTAAATAATTGTCTCTATATTTTGCTGCGTGGTGTAATTCTGTTAATATAGGAATTGGAGCACCATTTGTACTGGCAGAATTAGCATTTAATGCTATATCTGCTGGTAGATTTTTAAGTGTTTCATCAGTAAATGACGAAAACATATCCCCCGGTGTTTCCAAATTATTACCAGTTCTAGCAGAGTTGCCAGCACTAAATGGTGTTTCCCCAATAGGAACAGTTTTTATGTAATTTGAATTTGTGGCTACAAGAGGAGTATTAAGCTGGGTATTATAACTTGTATACTTTTCACCACCAGTATATCCACCTGGAAATACACAACCAAAAAACGGAGAAGTTGTATTGCCTGGTAATCTATCATTAATTGCGTGTATTTCTTCTTTATCTACTCTTGCTCCAAATTGAGTATTTGACAATGCGTGTTTAGCACCTCTTAAACCCCCAACACTATCTCCCATAAAATCAAAAGATGTTAACTGTACATAGCCATTTTCTGCGACATTTGCTGTACCTACCGCAATTATTCTATCGGCTACATTTAAAATTATACTGTCATGTCTATTGATATCATAATATAAATCATATATAGCACTTTCATAAGATGAAAAATTAAGGAGAGTCCCTCCTCCAACAGGTGTACCAAGGACGGAGAAAACAGGTGCAGTGCGAAAATAATGAGTTGAATTTGATGCTAAATACATAAATTCCCACCCATTGACCTCTGGCGTAACTCCAGCGGCATCTGTAGTACCTATTTTTAAAGGTTGCCAAACCCCCTCCGCACCGTTATCGGTCAACATTACCTGTTCACCCTTAACGAAGGAAACATTTGAAAATACATTTATTACTTGAACATCATATAATTCATTTTTTTCATCAGTAGTAAGTCCACAAGAGTTTTTATATTTGTATTCTGGACCCCAATCAAAAGCATTACCATCCTTCATAACAATGGGTCTTGCTCTTCCAAAGGTTTTCCCTTGCCCTTTGACGGGATCTTGAGAATCCTTGGGAGTAGCTTCAACTCCATTTTCAGGTGCTGGAGCAGAAGCAAGATCAGTAGTCATTACAGCCATAACCAATTTATTTCCAGCACGCATTTTACCAGAAACAGGATCTCTCCACATAGATAATTCACCAGCAGCTCGTTTACTACCGATTTGACGACCATCGTCATCTCTACCACCAGATTGTTGACCTAATGAATTTTGATTAGAGATAGAAAAAACTGGATTTTTAGTAGCAGCTACATGACTTCTACGAGGTTTCTTTTGCTGTAAAACAAGTTTCCATTCAACTGGAATAGTACATACTTGATCAGATCCGGGTAGACGAATATCTACATTGTTAGTCCAAGTAATCCCTTTAGATTTACTTAGACGAATATCTCTAAAGAATACAGCACGAGCAGGATATGTAGTTTCATTTATATGTCTTTTGTCATTCACCCACTCGCTCATCTGGATGATAGGAGTTATCTTATCCGCATATTCTCCAGCACCAGATGAAAAATCACCAATCCTGAGACTATTAAAAGAATAGCTTAAATTGTTTACATTATACTTCCAGTTAGAAATATATGTAGTATCAGCATCGAGATTAGTATAGATTTTATTTTCAAATGTCCTATCTTTTGGTCTGGTGGTTTTAATATAAAACTGATTATCACTTCCCGCTGGAACATTTTGTGTTAGAATATGTCGCATCGCAGCGAGAGGATCATTGGGCTGGTCAAAGAAAGCATCCCAGTAATCTGGTGTAATATTAATTAAATTAGCACCATTTTCATCAGTAACCCAATTATACAAGACACCCGTCGTAAAAGACCCAAGTCCAATATCGATCATTATGGGATTTGTAGTTGTAATTGTATGTGTATCTGCCATAATATTAATCCTAACTATACAACTTGTTCACCGAATAAATCACTAACATCATTTAGGTCCATATTATCCATTCCTTCACCATCAATAAATTGAGAACTACTCCTCCCATCTGCGGAGAATATTTCTGTGTCATCACCAGGGCGTTTATTAAACCTTTTATCTTTTCGTGAATGTCTTGCCGCTGAAGATAAATTAGCCTCTGTTCTTATTCCATCTGAATCACCCTCAGTCGCAGCACTTTGCCCACGATTCAGTACTGTTGTTGGACTACCATTTATACCCCTAGCTGACGTAACATCAACACGAGACTTAAAAGACACCGTTTGATTCGACATTAATTGATTAAATACAGTATCCATATCTTCCGCAGCCCTCTCTAAAATTTCCCCTGTTTGTAATAGTGGAGCCGCTAAGTTAACATTCGAAAATGATTTACCAATTCCTTGACGAACCATACTATTATTCTGATCAATAATTTTTTGTCTTTCTCTCGAAATTTTGCCGATTAATTCTTCTTTTTGTTTCTGTAATTTACCAAACCGTGAAGTATATAGATCCATATTTACACTGGTACGAATACTTGAATCACCAACAGAAACATTAATAGAAGTGACAAGAGGACCACCAGCTTTTAATGCTGCAGCAATAGATAATCCAGTTGGTGCTTCAGGCATAGAGAAACTACCCTTTTCACCAAACAATAATAGGCTATTAGAAAATTGAGCCTGTAACGACCCAGCCTCGTTCATTAATTGATAACCAGCAAAATTCCAAGGAGCAAGATTTTCATCCTTGACAAATTCTACTTTACCACCTATATTTGAGTATCTTACTGAAGCATTGGAATCTATAATACTCGCAGACATCCAAGGTCCATAGCACCTTTCGTTAGAAAGTAATGGCATAGCAACTAAATCTGGATATACTGGTGAAGGCTGTGACTTGCTTACATTAAAATCTTCATTCCCTTGAGATGCAGAATTCATAACTTCTCGTTGTGCTCTTATACCGGCATTGAACTGTTTAAACTCCTGTTTTTGCCAATTTAAAAGTGTTTTTGCTTTTTCTGCATTAGTTATTCCCGCTTCATCCAATTTGTTAAAATCACTTAATGCTAATGGACAGTCAAAAGTAAATTCATCCCTATTTACAGCAGGTGCTGGTTTTTCAAAACCCTTCGGGCCTCGCACCACATCTTGAGTCAAATTATGTTTAATCACGGGTGCATTGACAGCATAAAGTTCTGCATCGTTGTATCTAGAATCTATGATAGGCTTAATTCTACCAGGTATAGTAATTAAGGCATATACATGATCTGGATCAAGATTTTCTTTTTCAGTATCGATTAAATGAGCATCTAAATATTCATTATATGTTCTTTGGAAATCTGTATTTTCTACAACCTGACCATCAGCACCACCATTGGTACTTGGCGAATATATTCTATATTGATTTTGAATGACTGGTTTATAACATCCAGAAGATTCCTCTTTAAATTGTAATGGTCTTTCATTTGCTACATATTCTACATTCCTGCCATAAACAGTAACTTGTGAACCAGAGGGCTTTGGACACATATACAATTGAGCATCAATATCACACGAAACAAATGTAACAGTTTTTGGAGTATCTATTGCATTCAAATTCTTCTCTCTATTCATTTTAATTTTATTAACATGAGCAGGATTTGTATTTTCTAATTCCTCCATAATATCAGGGATAAAACCTCTATCCCCTTGTGACTGCTGTACGATCTTATCTTTAGATACTGTACTCATATCCAAAAATTGACTATTGTCATATCTAACATAACATTTCATTCTACCATTGTAATCAACGATAGTGCTTAAATCTTTTGGGGCTAAAAGAAATTGAGTTGACAAAGGTAATTCTGATTCACTAAGAGCAGAAGATTCTGTAAAAGATAAATTTCTATTATGTAAAGCAAAGTTAAAAAACCCACCATTAGTAGCAGGTTGATAATTAAACTCCCACTTTTCAGAAACGGGATTGTAATTATTCTTCAATGCACCATATGTATATTCTGCCTTAGCATCCTTATCTAAATAATGATTAAACAATTCCCTACTACTCATTGCTGATGTTCCTTGATTAACATCTATTGTTTGTATTTGAGTTAATAATCCACTAATCTCTATATTAAATTCAGTAGATGAAGAATAACCAGCGTCGAAATTAATCGGCTGTGGCTTAAATCCAAATGGACCTTTTTCGATCTCAACTTCACTTGTATCAAATTCAAATTTACTATCATAAGATAAATTACAAGCCTTGGGAATTTTCACTAAAAATTTCTTACCTAAATTTTCTTCTGCAATTCGTTTTAGAAAAGCATATACTTTTTTAGCATTCTTTTCACCATCTAAACCAATATCTGTAACAGCAGCTATATAACTTTTATTACTTGTTAATACATTAGCAGCTCTAACAGTTTGACCAACCAGTTGATAAAAATTCTTGTAATCTTTAGTAATTTTACGTCCTTCTTCAAATTCACCATAAAGAGATTTTAAAGAACCCGCAGATAAACTAGATATATCAATATCATCCATTGTTCCAGAAATAATATCTTCAAGAACATCAGATAAATCATCTTCTTCGACAACTATAGAACCATTATCCAATTTGTCTGCTAGACGTTTTTTCAGTTCTTCATAATTACTTTGTATTTTTAGATATGGTGCCCCAAAATCCGCCGATGCGGCTTGAAAGATACCTATTTTCTCTGCACGTTTGTAGTACAATGGATATCCATAAGGAGGAGAACAAGGGCTTGCGGGATAACCATCGTTACCCATAAAGTCTTTATCAGAATTGAATAAACAACGTGGAACCGTAACACCATAATTACCATTCTTTATAGCCTCAAGTGCCAATCTGTTTCTATCACTTGTCTCTGAGTATTTATCTAATAATGACTGCATTGAAGCATCATCTTGTAAATTCACTAAAGCAGCACCAGCATAACCTTTATAGAACTGTTGATCGGCAGAGAGATCTTCAATATACAATTCACTATAATCAGTTAAAAATTTAGCCCAATCTTGATAACTGCTTAATGCATTTCTTAATTCAAGTTCAGTAGTAATATAATAATTACCAACTCCATAAGCATTCAGTTTAGAAGTGTCTAATAATATCTGTTGATATGCACCAAATCCTCTTGGAATAGTGACAGCACTTTTACCTAAGAAACCATAAAACGGAAGGATTTGTTGTTTGAGTGAAGTTTCTAAATCCCACTGTGTTTCCTCTAATAATTCAAAATCATTAGGTAGTCCATTATTTTTTCTTCTAAGCTGTAAATTGTTCCTATCCCTATGATTTGTAAAATAGAACATGTCAACTTCATTTGCACCGACAACAAACTTGTCAGTTGTCACATTAGATAATTCAAAACCAACATCTTGATTTTCAACCTCAACACCATTCACCGCAAGATCATCAATATAAGACTTAATTGAACCATAATCTGGCTGAACGGATCTATCAATAGCATCTATACGAATAACTCCAGTAATAACATCTGTAGTATTCCCATTATCAATATTATACTGATTAAGATTATACAACCAAGAATATGCTGGATGATCAATGACGGGCAACAGACTAACAAATAAATCATGACTAATAACATCAGCAAGCTCTTGTGCTAAGTCCATTAATGTCAACTGATCGAAATCCATAAAATACATTTGAGGTATTTTTTCGAGTGGAATACCAGTAAAATCAACTACATATTTATAACCCCTAAAATCAATAGTTCCTCCAAATCCAGCATTGACATACTCATCTGGTAAAGCACCATTAAATCCAAACAAAGCTGTTAATGCCTGATCGACTCTATACCAAGGAATACCTTGATCACCACGTCTAGCAAACCCCTGACCAGTAATAGGAAATGAAGGAGGAAGATTACTGATAGAAAATGGTAAACTATTAAAACTATATGTATCATCGCCCGTATATGTAATGATACCTTGTGCATCCACATTTTTTGTGAGTATATTTTTAGACTCTAAATCAGTATTTGGTAAAACATCAGTACCTTCAATTTCTTCTTTCAATTCATCACTAACATCATACTCAAGAAAACCATATACATTAAATAGGTTCTTATTATTAAAAGTAGTTCCTTGGTAATTATTCAAGATCACAGAAGCATTTGATAAAATTTCTCTTGGGTCGGTTACATTTAGACTGTATAATGGATTACCATTTGGACCTTTAGTTTGAGTATAACTCTGTAAAATACCCCCAAACACAAAATGATCTTTACCACGGGAATTATTAGTGGCATCAAGCAATGAACTTTTATCAACCCATGTATGAACTGTGTTGGCACCAGTACCAGTAGTATCTCTTAAGAAGTAATTATCACCAGGAATCTGTGTGATATCACCATTAGTTGTCACGGTGGGAAAATCAATAACGGATGGAATAGTACTCTCGTTATATGTATCATCTAAGGTTTTTCTGTAAGATTGATCTATCGTAGCAAAGTTTTTACCAAATTTAAAATACACAGGAGTACCGACTACAGGAGGTCTAAATGTATCAAGCAAACCACTATGGTAGACATCATCTCCTTGACCAGCCGGTAAGCCATCAGATTTGTTGTATTCATCATTAACTAAATCTACACTTAGTTGAGATGAAGTATCACCAAAGCCAGCACTTATATTAAAACTTCTAATAGAAGCACCCAAGAAAGTTTGCTGGGGGAATCCCTGTGTTTCCTCAGTCCATCCAGCTTGGGAAATAGATCCGCCTTTACCCTGTGGTAACACATGGTGATCAGGCCAATCGTTGCCATACACTGCTGATGGAGGTATTACCGAATAATCACTCATTTTTCCCTACCTTAAATTCCGTATGGATTAAAACCGCTAGATATTGTATAATCTGAAAGATATGGTATCTGTATAGATACACTATCTACACCTGTAGTATGATGGATATAATCATTAAAAATAGTAAAGTCTGTGATACCTGATAATGCCGCATCCATAGAATTAGAAAAAGATGTCTTCAATTCATTAGCAGCAAAAATACCGGAAGTCTCTATAACATTTCCACTAGGAGCATATGTCCTAATTGTACCTGAAGCATCTATAAAATTACTTGGACTTGGAAAATTGACATTAATACCAGAACCATCATTGTAAGAATGGTCTTGGGAATAATCATAAAAGTTGGATTCTCCAGAGGGCAAAACCTGTCCAGAACCCAAAACTTTTTGTTCATCTGTTAAAGGTTCATTTGTCATTTATCAAGCTCATATGTCCAAGTAAGATTGAAAGAATATGATCCAGTTTTTGGTTCCCAACTTTCTGACGGAGGATTAACGAAATACTTTCTAATTCCAGGCTCATTTTGAGGAGACAGTTCTTTAATTAAATTACCTATCTGTGTGGCAGATGGCTCAATGACACTTGGTTTCTTGAGTAACAGTGGATTTCTACCACTACCATAAGGAATCTTTGTATAATCCATTAAAAGATTAATTGAAAGATCTCTTGTGTATTCAGTTCTCCCGCCGATATATTGTAATACTGGACCAGTTTTTCTACCCAGAACAGGAATGATGGCAAAAACATCACCAGGATAAGTATCGTTTACAGATATACTTTCAGTTAAAACACCAGAGATGATATTACTTGGTCTATTATCGAATTGTGTAGAATAAGTTATTTCTCCTAAATAATCATTAGTACCAACCGATATGCTTAATGGTTGAGAATTAAGCTCTACAGCAACAAGATTATTTGCACGTTTATAAATATCACTAATTAAACCAAACTGACCACTATTACTAACAGCAATATATTTAGACATCGCATTATCAAATGCTGATGGTTTATCCTCAGAGCCATGTCCACTTGGAGATATTTGACTTAAACCTTTAATAGTTCCATCTATATTCACACCGACAAAAGCAGATGAAGTATCAGAAGAAACTGATGAAGAATAATTCTCATAAGCAGTTCCACTTGCGAGCAGCCAAGTTTCTGTAACAGTATATGTACCAGCGGATTGACCTATAGACTCATTTCTAACATGACTAAATCCACCAAAGCTATCTACTAAATTAATAGTACCGCTACCAATTTGACCCATAATATTAGGATAGTCAGTAACATCATCAGATAATCTATCGGTTACAAATTTTCGAGCTTGCTCCCAAGCTACTAATCTTTCTTCTCCTGGTGTATAATGTGTTTTACCAGTGGCATTTAAACTATGAGTGATTCGATATGAAAATGGAAGATCGGGACTTTCCCCAGTAGATTCATCAACTTCAATAGACCAATCTTCAGAGTAATCATTAATAAATGCACCACTTAAAGAACCTAACAATGCTGTTTCTGTTGTATTCTCTTGAGTTTCTCCATTATTAGGAATAATAAAGGTTCCTTCATTGTCAACTTTGTCTCCATGAAGTAATGTATCGGCCTCAAGAGTTATTGTAAAATCACATTTATCAACCCAAATACCTTCCGAAAATTGAATATCTACTAATCTTGGATAACATATAACAGCCGGATTATCATAATTAAAATCAGTGATTTCTACTCTTTGCCCATCTTGAGCAAATAATGCACGTAATGCTCTCTGTTTTGTGATAAGTGCTGTAGCAGCTAAATTAGGTTCAATTTGTTGTTTGGGAGGTCTATTTAAACCAGTATGACTAAGCACACTATCAAATGCTCCGTATGGACCAGTAAAAGCTGATGGTGCTGTTTCATGAAATGCATATTTATCAGTAGATGGATGACGTAAAGCTGTAATACCACCATGTTCTATAGCATAAGGAGTGCCTTGATCAGCCAATAATGTGCCCGTTAAAGTGATACTATAGGTAACACCAAATGCCTCTCCAGCACCATTCTTCAGGATTTGAGTACCAATATTAACCAATGGAGTTGGTCTAACAGTACACTCTTGACCAGGATCGTTTTTGTATCTTACTCTAATAGGCATTTATATACCCCTTACCCTTAGATTTAAATTCTCTGTGAGAATTTCATTCTCAACATACAGAGTGACTTGTTCTTGTTCGACACCACTTACAGTTTTTAAGAACATTTGTAAATTACCACTATCCAAACCAAGGACACCACGATTGTATAAAGTCATATTATTATACACATTTGCAGATGGAGCACCAGATAACATCAGATTCATATTGCCACTCATATCAACTGGTTTTCCAGTAGTGAATAAACCAATACTACCAGAGTCTGGTGTGCCAGGTAGTAAATTACCTCTAACTGATACCACATATGGTCTCTGTATCGCAAATCCTTTACTTGAAGCATCATATCCCGATGCTTCTAAGAAGATATGACCCTTGGAATTACTATTAACTATACCACTGGTAATGTATGTGATTGGATCTCCAATAGTATTTTGACTGACATTTAGTGTTAATGTATTTAAGTGATCAGCTTCACGATCTCCAAATACTCTTGCAATCATATAACTATTAGAATTAGGAATAGTTGGTAATTGTTCTCGAAGCATCGCATCGAATGTATATGCTGCTCCAGCATTGTACATATCTTCACTTGTGATATGATTGCCACTTGTAGAATACTTATGATTAGGAGAACCAACAGCTAATGTATAATCACTATCACCACGCTTGGCTCTATGTAATGCGACAGATGTACCAAAGTAATCATTTTCAGTTCCAGAAGTAGCAGATAATTCACCAACTTTATTTCTGTCTGAATACCCTTGGGCACTGATCTTATCAGCTTCTTCCCATGTTTTAATTCTATTTGGCCAGTCAGTGATTCGATGTTTAAAGGTGAATACCGCACCATTATTCAACACCATTATACCACTATCTGGAGGAGTACCATCATTACCAAGATCATCTACACGAACACCAGAACATCCTAAATCAGTAGAAATATGTTGGTGAATCTTAAATTCAGAATTAAAATCTTTTCTAATGAAAGCTGTATCTGACTCAAAAATGTGATCGTGCAGTGTTTCAAAGTCATGACATGGAGCACCAACAACCACCATATCAGAAGCAATAGCTACAGACCTGCCAAACTCATCATTCCTGTGAGCATGAGCAGCCACGAATGGACCAGGAAGATTATGATCACCCTTATGAGCAATAAGAGCAACCGACCATGATGGTGGATTATCAAAACCTAAACTTAAACAACCAGCTTTGATTTTATCTTTATATTCCCAAGATAAGAATGAACCAGTTGCATTAACACCTTTACCAGTGTTCTCAAAGTAGAATACCGAACCAACTCCACCATTACCTGATATCTTAGTCGGATCAATTCCGCTATTGTAATGATTAAGTACAGAAGGCCAGCTTATAGCAGGATACCCAGATTCAAATGCATTAAACGGAGAACCAACTACTAATTTGTCTTCATGAATACTGACATCATATCCAAACAAATCACCTGGATAACCAGTACTATATACATCTAAATCGAGATAATCTTTACCCGTTTTCTTCAGTAGATCTGGAACACCCCCTCCTCTACCAGCATCCATATATTCAACACCATCAATACTACCACTGTATCTCGGATATGCACCATAATTCTTGATAACTCCAGTTTCAAAGAGTGAGGTCTCATCTTTCAATCTCTTACTACCAGTTGGAGTTGGCAATCTAGCTACATCATTTGGATGTAAACTATTTTCAGTATCAGAAAAGACATTAACACTTGGTGTAGAATAAGATGAACCAAACTTAAGTGTTGTATTAGCAATACCACCACTCAATGCACGATATTTACCAGGACTACCACGTTCTGGTGATAATAATTTCTGAACCTGCTCATAATTTCTACCTTTTGTAAAGAAGTTACCATCATCATCAGGATCTCCTGGACTTACTGGATATAAACTTCTCACAAATGCCTGATTACCAGCATTAGTATCATTTCTGTAATAAGCATTTTGACCCTGCACGATTGTAGAATCAGATATTACTACAATAGTCGATCTGTTTAACCCATTAACAAAACCAGTAAATGTCTCTTGTTCTACAGCACAAACTACCGGACCATCTTGAATTAATGAACCACCAATACACTCCTTATCTGATACTCCATCTAATATATTAAATATTTCTTGGTCTGGATCTGTATTTTCAGCTCCTGTAGGATTATTATTTGGATCACAATACTGAGTATTGTCATTCATAATGGTTCTAAATGTAGCTGGAATTATAACTTCCCGTTCGGGTGTGCCCGCAGTTGGCTCAGACCAATAATACCTCTGACCATCAGGCACTTCACCTGTCGAAGAAATTGTCTGACTAGTATTAATAACTGGCAATAAACAACCAGACATAGATAATAGCCTTGGTGTAGCTGGGAAGGTATTCCTATCAAGAAGATAGTCATGAAACTCTGTACCTGGTGCTATTAAACTACCACCAAGTCTTCCACCTGGGACACTATTTGGACCAGCAAAAATTTGTGGAGTTTGGAAATTAAGTTTAACAGTAGTTGTACTAAGTACATCACCTGATGGAACATAAAAATCTAATTGTATAGTTTCAACATTATTGGTTGTAGTTCCTGATAAAGTACGATAGTAATTATTTGGACTTATAGATACCTGATCTGTGTAAATGGTTGGATCATCTTCGTCTTGCTCTAATGACCAAGTTTCTCCTGGGAATGCCACATTCTCTGTACTATAATGTAAACCAATTATTTCATTCGGATTTTCAGAAACTCTATTAATGAATAATCTATATCCTGAACCTCTCTCAACATTAAATGTAGCAGATGCACCATCACCAGGAACATACCAACTATCTGGAGCTGCCGTATATAATGTTTCCGTTATATTATCTTCAGGACCATCAAAATATAACAGTTTAGTAGTATTGGAACCCAGTTCTATAGAAAAGAATAATCCTGTAACCGAATTTGCAGCATCTGAAACAAGATACGATACAGGTACATATAAATCATCTACTTCAGTAGATGTTGAACCATCACTAGATCCCAATCCAGCAAAAACATAACCTTCATCACAACCAACTGTAGATATATCTAAACCGACATTCTGATATTGATATATATCACCATCTCTACCATGAGACTTTCTTGAGAAAAACCCAGTCTCCTCCAGATCATCTTCAAAGTAATGAGGATTGTCAGAACGTCGAGGTTTTGTAGTTAAATTTAAACTTTCACAAATACTTCTTACATTTTGTGCTATTTCTGCATTTGTGCCATAAGTAATAACAATTTTCTTCTCCACAAAATCAGGATTTTCTGTGTCTCCCAGATTTTCAGGATCAGCATGTAACCAGTTTTTTATAACATTAAGATCTGCTGGAGTTGGCAAGCCTTGAGGATTGGCAATCCATAATACATTTACAGCGTTTGGAATTTGCTGTATTTCATCATCGCCATTACCAAGAATTACATTTTCAGTATAGGATTGCTCAAAGTCACCCCAAACTTGATTGATTTTTGATTTAGAATATGCCGAAGTAAAGGATGAATGTCCAGTCCAGCCACCTAACTGATAAACTTGTCCAGCATTGCTACAATCTTTCATAACTAAATTATTATAAAATGCGATATTTTGATCACTATTAGGAGTCGATACACCGCCCACACCAAGAGCCACTGCTGACTCAAGAGTCATATTAGCGATCAAATAAACACTACCTTTAGGGTTATTTTCATCATCAAAATATTGTTCTTTTGTTGCAGCTATTGTTTCTTCAGCTAATATTACAACTTCATTAAAATCTGATGAAGCTGTATTAACCCCCGTAGCATATAACAGACCATCCCTTACACTTCCATCAGAAGTCGTAAATGAGTCTGGATCATCAAAAGTGCCAATACCGAAGTGATTAACATTCACACCAGTAACATTAGAATTAGCGTCTTCATATACAGAAAATGCTACTTCATCAATTTGTTGTTCAGCAAATTCGCGATAAAAATATGTTTCATTGGTTGTTGATGTTCTAAAGAGTTGTTCTTCTATTAAACCTGATCCCGGATCGGTTGCGGGAATGATATAACCGCTTTCTGGAACATCTTCAGCAGCAACAAGAATAGGACGTATATCTTGATTAGGTCGATTGATTGATCCCTCTGGAGGATTATCACATTCATCTGATGGATTTGGATTTCCAAACTGAAACGGCCAGCTATTTTGGTAATACACATCAAATGCACCAACACCTGGAATAGTTTTCTCACACTTTTCAGTCCATTCAGCACGTAAATCACCGTTATGCATTTGTGGTAACCCACATCCCGCATTGAACTCATCACAAGGTTCATGTGCAAGATAATTTGGACCCAAATCGCTAGAGACATTAATCCTAATATCACCAACGCCACTTGCAAATATACTTGCGTTAGAGATCCTAGTCGATGTAGCATATGAAGGCACTTTAGATGCTACAACATTATATTTCTTATCAAATACTTGGCTCTCATTTCTAGCACCAGCTAAAGATTCATGTGCATTTCTTGCCGGATGAATACTCATTCTTGAACCAAGTTTTTCAAGAATTTTATTGACAATAACATTAGAGCCTCTATATAATCCATTTTCCTCGTAAACTGGATCATTACCAACCAGTACCAATGTTCTATCACCAAGTGCTAACCAATCTTTAATATTCTGAATAATTTCATCACTTGCAGCATCTACTTCTGGAGTAATAATAAATGCTAACCCAGCATCTTGTGGGATTTCAATATCACTAAATGCAGTTCTTGTAAACGGACGCTCAGACCCATAGAATAAATCCCATTGATCGTAGAAACCCTGATCCACTACACTTGGATGCATTGTTTTATCCAAGTTACCAAACTTATAAAACTCTACTACACGATTATGAGGATAATAGTTTCTTGATCCAAATACTCGAACAGCACCAGCATTTGTATAAGAAGCCCAAGTATTATAACTGCTTTGTCCACCATACCAAATATTATTGTCGTCAAATTCATTAAATGAATCTGTTGGAGCACCTACAGCAATAGTTTTACCACTGGATGAAACTGCTGTGCTATAACCAAGCCTAGATGTTCCGGCAAACTCATCAGGAATAAAGCCCCAAGTTCCACGATAAGGAATATTACCATAACCATAAGTGTAAATATTCTTATATAACTCAATTGGACGATTAATCCAATATGACTCATCTATTCTAAGTAAAAACTTATCAGTTGCAGATAAATCATAGTAGATTTGTTGGGCAGTTTGTGTTGAACCAGAAGCAGTTAATAGTAAATCGTATTTAGTAACTTCTTCAGTTTTATCTTGGTGAACAAGCCACGGTCGAATGTTACTAAGCATCCTTGTATGCTCAGATGGGTTTCTTTCAAATACTTCTATAGCATTTGCATCATAAGGACTACCAACTGTAATAATTTCATTTTCATCGCTAATAGAAACAGAATGCCCAAATCTTGTACTTGGTATAGAACCTAAATTAATAGCATAATCATCAATACCATTGTTAGAAAATGTTGATGTAAAATCTTTTTCCGTTTTGGATTTAATTTCTTGAACTAAGTTAAACTCATTATTTTCTTTTTCAAAGATATATACTCTACCACCAGATGCAGGAGGTATTTGGAATTGATAGGCATTACTATTAGCCCACTCTTGACCAACACCACTGGTTATAAATTTTAAGATATTTTCAGAATTTAATCGACCAGTATCCAATGTCTCATTAAGTAATTCTACTGTTGATAATACAAAGCTTGCTGAGTCACCTTTTATCGTATTAACATGACCAGCCTGTGGAGATGCATCTGATGGATCATTTACACCACTAACAAAAGAATAATCATTATAATAACTGACAAATCTATTAACAGATTCATTAAATGAAAGGGTGTATTTAGTTGATAAAGTACTGTCTTTAAATATACCAACAATTGGAGGAATTCCACTATGCGGACTTGTAGTGTTATGAGGGAACATCTCCAAGAATGCATCTTGAATTCCACTGACTATTCCATTTCTAATAACCTCTTTGCTATTTTGCTCAAGTAAATCTTGGTCATCTTCTCGTTCCATATATTGGTGTTTAAACCATTCAATATTAGAGTTAACTACGGGTTTTTCATCTCTATCATATGCTAATTGGAATACTAACAGTTTAATATCTACACGAGGTTGAAAATCTTCTCGCCAAGGAGCAGAGAAATAACGATACAAGATTTTATTCTTGTCTGCAGCATTACCAACCGCTCCAAGATTTTCATCCTTATAATTAAATTGGTCAGTAAATACCATCATACATACTGGAATACCAGATTCTGTAATAGTATCGAATGTTCTACCCCATCCAGCACCGGGAGCACCAATTACAATAGTTTCAGTATCTCCAGAAGATGCAATATCTACCGAATGACCTAACTCTCTACCTTCTTGACCAACATTCCATTTTTTGGAACCAATACTCCAATCACCCACACTTATAGCATTTGAAACTTCTCTACTAACAAAATCTCTCTTAAATCCAGATGGAAGTATTAAATGAGTGTCTAAATTCCAAGCCGCCTTTTGTCCAGGCACATCTGTATTTCTTCTATATACAAAAGCAGTTCCGGCATTGGTCATCCTATAACCAGATTCATCTGGAATATCTATAAACGGAGAGCCAACAACCATTAAGTCTTTGTGGACCGCAACTGATTTACCATAATTATCCTCTGGGTTTCTTCCGGAGTCTGGTAAAGGATATTCAATAGATGTATCTCCACTTAAAGCAGGATCGTCACCAATCAATTTAACACCAGAATAATTGATATCAGAATTTATTCCATATTCCCATTCTTCTAAATCTCTCGGAACTTTAATAGCTTCTGTATTACCAGTTTTCATTTCTAATGTAGCAAAGTAAGAATAACTAGGAACTAATTCCGTATATTTTCTTATACCATAATAATTACCACTATAACCAGCTTCAAGATTTGTATATGTCTTGTCGGCTCTCATAATACCGCCTTCGACACATTGCTCTTCACGCCAAACAACATCATCTGTTACAACAGCCGCATCGGTTACCTTATCTGGACTATTTCCCGTACAAGATCCATAACCAATTAAATCTACACCTCTAAGTTCATCATCGGCAGGTAGAGTTGCATAATCATTATCAGAAAGATCAATACCAGTACCAATATTATTATTGAACCATAACGAGTAGTCTGAACCAACACTGGCATAATTATATGTTGATAGTGGATTTGATGGACCAGCATAATTTGCAGTTGATAGATTCATAGAACCACTAGATGCGGTTGTGCTATAATTATCACCATACAATGTAAGGTTCATATCAGCATTAGTAGAAGCATAACCTGTTTCTAAATACAGGTTCATTGATGCTGTAGGATATATTGATACTAATGCCGATGTAGCTAATGTTCTTAAGTTAAGAATACCACTATTATCAGTTGGATCTGTCTGAAAATCATTCAGCACAAATACTGGCATATTAGCTTGTATAGCATCTGTGTCAGCAGTTGGACTAACAAATGCATTTAAGTTGAATATACCGCTAATCAAACCAGCAGTTTCAGTGTTTACTGCCGTTAAAGCCATTCCAACAATACTATCAATATAATTGCCAGAAACCGTTAAACCCTCTGTGTCATCTGATCCAGTAACTAAATCTGGATTACTACCATCTGTATTGACAATTGTTAATGTGTCATTTGTACCAGATGTATTACTAATCTCTGTAATGGTATATGTACCATTGTTTTCTGGATTAGCAGAATTAGCAATTGTAATTGTTCCACCAACCCGATAATTATAATCATCCTTTAAATTTAACCCTTCTGATTGAATTGTATTATTTTCATTATTGAATACAATCGTAGAAGAATCTGTACCGATAGTTATAGTTGTAGAATTTACAGTTCGGCTAACTTCAGATGTAAAGACTCCCTTACCTAAAGTATGTAGATTTACAACACCAGATTGCTCAATCGGCATTTTACCGGAAGTAGATAAAGTCAGACCAGATTCTTGAATGGTAACAAAATTATGGGTGAATAAATTTAATTCTTCTCTGCTAACCAATGTCCCACTAGTATAGAGTGGCAACCCTGAATTTTCAACCTGGATAGGACCAATAGTGTATAGTGTGAATTCACCACTAGCTGGTGATGGACCATTATAGAGAGACAACATTAGGTCTCTATCGTCTACAACATTACCACCACTCGTAGCAATATTAAGTATTCCAGAATCAGCAGTAGGATTCACATACGCATTTTCCATTCTGACATGTGCAGTGTGAATATCAATTTTGGATTCAAATGAACCACCAGACGGATATACAACATCATACTGTAAGAACATATCATCCACATCTTGTGAAAAATATTTCTCTTTAAATTCTTTTAGTGTGGCTTCAATTGGGAAAGTGGCCCATTCCTCAGATTTATCACACACATCATCATATGTAAATGTACTATCAAGTCTATGTATACCACCAGATGGTTCCAGATAATGAGTACTACGATTAATTAATCCCCAGTTAGGATTGGCAGTTTCATAATATGGTTCTTGTTTTTTGGTATACAAACTAACAATTAATTTCGGCCCAACTTGACCGCCACTCCATATAATATCGTGATTAGTAGTGTGCTCCAAAACAGTCTCTACGACTAAAGCATCATCTATAAAATTATAACCCCTTGGTATATCTTTACTGATTCGTGGATAAACAGAATAGAAATTATTAGGAGTATCACTTAAATGGAATCTTAAAAAGTCATTTTCAATCTGACTATGATATGCTACACCGCTATCAATTGTAGACGGTAAAGTTTGATCTGTTTTAGCATAATAAGGTTGACCGTCACCGAAGACTTTGAAGCTAACAAGATCTCTATTAGTTCTTTTTGTGTACTGCTTAAAAGCAAGACTAAATGGTTGATACTTGAATTCTCCCAAATCCCAATCAGTTCGGGTATCTTCATCAATATTCTGCCATAATGTATAGCCGTCATTCGATGATGTATCAGTATTATCCCACCAGAACGACCTATTATTTTCAAGGAATTTTTGAGCAGTAACTTGCTTATATGTAGGATCTGGATTAGAGTATACAACATTACCAGAATTAGAAATTCCCAATTCGGTAAGGAACATATTGAAACCAACACCAGAACCTGTTGAATTTCCAACAACAAAATTACTATCTGCAGTGTGCAACTTAAATGGTGCTACAGAACTTGCTCTCATAGTTTGCCAATTAGGCTCAAACTCATTATCGGTATACAGTTTTAAACCACTACGACCATCATCATTGTAAGTGAGAATTACACTTAATGGATACTGGTAGCCAGAACATATAGCGGGGTCTTGTACTGTATGTACAGCACCAGCATTGTCTCTAGCATAACCACGCAAGAACCCACTAGCATAACCTAAAGCGAATTCAAGATCATTGCCTGTATCCCATTTAGAGAACAAGCAACCACTCTCGAATAGATCGTATCCTACTCCAGAGACATTAGCATCTGGAGAGAATCTGGCATACATACTAAAGCCAGAATCGGGAACAATATTTATATCACCAAAGTTAATACTGGAATTATGTCCAGATATTCTAATGGCAGTGTTAAATGCATCCGCAATTTGACCAGACAATGGATGATTATGGAAATTGTTGGAACCATTTGACAATGAACTCCAGTCAATAGTTTCATAAGCACCAGTATGTCCTGGCAATTGATTAGTAAACAAAGTGGAATTTTTAAATCGCCAACCTAAGTTTTTAATTCTATATGTAGAATATGTACTTGAAATAACTCCTGTTAAATTACCAACATCAGGTATAACACTAGTACCAGTCTCTGTGTCAAAACCATAAAACCCAGATAAGAATGGATAATCTAATTGTGGATTATAGAAACCAAACCCGAATGACTGTTGGTCATACGGACCTTCAGTTAAACCATCCATACCCCGCCATCTTCTGGAATAATTGGTTTTTAATGAGGTGTTCTTAGTAGAATAAGCTTGAGGAATACCACTAATATAAGATAATGAACCATAACCAGATCCAGCATTTAAATAACTATCATTAGGCTGCATCGAGCTTGGGAAGATCTTAGGTTCTGGTCTGTCCTCAGATGTAACCTTTCTAACTTCACCACCCTCAGTCACTATTTGTAAAGCATTTTGAGGTGCATATGTAACCAACATTTCTACTTTAGAAATACTTGCACCACTTGGTAATGGATAGATATCTAAGTATAGATTCTCAAGTAATGAACTCATTCGATAATCACGAGAACGACCGAGAGTAACATTATCATCGTAAATCTTTAGTGGAATTTCATACCAAGCAAATTCCGTACTATTGACAAGCGGTCCATCAACAAGAGAATAATGATCTTCCCCAAGATTAACAAAGTGACTATTATCACCACTTACTTGGAAATAGTTTTCCCGTTGAGATAGAGATTTGGCACTAAGAGCAAGATCATCTGATCCACTAAATCCAGATGAGACAGGATAATTTCCAATAGGATTACCAGATGAAGCCTGTAAGAATCCACCAACGGCACTGGTCATGTTCAGAATACAATCGTCACTATAACCTACAACATCAAGCACATAATCCCTTGAATCAGATTGCTTTTTAGCCCTAACTCGTAGAGTTATACAATCACGATCAGCGACAAAGAAGCCATCATTGATATCATCATCTTCAATATTTAATCTATTAAAGGCACCATTTCTAATACATGTACCACCAATAGTTCCATCAAAGCCTAAATCAAATGCACCACGAGTTCTGGTTTTAAGATTATTAGGATCTGCATTATGACTCATCTTTAATGTTAATTTACCAGAGTCTGCTACACCAGATGTATGGTTCATAATAATAAAGTCTGAGTCAAGACTATTATTAATATTATGAATTAATCTCTTTGTTCCTGTAGTATTATAATTTGAGAAATTAGCATCGTCATTTGCATACCAGACACTACTTACTGTAGGATATATAGTACTATCAAAATCAACTAATGGCATTAATGTTGGTATTAATGTTCTCTGTACTTTATTACCAGTAGGACGTACTTCCGAGAAAAGATTAATAGAATCTTCAATACGTGGACCGTATTTACCACTGTTACAAATCTCAATAGCAGATATTCTAATAGTATCTGTCGGATTTAAAAATCCCTGACTCATAGTAGATAATGGAGAACCATGTAAAGCAAGATAATCATCACCACTATGTAGTGGATCTGGTATATCATAGTCTTCTTCAAAGCCAGTATCAAAACCAACACTGAAAGCATCTCCGACATCTTCACTCAATAAATTAAATGATAATGTATATTCAGTGCCATTTAACTCAGGATAAGTGTCATCCCAATTGACTTTAGGAGAACTGGAATATGTTGTAAAGTTTGCGTCACCACTCATCCCAATGTATGTAGAATCACCAGAAACCACAATGTCATTGTATTCAACAACTAAGTCACCATCTGGGTCTTCGAATTTAATATCAGTAAAAGTATACTTCGGAGGAATTTTGGCTTCGTGGGTAAATAATGGTGCTGCTGCCCGAATTCTTAATCTCGTATAATCTGGTCTTACGATGGGAGTAGTAACTTTAAATTTATAACTAAACTCACCATCTGTATGAATAGATGATGGATGAATAAATGTAGTAGAATCTGCTATTAGTGTAGAAACACCATTTTCTTTTATGCCATCTCCAGAGAATACACCCTCATCAATTGATTTATATAAATCAGAATGTGTACCACTAGAGGTGACAAAATAACTATGAGAAACATCGGCAATAGGATATAATTTTTGGGCACAGTTATAATCACCAAAATCACCAGAAAGTTTATCGGTATATTTAGCTTGTAGTTCCCCTAAACTATCAACGGACTGGGATACACTATAATCTACAGATAAGCCAGAGTTAGAAATTTCAGTAGTAGATAATAAATTTACAACGCCACTTATCTCAGCACTCAATGTAGAATTAATACTACCACTAGACTCAATATTCAAAGGATCACTTGGTATATGACCAAATGCTGTTAAGTATTCTGCTACAGGGTTTAAATAATCATCTATATGGCAGACTTGAGCGAAACAATTACCATCCGTCTGACACGACTCTAAATCTATTGCGTCAACACCATCATGTGATACTAATTCAATGTCAACCACATAATATGATGGCACTATAATTTGATTTACAGTGACTGTAAATGTTTGACTAAAGGTGAGATTATCTGAAGTGATGCTTAGATTATTATCTAATCCCGCATCTTCTACTGTTACAGTGATTGTAACTGTACCATGCTGATTTGTAACTGGTGTAAATTTTAGAGTACCCGTTGTTTGTGCGGATGTATAAGTAATAACCGGATTTGGGATTATACTTGTATCACTACTGGTAGCTGTTACCTGTAAAGCTTGAGAATCACTACCCCCAGCAGTAATTCCCGCTAAATTAACAGTTTGCTCAGGATCATTTTCCTCAATCGTGACATTAGAAATAGCATTTAATGTTGGAGGAGTGTTAAAATCAACTACTGTCACATCGAATGAACGAGCTATTGTACCAGCACCATCATCTTGTACTGTCACAGTAATAGTAGCTGTGCCAGTTTGATTAGTTACAGGGGTAAAAACCAAACTACCAGTTGTATTGTTTGAAGTGTATGTTACGGTTGGATTTGGAATTGTGCCTGTAGCACTACTTACGGCTGTTACAGTTAAAGCTTGAGTATCATCATCACCATCAGTGATACCCGTAAGAGAAACTGTTTGTGCGGAAGCATTCTTATCAACAGTCATGTCTACAAGTGGATCTAATGTCGGTAGATCATTAACCGAATTAACCGTTATTGTAAATGTACGACTAAATGTTTTGTTGTCAGTTGTTGCACTTAGATCATTATCTAACCCACCATCTGTAACCGTTACTGTAATTGTAGATGTACCACTTAATCCTAAAGTAGGAGTGAAACTTAAACTTCCGAACACATTAGGTGATGTATATGCTACAGTTGGAGTCGGAATTAATGAGGGATTACTGCTAGTAACCGTAATCTGCAACGGTTGAGTTCCCGAATCACCATCACTAATACCTGTTAAATTAACGGTTTGTGTATCAGCATCCTCATTAAGGATAATATGATCAATAGCATTTAATGTAGGAGGATTATCATCAGGATTAACAGGATCTAAAATATCATATGTATCTGAATTAACTGAGGTCCGTACATTTAGTAAATCAGCGTAAGAACTATTTAAATTTCCGCTGTTACCGCCACCACCACCTCCCCACGTAACGACTGAGCCGTCTTCTTTCAATGCCGCAAATGAATCCGGTGTTGAGAAGATCCGGACAACACCACTGCTCAGTTGTGTAGCCACGCTAACAGGGATTGCCCCTATGGCCCCAACAACTACTTGATCACCGCCCTTATCAGGATTTCCCCAAGTGACGACCGAGCCATCCGCCTTGAGTGCAGCAAATGCATGACTATTTGAGAAGATATGGATTACGGAGGTTAGTTGTGTTGCCACGCTGCCACTGGCACCGCCGCTACCTGCCTCTCCCCATGTGACAACCGAGCCATCCTCTTTTAATGCCGCAAAGGCACTTGGTGTCGAGAAGATCTGGATGACACCATTGGCGATCTGTGTGGCCACGCTGCTGCTGCTGTTGCCGCCACTCCATGACCCCCCCCAGGTGACGACCGAGCCATCCGTTTTCAACGCTGCAAAGGCACCTTCGGTGGAGAAGATCTGAGTGACACCACCGCTCCAATCCACACTACTACTGTCTCCACCATAACCTGCATTACCCCAAGTGACAACGGAGCCGTCTTCTTTCAACGCAGCAAAGGCATACCTTGTGGAAAAAATTCGAACAACACCACTACTGATCTGCGTGGCCACGCTGCTGCTGTCACCGCCACTCCCCCCCCATGTGACGACCGAACCGGCAGTGGGGCTAAGGCCCGTAGTCGTTTTCAATGCTGCAAAGGCATTGTAATTTGAAAAGATTTGGGTGACACCTTCGCTCAAGTCCACACTACTACTGTCACCGCCGTAGCCTGAATCCCCCCAGGTGACGACCGAGCCGTCTGTTTTCAACGCCGCAAAAGCAGACCGTGTCGAGAAGACTTGGCTGACACCATTGGCGATCTGTGTGGCCACGCTGTTGCTGTCACCGCCGTGACTTGCGTGACCCCAAGTTTTAACAAAACCAAATTGTGTCCCAGCGTAAGATAACGATGCAAATGCTTTTTGGGTGGAGAAGATCCGGTCCACATCTCTGATGAAGTGTACGGATGTACTGGTATGATGAGCGTCGGGGGTTGTGTCACCTGTTATAACTCTTTGAACACCACCAAACCTGTAATCCCCCCAAGTAAGAACCGTACCGTCCTCTTTTATTGCAGCAAAGGCATAAGGATTGCTGAAGATCTGGACGATGTCATTGCGATTATGTAAGGCAAGGCCGGTATGGCCAGTACCGTTGAAATACAACTGGCCTGCACCATAAGCACCTTGCCCCCAACTAACGACTGAGCCGTCCTTTTTCAATACTGAATATGCCCCGAGATTATAATCAAAAGCCGTCGAGCCTGGCACACCTCGCACAGATGTATGAATATTCGAGCCTGCTCTTTTAATCTCACTACTTATAATATCATCGGATGCAATCGTAACTTCAGCAAATTGTTTACCAGCAGCAATATCATAGTTAGCAGTGGGATCAATTCGCAACCGTACTATTTCAACCGGATCAACTAAACTATCTGCTATAGTCGGAAGCGAAAGGGGAACAACAGTTATACCTGGTGCGAAGGTGACTGTGCCAACCTGAGAACCTGTATAATCAACACCCGCTTGAGCAGTTCCAAACAGCCGATAACTTACATTCAATGTATCAGTTGTACTACCTGTTCTTTTAAATGTAAATGTTGCTGAATTAGTTTCATTAGCTTGCAAAGTAAGAGGTATATATGCTGGTAGGACTGTTCTGTAAGTTGGATTAACCGAAACAACATTAAGGGGAACAACATCAGTAATATGCATATCGCAAGTTTGAGCGAGATGACTTGGATTCCAAGCTGAGAAATTACCTGGATCATCAAGAGTAGTAGTATTACCAAGGCTATCAGTTGTGGCAAATGTCAACCTGAAAAGTTCCGCGTCTTCAGTAAGAGCATCGGTAGCAAGAGTAATTACAATTTTTTTTGCTTTTTGAGAATCTTCTATAGATGTTGAAGTAGCAGAAACACCATCAACAGTTACAGAGGCAATATCAGAAAGTGTAAATCCTCCGTTTGAACAGATCGCATCATTTGGAGAGGCCGCAATTGTAAAATCAATAGTAGTACCAATATTAACAGTACCATCATGATACAACTCTACCTCAAAAGTCTGACCCTCATTCTTTGAAAAATTGGTGAGGCAGGACTGAGCGGGGTCTGTACTAACAATATCAGATGTTACATTATTAATTCTGATTGATGTATAAGGCTTAGGAGTCTCGGAATTTACTTCAAGATAGAGATTAGAAACCTCCCAGTTATCGTTGAAAGCAGCATGATCACCAACAGTCATTTCAATGCTGTTAGAAATAGTATCAGCAGAACTTATATCTATATCTAAACCAGTAAACTCAATATAATGCCACCATGTAACTCTATCACCAACTCCCTCACCCTGTAAAGGATATACTATTGGGTCATCGCTAGTAGCTACAGGAGAACCATTAATAGTTAATTTAGCAGATTGAATTGCGGCGATTTTAGGCTCAAAAGGTGTCTCCATCTGGGCAGTGTATGGATTAGCAAACCAAACCTTTACTCGTTTGATAGATTCGCCAACGGTTTGAGGTATATTTTCAAACCCATATTTAGCAATCTTAAGATCAGCACTCTGATCACCCCCAACTAAATAAGTTCCACCACAAGAACCAGGAATATTAACACAAACATCTTCTGGATAATGACGTAGGTTTGGTGTTCCATCAGCATTCTGTGTAGCTTGAGTATAGCTACCAAATCCAGGGGTAATATCAGAGTTTAACTCTAAATTGAATGAAGCCATTTATATCCGCCCTAAACTATTGACACTGCTGAAACATTATAAACATAAGATATACCGCCAACATTAATTACTATAAATTCATCGCCAACAACAGGTGCATCATCTAAATCATTCACATTTATAAGAATACGATAAGTGGAATTTGGTTGTTCTGGCGTAGAAAGGTTTTCAATATCAAATAATAGAGAAGTAGTGGATGTAAGTGACTCGCACTTGTATATACTGGTATGCAAAACTCCACTGCCAAGTGTACCACTGGAAGATACACCAAATGTACCCGACAACTGAGCCTTGAGGAATGAGCCACTACCAGTGGGATATCCAGATGCTGCCGTCGTGCAAAAACAAGAGCTAAGATTATGTGTGTAATTCATTATATTATGCGTTTGCTCCGAATGTATGATTACCAGCTTGATTATGTTTTAGTTCTAATGGACCTCCAACACCAAGGGCATATTTTATTCCAGCAATAATTTGTTCCTGAGAAGGTTTACCGCCTACACCACCAGCACTATTACCATTAACAGTTACCTCAACTTTCTCATTTTTGCCTGCTACAGTTTTATTTAACTCATCAAGTGAAGCTTTCAAGTCTGTGTTCGACTGTTGTAGTTCTCGTTGGCTGGCTGCTATATCTGCGGAGTTATCTTTAAGACCGTCAATTAATTGTTTTTGGAATGCATCTTGCACTTCAGCGAATTTATCTAATATAGGCTGAATACCTTGAGCTTCTAATTCTGCACCAGTATTACCTAAATCACCTAATGTACGACCATTGTCAGCTAATTCTCTTCTTAAAGAAGTTTCTTCCTCTGTAGTTCCAGAGAAGACTTTTGCTTGTTGTTGTGACAGACCAGCAGTTCTGGCAGCACTAAATAATTCAGTAGACGATGTACCTTGATCTTGTAGACTCTTTAATCCAGCCCCTACAGAAGAGGCATCTAATGATCTAATTAAAGCTGTATTACCACTCTTTAATGCTGATGCCGCTGCCGACGCACTTTGGTTCTTAAAGAATGCTTCAGCATCACCTGATAACAATGCATCAATAGCACTTCGCTCAAGAGCATTTTTCTGTTTAACAATGCTCATTTCCTCTTGGATTAATTTAATTCTCTGTCGTGTAAACTGAATCAATCCATCGTTCGCCTTTTTCAACTCAGGTCGCCTGTCATCATCCCTATTCTGAAGTCCTCGTGTTTGATTTAATTCGGCACTGCGATTAGCAATATTTCTACTGGCAGCTCTAACACTTGATGTATCAGTACCAGCCAAACCAGAAACACCAGCATCTCTTAGTTGTAGACTTGCTTGTGTAGCTCTTGCCCCCAATCTATCTTGCATGTTTAATTTCGGACCACCAGCTTGTTCTATGACTCTGGCACCCTCAAGTTGGAGATCAATGGCTTTACTTTGTGCCGCCATTAATTTTTGTTCCTGTGCTCGACGCTCATTAGTTATTTTATTAATTACTTTCTGTTGCTTGATTAATGCCTCACCCAAGAGTTTCAGTGGCACTCCAGCTTTATTTGCCGCTTGAGTCAAACCTTCTACGACTTTAGATCCATCAATTTGACCATTATCTGTCGCCCCCTCAATAACCTGCTTAAGAGAACCTTGAACAATCGCGGTTACTTTTGGATCATTTATACTACTGGTAATCTTTGTTACAATACCTTCAATTGCTGCTTTAGGATCTTCCCCCCTGGTTATTTCTGGGTCAGATAACTGTTCAGATAATTGAGCACTAAAATCTAAAGCAGCACCAGAAGAAGCAACAGATCTGTCAACAGCCTGTCTACCTGCCGACCCTCTATTAATACCCAGACTATCTAATTGAGCATTAATGTTTTGACTGATCGCACCCAGAGCAGCTTTTCCAGCGTCAGCTCCACCAAAAGTAGTTGTACTTGTTTCTAATGTATTAAATGCAGCTTGTAATGCACTACTACCTGTTTCAAAAGTCGCTAAAATATTATCAACGGCAGTACCTGCTCGTGCAGTAGCACCTCCGATTCTCGCAGCATCAAGATTAACTTTGATTAATTCAGCTTGAGCAGCCGCAACTTTAAAGGCGGATTCTGCTGCTTTAATTTGAGCCTCAGTAAGTTTTCCTGAAGAGTCTGTTATTTTTTGAAGATGTGTAGCAACATCGTTTAAATCGCCACCTTGTGCGAAAGTTTCTTGAGCTATTTCGCCTGCCGCCTGTGCTCTTAATTGATTATTCTGTTTAGTTCTAGCCTGTTTTTCTTCGGTTGAAGCGTCACTCGCAAGAAATGACTTTTCCGACTCTTTTAAGGTTGATCCAAACGAGTTAGCAAATTCTGAAATACCCTTTGAGCCAGAAAGACCTTCTGAAAAATCTTGTAATTGACGAGTAGCTTTAGCAAGTTGATTTTGACTTAATTGCCCCATTGCTTCAGCGGTTTTTTTAGCAGCATCCTCAGCAAAAAAGAAAGCAGTCGCAGCACCTGCTAAAGCACCAACAAAACCACCAACCGCAGTACCTATTACAGGAACTACTGAACCAATAGCAGCACCTAACATAGCACCTTGACCAGCACCAGAAAGCATTGATCCAGCAGTTTCAGCATTTTGAGCTGATTGAGCATTAGCACGGATTCCTTCCACATCTCCTTCCTCAATTGACCCCTGTAACCTTTTATTTGCTTGTTCCGCAAAATATCCTGCCGCCTGAGTTGCAACACCCAGAGCAGCCGCGAATGCTGGCATTGCTTTAGTAGCAAAACCCATTGCCTTACCCATTCCACCACCACCACCTCGACCTCCACCTCCTTTTCTGCTCATTGCCAGTTGTTTTTCTGCTGCAATTGCTTTTGCTGTAGCTCTTTTTGCCTTAACTCTGCTTGCAGTTAATTTTTCTTGTGCCTTACGGGAAAGATTAGTGGATGTAGCGGCTTTCCTATATGCTTTCTTCTGAGCTTCATGTGCAGTAGTTAATTCTTTCGTACTTTGTTTCAAATTCGATTTAGCTTTACCTACTTTCACCAGTGACTTATGATACTGCTCAGTTGCTGCTGCGGCTTTTCTCTCAGTTTTTTCAAGATTTTCCCTAGCTTTCATCGACGCATCACCACCAAGATCTTTCCTCCCCGCTTGTTCTTTTGCAGCCTCATGTTCAACATCTTTTTCCTGCTTAGTTGTTCTAGCAGTAGCTCTAGATGTTCTAGCTTCTGCGAGTCCTTCCTTATCACTTTGGAACTTAGAAATTCCTAATATTGAACCAGTATCTCGCAATCCTTCTCTTTTCTCAGTTGTCGCGTGGAACGCTGCCGTGTCCCTTTGAGCGGCCCTTTTAAGTCTTGGAGCAGCCCTCTCTTTTTTAACTAAGTTAGCATTTGCTATTTCTTTAGCTTCTGCTGTTTGTTGCACCCGAGTAGTTGCATGTGTTTTTCTGTCTAATCCAGGTTTTCTTTTATCTATTGATTTGCTCAATTTATCACTAGCTTGTTTTTCTTTAGCTTTAGCTTCTGCATTTTCTTTAGTTCTCTGAGTACTTTGAGCTATAATAGAGTTCATTATTTGAAATTGTATAAACCCAGAAGTAACTGCTCCTGTGAGTGCATTAAAACCATCATTTAATGCAGAACCTTCTTCGCCCATTTGACCAAACATGGTCTGTAAGCCACCAGAGGCTAAAGCGAGGGCAGCAAATCCTGCACCTCCACCACCAAGCACTCCACCACCCTTGTTAAATCCAACCATACCACCTTTGTTAAATCCAACAACACCCTTTTTATTCATTGTATTAAGGCTAGAAGAACCAATCCTACTGGCGGCTTTCTTGTTAATAACAAACTCACCAGGAGTGAGGAGAGCGGGTACAGTATCAGAGCCAGAAATACCACCACCAGATGCTTTAGTTGTACGTTTAACGCCCGAAGTGCTAGTAACACCTTTTTTATCAGGTTGTTGCCTACCCTCTGCTATTAATTCTTTATTTTTTACACCTATTGCACTGAGAAACCCTTGATTGTTTATCAAGTCATCGGCTAATTGATTGGTAGCCTTCCTTTCAAACTCAGCACTTGCAATATTTTTCCCACCACTCACCTTTGCATCAATAAAATTGATACCCTTTAATGTTGAAAAAGCTTTACCAAATTTAATACCAGAAGTAAAATCAAAAGGTCTTCTAGTTTCTTTAGCTTGTTCTATAAGTGGTCTACCATCGAATACATCTATTAAATTTTCAAATATAGTACCAAGCTCACCTTGGTTTATTTTAAAATCTTTGTCAAATGATACCTTCTCCTTATCAAAATTTGTAATACCGATAGATGGAGCAAAGTTCGCTGATGCATTTTTTAAGAAATCCTTATATTCATTATTAACTGTGCTGTCAAAATCTTTTTTTGTGTCTCCAAGTCCAGCAGCTAAAGTACCAAACTTTTTCTTACCTTTAAAGGAATGTGATCCAGCTATTTTTTTCAAATCATTTAAAGGTATTTTACCTTCTTCCAGATCTTTTTTCCTAGCACTACCGCTCCCACTTATTGCTTTTAGTTGCTCAATTGTCTTACTGTTTAATGGTCCAAATCCTGTTTTTTTTCTTAATACTGATCCTTCTGATCCTTTTGTAAATAGATCAATAGATACATCTCCTGGCTTATCTTTTATATCATCAGCAACAGCCATCCCTAATTTCTTTTGGTCTTTAATCTGACCACCACCAGCATACCCGTTCATGGAAGCAAGAGTACCAGCACCAATCTTACCAACACTACTCTTCTTAATTACAAATTCACCTGGAGTCAACATGGCAGGAACCGTGTCTCTATTGCCAGTTCCAGGAACAACACCACCACGGGCAAATCCTATGGGACCACCTTGATTTTTCTTAGCAGCACCTCTACCACCAAATAATCCACCTAAACCTCCACCAGCCACACCAGCCACTAAACGACTAGCACCAAATATAGCAAGTAAGGGTAGCACATCTTTTAATGATGATAAGACTTTCGCAAGTGCCGAAGCAAAATTTAAAGCGAGACCAACAATTAATTTAAACGAAGAGCTATCTGTAAACTCCCTAATCAAGGCAAGATATTCTTGTCTTACTTTTTCAATTTGTACCGCTAAAGATTGCTGTGCCGTTGCGGCATCTTTAGCTAAAGAATCTTGACCACCCTGGGCAGTTTTTAATGCCTCCTGTGCCACAGCAAACTGCTGGATCAATGGAATCACTTTACCAATTTGTCGGAATCCACCAAGCTCTTCAGCAATACGAATGAAACGTAAATCACCTTGAGGTAGATCCGCAAATGCTTTGTTTAATGCCTCTACCGCCTTTATAGGTCCAATAAACCTTCCTTGAGCATCAGTCAATTCAACCCCAAGACTTTTCAAGAATGCTATTGTTCTTGGACGCTGAATACGAGTGAAGATTGTTCTTAAACCAGTAGCGATAGACTCGGACGACTCACGAGTCGTTGCTCTAACAGACGTGAATAAAGCAAGTAGTTCATTTAGATTACCACCAGCAGATTTAAAGACACCGCCCACACGCTGAACAACACCAATCAAGTCACCAGACTCAACAGCAAACTGACCAGCGACAGCATTGATGGCACCCAACTGACCTTCAAGAGCAGCAGCACCTTTGCCAAACTGATTAAAGATCGCAATAGCACCTTCAGCGGTTCGAGTAATATCATCGAATGTTGGTGCTAAAGCAGTTTTAGCTAATGAAGATAGTGCAATCTGTAAATCAGCAGCCTGAAAACCAGCCTGTGATAATTGTCGCGAAACGCCAATTAATGCACTAGAAGACACACCCAAGCTCGTAGAAAGATTAGTAACCTCTTTGGCCAACCCTTTGAGTTGATTAAGGGTTTTACCAGTAACCTGAGATACCTTAACTAACTCTCTCTGAAAAGCAATAGATTCATCTACAGCAGACTTAATTCGAGTAGTCAATGCACTAACGGCTCGCGTAGCAAGTGCTAAACCAGCGGCTCGTTGTGTAGCTATTTTTAGATTAGTAGCAAAAGTGGTAGCAGACTTACTAGCATTTTTTAGTTGTTTACTAACCTTACCAACTTCATTCGCAGTTTTTGCGGCACCCTTTGCGTGTATTTGCACAGAAACACCCGAAAGGTCTCGACGTATTCTATCGACAACTTGACGGGTATTTGTAGGAGCTTGTAGTTGTATCTGTGCTACTAATGAAAATTTTTCAGCCATTGACTTAAAGTCTTTCTAAATAGTTTAAGCCAAGACCTATGTATTACTATCTGATTTTACTATACTTTTACTAGATCTTGTCGCGGTAGTTTTCTTCTTAGCCTTTGGTTTAGTCTTGGATTTATACTGTATATTAGAAATGTATAAACCATCGTCACTTAATCGGTTACCTTCTTTATCTACCCATTCACCTTTATCATTAATATATTTACCATCTTCATCTATTTTTCGACCATCAATGTCAACCAATTCACCTTCTTCACCAACCAAGCTTAAAGATTCATTTGCTAACTCATGATCAGTTAACCATCTGTTTTCTGGCAAATCCTTTTCATAACTAGTGTCTAAATTATACATCATCTCTGCCAATTTAGCAGCAGCCATAAATGAGATACTATCTGAAGATTTTAGATTATAAGCATCAATATTTTTATACACTTTTTCTCCATTTTCGTAGTGCGTACAGAATGCTACTAAGTAATCAAATTTTGCATTATCGCCAATTGACTCAGCAGTATTCTCCTCAAGTTGAATTTTCTGTGCAATTAGGTCTTTTAGCTTTAGTCTTAATTGCCTGATTTGGATAGCAATAGATCTACCATCATCAAGATCTCTGATTTTTTGCTTACCATTTCCTAAATATAAATCCTTCTCAAGGGCGATAATTTGCTGGGTTAATTCATCATATTGCTTATCCTTGTCTTTAGACCATAAACCCCTATCATTCATCATTTTATGGAGTTCAGTCTTTGTTAGAATACCGTCTATTAGGCATTGATTAAATACCTTAGCACGATATCTTTCAGACATAGAGATAATTTCATTAGAGGGATTTTTAATGAAAATATTAACTTCCTTCTCTGTTCCATCCTCTTCCACGAGCGGCACTTTGATTAATTCTCTAGACATAATATTCCTTCCTTAATTAGACTTAACTGGTATATTCACTTGATATTTCAACCAAGTTACATCATACTGATTTAGTTCAGCATCTACATTTCTAGCCTGAGTATTTCCTTTGTCTAATATCTCAGACCTAACCTGCTGGTAAGTATCATACATAGTCTGTTGCTGTTCTGATAAATCCCCGTCAGACTCCCATAAAAATGAAAAATGCTCCTCAACAGAACTCAAAGCACCAATCATAGTGGTTTCCACCTTTTTCTTTAAAATCTTTGATAACCTTTCCTTTGAATTAAATTTATAGTTGTCTTCCCTGGTTTTCTTATACTCGCTCTGCTGTTTGATTAACTTGTCATATTGATCCATATTTATCTCCTAAACTTATCCTTGTATTGTTGATTCAGTTGATTTCTCATCTTCAATTGTTCGTCTGGAAAATCTTGTTGATTCAATGGACCGTCAGATTTTCGAATAGTATGTAATCTTTCTTTTTTCGTCATTGTAGCGTTTATATCATTCATACTTTCAATGCGTTCCGCATCGTTATTCGATCCAGCCATTAAAAAGATTTCTCCAGCACCTTGTGCTTTATCACTCATTCTACTCTCCAGTTCAGCTTGTGCTCTTTCTCGTTCTCGTTTCTTCTTTTGTGTTATAGTCCAACCATCTAATATATCATCATCATTAATAACATCTTCACCAGGAGCATCGGGCGATTCATAAATATTGTCATACATACGTGACCATGCCAATAAGTTTTTTTGATCTGTAGATAATTCCCTGTCTTTATTAGCGAATAAATTAAATGTATTACAGTCTTTTAACATCCAAAATGACCGCCAAGGATCTTCTCTTGCAAGCTCCCTAATAGTACTTTCTGAACATACTAAATTTTGATAACGTAACCATACATCCCTAGTGGATATATGAGAAAAATCATATGAATCTGAGCCAAGAAAGGTACATCCTTTTATTAAGAATAATGCCTTTTCCAAGAAGGCAATACCCTCACAAGTAATATCTTGATGTGAAAACTTCTTACTGGCATGTTCACCGATTTGTTGTTCACCAGCCCTTAAATATTGCCTAATTTTTTCCCTTGGGCCTTCTTGATTTCTATGATTATAAATTTCTATCTTTAGTTTTTCGACATCTTTTTTTAGTCCAGATAATTTTTCTTCATCTGCCTCAGTCCACAAATCCCTTTCCATCATCCATTCTATCATTTGATCAGAAGTTTTAATACCATCCGCTAATGATTTACTTAAGGATCTAACATACAGATCTTCAGCTTCAAACTGCTCATCGATTGTTGGTGTAACGACTTTGAGTTTAAAATTCTGACAATCTATAAAATGTTTACCAGATCTAATCCTATATACAAAAAACTCCCGCTCATGCTGCTTCATAGCGAAACCTCATAGCGGGAGTGTAACATATCATAATAAATCCTTCCTACACTAACGACACACTTGCTCCTATCCAAAATTAGCTATCGCAAGTCGTTGTGTTATTCCTTGGTAGTAAAAGCCTACCATTATTAAATTTGATTAAATCCAATATAATCACCGTGGAACTGTACATCTAAATCATTGAAGTTAGTATAACTATACGATGTACTTACATTGCCTCCAGTAGCATCGCCTCCCCCATATGAAACACTTGTCAAACGGTTTTTAGCACCTAAGTCAAATGCATGTCCACCTCGTAATTCGATAAAGATATTTTCTTCTTGGGTATTGTTACCAGAAGATACAGTACCATCCAATGCCGGATCGCCATTTTCATAAGCAAACACAAAGTCACCAGATGCTGTAATAGCTTCGATTTCACATGTTACTTCGATTGGGAAACCAGCAGGACGATAGAAAGGAGTCTTCTTACCAAGTTCGAAGATATCTTCTCGTGAGAAGTCTGTATTAATGGAGACATTCTGGACATGAATAGCATTTCCACTATCGCCCGCTACTTGACCTGCTGATACAGCAACCTGTCCATTACCAACGCCAGAGCCAGCTACACCCCTAACAGATACTGGAAAGATAGATTTATTCATCATGACATCTTCACGTCTTTGGATACCACCAGATGGTGCTCCAGGAACACCTAAAGCCAGAGGCGAATCACTTCCATCAAATTCATTGGCACCTCCGCTGATGCAAACATTATTACCAGTTAACCACTGCTTGTTATTACCAACAAGACTAACAGACTCAGTAGCAAATCCATCAACTGGAATTGTATAGCCCACACTACCAACAAACATACCAGAACAATAAACTTCTACTTCTGCTCTACCATCATTATCAGTTGCTGAACCAATATTGTTAGAACCTTCATCAAAAATACCCAATCTTAAATCGCACTGTTGTTTAGATCTGTTTGTAAGACCAGAGTTCGCTGCTGAACCCCCTGAAACGCCAGTGGTTGCCATATGATATACTAAAGGATAGCCATCAATAGCTTTTTCAATAGATACTTCAATATCTGGAGTACCTTCGATGTTTTCATAAATTTCAATTTGACCAAGTTCAAATGCTTGTTCAGGATTAAAAGTGGTGGTCATAGATACACTTTGTACACCATGTACCATACTAGCGGCACCAATACCTGTTTCGTAGTTTCCACTGTCACCAATATTACTAATGGCTACACCTTGGCAAGCGTAGAATATTCTATTGTTACTAGACATTTATAATCTCTCCTTTAAGAAAAAAGATCTTGTTATTAATTTATACACTAAAAATGCTATATATTAGTTTTAACACCCTCTGTGGTAACTCTAACTATACCACCATAAATATTACTACCAAAAGTATTAATTTCTTGAACTCTCACATTAGAAAATCTCATTTTACCACCTGGATATGTTGACACTAAATCTGGATATCTCAATGCACCAGAAATTGGAACACCTCGATAATCAAGTGGAAATCCAGAATCAGGATGACTGGAGGCTAAGTTTATAGCATTTGTATCTATTAAATGAATTGTTTTATCACTCTGTAATGATACAATATCCACTAATTTGTTTCTTGTGATAGAATCTTCCGCTAAACAATGAAAAATAATATCCGTATAGACGAATTGTCCACCACCTAATCCATATCCTTTAAATGTTCTACGAGGAACTAACTCCACAGCAATTGATGGTAATTGCATTCTCATTTCAGGAGGTAAATCCCAAGATCCATCATTAGTATTCTTAAATGTGTCATCAGGTTCTAAAGTGTCTTTTTGTATTTCTCTTAACCAAGGTATATTAGCAGCATAGGCTACATTAATCCATTTATAACTGTGTTCCACTTGTACAGTAGATCCTGTGGGAATTGCTGTGTCAAAAATAACCCTACCATTAAAATGATCGACATGATGAGCATATTCACCTGTAATATCTGAAGTTTTAAAGGCACCATCAACATAAACACCAGAAATACCTGGTTTATCATTATTATTACCAACTAAAGGACTTGGAGAATAACTTATACCACTCTGCCAAACCCAATTTTTTCTGAATCCCTCCCAAGCTTGACCAGTCACATAATGCTCATTTGAGGAAAGTCTTAATAAACTATAATCATTGCCATTAGGTGATAACTCACCAGATGTTGTATTAAAGTAGTTACCTTTTTCTAATAAAGCCCAATCAAAATATTCAACTATTCCATCTAAAATATCATTATTTAGAGTGGAATCGAATACACTATTAAAGCCTTTTAATTCTTGAAAATACTGACTCATTTTATGCCTTAAGTAACTTACTTAATAAAGTAGTTAATTGTTTCTGCCTACCAGCAAATGCCCTTGTAACAAAATTATCATCTACTGTTCCAGAATAACTTGGTTCTACTCTAAAAGAACGACCCAGTTTCATAGTTCCTCCGTCTGACCTACCACCATCACTGGGAACATACTGATAACCAGTTATAATAACCTTGTCCCCTTCGGTCAATAACCAATCTAACCAGTGAAGTTGTTGTAGTTTTTCAGTTACAACTATACCAGATGATAATGATATGAGATTCTTGAAATCCGTAGGCTGAATAGAAAAAGATATCCCACCAGAAAGATTTACTGGAGAGACAGGAGTAATACTGACAGATATAGATGCTGAAATAGCATTGATAATATCAGATATAACTATTGAAGATTGACCAGGTAGTAAACCAAATTGTGCATTTAAAGAACCATTCACGCCATCAGCATTTAAACTAATTATTTCTGGCTGTTCTAAAATCCAAGAAGGAATGACCCTTTTAATATCATTCTGAACGATTTTTGCCCTTCTTTTAATTAATAAATTACACCTACGAGCAATAGATGTATTAATTTTTTTGATGATATCATTATCACTCTCTAATAACTTAATACTTAGCATTATGATCTATCCCAAAAACACCCAAAGTATCTATTTTTTCTTAAACCCATTGGAAACGGTTCACCCGCTCTTTTAAATCTCATTTCTTGAGAATCTTTAATTCCCTTGTGAACGATAAGCTCTTTAGATTTTTTTATCTTGTCTAAATCTGTAGCAAAGAAAATTGTTTGTATACCATTTTCAGGTGTTACAATGTCTCCACCTACTTTGATCCAACTCTTGCTATCCCAATATACTTTGAGATTAATATCTTCAAGTTTCTCTACTTCTTTTATTACTTTATTTTGTCTTTTATATTGAGAAGGACCATTTCTCCTATGGGGATTTATTGACCTATTACTTGGCACATTATCATAGGTAGTAGATATTTCTTCTACCTTTTCTATATAAACCAATTGACATGTTACGCCAAAAATAGTAAATGTAGAATCTATTACATCATAGTATTTAGTAAAAACACTTTCTGGAATAGTAACTGGCATTATATTTATCCTTAAGGAAGACCACTAGCAAGACCACCATAATGTTCATCTAATCGTGTCTCTAATCTACTGATAAAAGTTCCAGAAGGAGTAAATTTATTTAAATCAGGATCTCTTTTTTCTACCTTACCAGTTGCAGGTGTTGAAACTATAATAGATCCATTCTTTATATTTATCTCAGTAGAATGAGCACCTTTCATTACATCAGACATTTATATCTCTCCAATTAGAGTAATTACTTATCTTTAGTTTTTTATTGGACATTGTATTTCCTTCCATATCTTCTATCCTAAGTAAATGCGATTTCGTGTTCACTACCGCGACCATCTTAATTAAAACCATCATCTAACCATTCAGTCCCATTACATACCATAAAGTAGTTACCGCCAACCGCTATTACGCCCTTATTATGCTGGGCAGCGGGTAAGGCAGCTTCCACTGCAGATTTGGAAGCGAATATCGGAATGGTCAGTAAACCACTAGAATTAATAATTGTGTTAACTGGTAATCCACCACTATAGGTTTCTAATGCCCCGTGGAGCGTTGCTGTGCCACTAACACTTATATCACCACTAGCAAGTAACGCTACATCTGCACCATTTGGAACGACTTCTAAGGTAGCATTTGGAGAAAGGTGACTAGCATTAACATTACCAATCGCCAAGCGTTTTGTTGATATGTCACCAACGATAGTTTCACTTATATTTAATTTATAAGAAGTAACGGTTCCACTAGGCATAAGTGTATCGCAACAAGTTGAAATCTCTAAATTGTTATTACCCGAGGTATGATATCCCGCCCGTACACCAATGAAGATATTATCAACACCACTGGAAAAGGCACCACAATCTCCACCAACCATAACATTGTGCTTACCTTTTGCTCGATAGCCAGCTCCACTACCAACAGCCAGTGTATAACTTAAGCCTTGCCCTAATCCTGATCCACCAGCATAACTTCCGGCGTATGGACCAAGAAAAGTACTAAAATCACAATTTTCTGAGGCATATCCGGCTGTGTAGCCTCCCATAAGAGAATATGTACATCCAGAAGACAGAGCACCAGCATGACTACCATATGTCGAAAGGCGAAGAGAGTCAATAGAGCGATAGCCCGCTCGTACACCAACATTGGTCATGGCTTCACCAGACGCCTGTGTGCCAGCTTCGCTGCCAACATTAACTGTACTAATTCCACTACCAAAATACCCAGCCCGCTTACCAATATTAATAGGTGGGTAGACAGACGTAACTGCTGTATAATTAGATCCAGCATCTTGGCCGATTCTAATATGGTTATCGGTGAATTTTAACAAAGTAAAGTTACCATCGACCAACACATTACCACTAATATGTACATCACCACTAGCGAGCAAGGCCACGTCTGTACCACTTGGGACTATTTCTAAAGTAGCATTAGGTGAAAGATTTGTAGCATCTACATTCCCAATAGCCAAGCGTTTTGTTGATATGTCACCAACGATAGTTTCACTTATATTTAATTTATAAGAAGTGACAGTGCCACTAGGTAAAAGTGTATCACAACAAGTCGAAATCTCTAAATTGTTATTACCAGAGGTGTGAAAACCCGCCCGTACACCAATAAAGATATTATCAACGCCACTAGAGTAAGCACCACAATCTCCACCAACCATAACATTGTGCTTACCTTTTGCTCGATAGCCAGCTCCACTACCAACAGCCAGTGTGTAACTTAGACCTTGCCCTAATCCTGATCCACCGGCATAGTAGCCAGCGTACGGACCAAGAAAAGTACTAAAATCACAATTCTCTGCAGCATACCCGGCTGTATAACCTCCCATGATAGAATACCAACACCCGGAAGACAGAGCACCAGCATGACTACCATAGTTCGAAAGGCGAAGAGAGTCAATAGATCTATAACCCGCTCGTACACCAACATTGGTCATGGCTTCACCAGACGCCTGTGTACCAGCTTGGCTACCAACATTAACTGTACTATTTCCACTGCCCAAATGCCCAGCTAGCTGACCAATATTAATAGGCCGATAACCTTCCCCTCCGCTTGGTTCGCTATAATTTAATCCAGCATTAACACCAATTCTAATATCGTTATTCCTAAAGTGTAATGTATCATCAAACGATACAATACCAGAGACTCCTAATGTACCACTAACAGTAGCATTATTAGTTACCCAAAGATCATTGCCAAGTGTGACATCCCCAGAAGCATCGACAGTACTATCAAATTGTGCCGCACCGGAAACGCCAAGTGTTCCACTCATAACAACTGGAGCATTACTTGTAAAGTATGCATCTTCATTAAAGATGGATACACCACTGATATTTAGATTACCACTTGTAGTAGTGGCACCAATAAAGTATGAATCTCCAGTAACAAACAGTTGCTTTTGAGCTGTAATATTACCATCAAAAGTGGAGTTTCCACTTGCATTAAACATACCACTGGTTGTAGCATTACCAACGGTATAGGTATCGCTATTGGAGAATACATTTCCACTGGTATTAAGCGTTCCACTGGTCGTAGAATTACCAGCGGTGTAGGTATCGCTGTTGGAGAATACATTTCCACTGGTGTTAAGCGTTCCACTGGTCGTAGAATTACCAG